TTATCATATAAGACCATTCCATCTTTACCTTTTGTATGTAAAACATATTCACATACTTCCTCTGCTTCAGGACCGTGTAATGGATCAATCATTTTAAAATATTCATCATTATTAGGAGTTAGCATATATACATTTTTGTATAAATGCACATTAATTGGTTTAGGATCTACAATAATTTTAATAGATACTTTGCTTAAGACATTCATTATTTCTTCTGTTATAATTCCTTTAGCATAATCAGATACAATAATAATGTCAGGTTCTTTTTCAATTTCTTTTTTCAATGCTATAAGAATTTTATCAAGCACAATATCTTTACAAAGTTTTATTTTTTCTCTATCTATTCTTATCATTTGATAATTATTAGATATAACTCTTTCTTTTTGAATGGTTGGAATATCATCTATTGCTAAATAATGGGAAACTTTCAACTCATCCAATTTATTTGCTATTTCAATTCCAGCTTCATCAACTCCAACTCTTGAAATACAACTTACTTTAACTCCAAGAGAAGCTAAGTTACTGATCACATTACCACTTCCTCCTAATGTGGAGTATTCATTTTTAACACAAACAACACCAACAGGAGCTTCAGGACTTATCCTATCCACATTTCCAATAACATATTTGTCCAGCATTATATCGCCAATTACTAAAATATTTAAATCTTTAATTCTTTTCTTTATTTTCATTATTCTCCCCAGTTATATCTTCAATAAATTTAACTTCGGTCACTTCAATAGTTCCTCGTAAGGATTCTCTGGTAGGGACGTCATCATCCTCTACATAAAATCTTTCAAGTTTGATAATTGGTTTGAAAATATCATCTTCTTTTCTTATAAATCCTGTATATTTGACATCAGTCGGACCAATTCCACAACAAGGTTTTATCATTCCTCTTGTTGCAAGAGCTAAAGCTGACATATATTCACCTATACCTTCTCTACTTTATAAGAAATCATTCGACAACTATCTGAATCATAGTCTGCTGTAACATTGTAAGTGGCAATTATTCCCTGATTGCCTCCGACAGGATAACCATCATCATATATTTTAATTTTGCTCGAAAGCATATTATTGTTATCGTCGTATACTGTATCGCTAATATTAAAGTTCTCTTGAACAAGACCAAGGATTCTCTTAATAAGAATAACCATTGAATCAAAGTCTTGAGAGAATACTTGAATAGTTCCCGTCTTTCCCCAAGGAAAATATACAGGATGATAAACAGCAAGCATCCATACTCCAATAACATTTGGAGTAAATGTACTTCTATAATGACCAAAACCTAACTCGGTTATTGTAACAGGAACTGTGGAAGTTACTTCATCGCCATTTTCATTGAAGATATGATATGTGAAAGCAGTGCTGTCTATTCCGGGAACTAGTGTGTCATTGACATCTGTGACTGAAAAATCATCGTGAATAGGTTCCGAAAGTTTTCCTAATATCATCATCAATTTCCTTTAACGATTACGTATTGTCATTTATAATTTGTTCTTTATATTAAATAGAACCTTCTCTGCGTCCAGGAATTATGATTTCTAAATCAGGATCTTTAGGAAACTTATCAGGCATTATCATTTTATCTTTAGGATAATTTAATTTATGAATATGAGCAACAAATTCAGTACAATAAAAATTAGTATTTCCTGATTTAAAGTCATAGTCATATCTTATTTTATAATTTGGATCATTATTAGATTTGTCTAATAAAAATCTTGCTTCTTTAATTGCTGCCTGAACAGACTCGGTTCCTTTTTTAGATCTCAATAAAGCTACATCATCACATCTTAAAAATGTAAGTATGTCTTCTTCAACAATTCCTTCTCCAAGCATATGAATTACATTATTAGGTCCTTCGTAATGAGCAGCATGTGTCCAATATCCTGGAATAAAATAAGACCCAATGTAATGACCGTACATTCTTATTAAAATATCACCTGGCTGAATTTCATTAAGGATCTTTCTCATTAAAGGACCCTTGACTTTATAACTTGCCTCCCCAAACAATATAAAGCCAGGAAATGGATACAACTTAGTATTTGCAACAAAATCAACTAAAGTCTTTTTCAATTTATATATAGAATCGCTCATTATGATTCTCCTTAGACGAATAAGAAATTTTTATCAAAGAATATATCTTTGCATTCTAATTGAGGATTTTGATCGAAACCTCTTCGATGTAAATTTTTATTAACTGCTTTAACCACACTTCTAAATTTCATTTTGTAATCATTTTTTTGAAGCATTTTAACAAGAGTGTAAGTTAAAGCTCCTTGATATCTTCCCCCAATCCACGCGTCAGCACTTGTTTGGTTTTCCTGACAACCTGAGATAAGAATGGCATTACCTTGTTTTATTGTATTGGTGAGAAATGAATTTCTTACAGTTTGTAAATCCTTTGGATTCGTCTTTGGCATTAAAAAACCAAGATGATCGTCTATGGATATCTTTGGATTTGAAAGTATATTTGATGGGGGAGGTGGACAAAATCTATTCACCCAGTCATGTTGTTCAGACTCATACTCTGAAATATAACGAGGTGAATTCCTTAACCCAGATCCTGAATGACAGCAGTCTAATACAACAACTGCATTTACTCCAACAGGAACTGACCTGAAAATTCTATTTAAATCATTATCTCTCAATGGATCATCCCAGCTAAGATCAACAGGACAAAGTATTTCATCAAGACCATCTGCCTCAGTTGTATTTGACCAATCATTTACAACTACTTGAGATCCATGTCCACTGTAATGAAAATAAATAGTATCTCCAACTTTAACATTGGATGTTAATAATTTGAGATTGCGTAGGATATTTTCTTTTGTGCACTCATGATCAGTAATAAGATTAATATTCTTTGTATCAAATCCAAACTTTTCAGAAAGGACTTTATACATCAAAACACAATCATTTACACAACCTCTCAGAGGAGTATCCGAATACTTATTAATTCCAACCAATAGAGCTTTTTTCATATAAAATATAATGTCCAGTCAACAAACTATTCTCAAGTATGTGAACTGGACATTTCCTTATATATTAAGTCATTGCTTTATAAGCATCATACTCCGCCTGAGTGTATGTTCTGCCCATTGTATTTACAAAGGTTTCGGCATATCCTGTTTGAGGATCTGAAACTCTAACAACCTCAGGACCTGTTGCGTCAGCTTCTCTAAGAATAGTTCTTTTCATCTGACCAGTTCCTTGACAATGTGCTCCAACACCAGGTGCTTCATTATTTATATTTGGACCAGTGGTTCTTTTTTCTCCTTCAAGTGACATAATTATCTCCTTAATTTTAAATTTTTAAAACATGCCTCTTTAAACAAGAGGTTGATACCAAGGATCCTGAGCTGGAATTGTTTTCATTGCAAGATATGCATCAATTTCAGCTTGAGTTAATACAAGGTCTCTTGCATCAATATCAGTATATTGATATTCTCCTGTATTAGGATCCTGAACGATAAATACTTCTGGTTGATTAATTGATTGATCATATTTCAAAATAACTGTTTTCTTTAATTGACCAATACCTGTGCAATGATTTCCAACCGCTTGTCCGCCATTGTTGATCTTTGAATTTGTAAATAATTGTTTATCTGCCATTTTAATATTCTCCTTTAAAAATGGTTATTACATTGCCATATAGGCATCCCATTCAGCTTGTGAAATTACAAGGTTGTGTGGGTTGATTTGGTTTGATACAACTCCACAATATTTGCATCTAAATTTCTTAACTTCAGGTTTGTTATTCGCTGCGTCATATTCAACAAGAATTTCGCCATTAACAAGTCCTAAATTGTCACAGTGCATACAAGAAGTTGAAACGCCTTTACTGTGTCCTGAATCACATCTATTTGTACTCATGATATTTCCTCCATGGTTTATTGTTGTGTGCAAAGGTATTTATATTTTGTTCTTCTTAATTGATAAAGAAAAGGTTTTTATTTTAAGAAGTATGTTCTAAATATATTAATTAGTGATAATTGATCAGTTGGATCAATTTTTTACTTATTTGTCTTCCTCATTGAAGACGTTTATTAATTTTATTGCTCAACTTATTTTTGAGCGAAAGCGAGAGACTTATGAAAAAGTTAGCTTCACGTAAAGTAATTCCGGATCCTGTTATTAATGCTTTATTACATGGCAGAAGGATGTGGGGTTGGGGTGCTCGATATGGCAGCGCCTGGATGGTTGATGAATTTCTTAAACAAGGTTATGCTTGTGTAGGATTTAATTTGACCGAAGTTCCTGAAATTGCAAATGCAATGATGGAAGTTAGAATGGGTGATATTATATACCTAAAGGCATTTGGTCCGTCATCAACTTCAATTTGTGTTATGGCAGTAGGTTATGTAACAAATAACCTTAAATATGAAGATGACGATCTTGGAGTTGGAGTCCGTGTAAATTGGATTTTTGATGATGAGATTTATATTCCAAGCTCTATGGGTTTTGATAAATACAGGAATAATCGCCTGGGAACTATTTATCAAGAATTCTGCCCAAAAATTCAGAGATATATCCTGGATGTAATGTTGAATCCAAATAGATATATGCCTAAAAAGAAAGTAGCATAATGTAATTAGATTGGGGAGAGCTAATGGGGGTGCCGGAGTCTAACTTAAGACTCCGGCGATCACACATGGTGGGATTACGGAGGGATTATATTTTGATTTTTTTGATGACTTTATATCCATTAAAAAATTTATTTTTAAGAGATTGGTAATGAAGACTTGAAGCTTTAATATTATTTTCTTTACACCACACAGAAAAAACTTTTGTTTTATGTATATCACCGTTTTCATCAAGTATATGAAATATAGTCCTACTCATTTTTTCAAGTTGTTCTTTAGTATGACATTTTCCATAAAAACTATTATTTTTTCCTAATTGATTTTGCTTCATCAATTTTTTTGTATGTGTTGTTCTTTTTTGTCCTCTTACTCCATCTCCAATCTTTTTCTTGTGTTCTTCTGATATATTTTTTGGACCTTTTCCTTTTCTAGATTTGCTAATATTCAATTTGTGATCTTTAGTTAATTTCTTTCCTGTATGAAGATTCTTTATTCTATTTGAAAATTCTTTTTTATATTCGTCTGATACATTTTTCCAAAATATCTTTGCATTTTTACTCATTCTTTCTATCTGATCTGGAGATCTCTTATATCCATGAGTTCCTTCTCCACCAAGAGTTAAGTTATAACCATTTGGAGATAAAGAATTATATTGTTTAATATAATGAAATTCCATTTCATCTAATTCTTCTTTACTATCACATTCACATAATATTTTCCATTCAAAATTATCACTACCATGTTTTCGTAATGAATTATAAAAATACAAATTATCTTTATTTCTCTTAGAACTATTTAGATGAAGAGTTTTTCTTTTATCTAAAGAAAATTTAGTTTGGCCAATGTAACATTTTTTAGATATTATATTGGTTGCTTTATATATTATCATTTGAAATATTTGAGTATCTCCTAATTGTCATGCAAAATAAATTTATCTTTTTGCTCATCGTATATGACATATGACATATTATGAATCCAATCACCACAATTAACATATCTAAAGTCTTTAGCTATAACAACTTTTGGTAAATGTGTATGACCCATAACTATATTTTTATAAGCTCTCTTGTAATTATCACAAGTCTCTTTCTCAACTTTCAAGACTAAATCATTGAAATAATTCTTACCTCTTTTTGATGCAATTGAATAAAACAAATCTCTAAATGGTTCTCTAATATTTATACCAATTCTTGAAAGACATTTATATAATTTATAAAACACATTTGCTACCCATGAAAAATCTCTAATGAAATGATCATTTTCATTTCCATGAATAAGTATAGTTCCATTATCCATATAAGCACATTTAGTTTTAATAATACAATTAGGAAATATATCTTTTAGTATATATCCGTCAGGGTCATGATTACCTTTTACAATTGTAATGTCAATATCAATAGCTCTCTCATTAATAACATTAATTAAATCTCTATACTCTTTTTTTATAGTTTCTACCTTTTCTTCCCATACATCAATTACATCACCAAGTATAAATATCTCCTTATATGGTTCTTTAATAATACTACTAATGACATTCTTACTACAAAATAATGGACTTCCTAAATGTAAATCTGAAAGAATCAAAGTTCTCATTATACCACCTCTTAATCGAAAACATTGTCTGGTAAAAAATTATAAAACTTACCTAAATCTCCTTCGATAGATTTGTATAATTCCTTTGGTATATCTTTACTCTTACCTGTAAAAAAGTTATGATAATCTTGATTGTATTTTATCTTATCAGACAAGTTAATAAAATGGTCAATATCTAATCGACCTGTTAAATTCTTAAGAAAATAAAATAATTTTCCATAAAATGGTTTGCATTTACTTACTCTCCTGCATAATAATTTGAATGACTTTTCAGCTTTTAATAAATAAGCATATGACATATAAAACTTAGAAGGGTCACATAATAATTTTACATTTGAATATGAAAATCCATTCAATAAATGAAAAGGAATATTTAGAACTCTATCATCTTTTTCAAGAGTTTTTCCTATTGGAGTTGACTCTCCGAAAATAGTTAATGTTTGAAAGTTGGTATATATACCCGGAGTCTTTCTCATAAGGATTTCAGTTAAAGTAAATGCATCTTCATGACTAATCTTTGTATCAATGTCTAAACCAAATATCATATTCAATTGGATAATTGGAATATACTTATTAACCATCTTCATTGTTTCATTTATATATCTTACTTTTTTAATTGGATCTGAAATTTGCAAACCCTTTAATGATTTACAACCATAAGATTTCCATGACTCCAATCCTGGAGCTACTGCAATAATATTATTTTTTTGTAATGTAATACAATTTCTTTCAGTTAATTTATGTATATTCATTTCACATATATGAGATAAGTTATCAGCATCAACCTGCTCAATAACATCCATATTATGATCAAATCTAATTCCAAAATTAGGATCATGCCATAAGACATTGAATTTCTTATTTTGTCTCTTTAAAAATAAAAGATCATTCCTTACATCACTAATTGGAAATGGTTTGAATTTTTGTTGTGAGTCTATACAAAATTCACAATCATTTACACATCCTGTACTTGATAATACTGGAACAGGTAAATTAACTGCCTTTGGAGTCTTCTTATAAACTTCTAATAAAAAATCCCATCGTTCTTTTATAGAAGGTAATGAATCAGGTTGTGTATCATTAGTTAAGTGAATACCTAAAGTATCTCTATCATTATGTGTTCTTAATAATTTTTTAATTAGATCAAAGTCACATAACCCAATAACATAATCAAAGTATTTCCTACAATCTTCAGGAAATGACCTTGCATGAGGTCCTCCAATTACAGTTGTGATTCCATGTTGTCTATATATATTAGCGATTGCATACGCAAGATAGGCATTCATCGTATATGATGAAATAAATACAATATCAACATTTAAATTTATATCATCATATAAAGTATTTAAATCAAAGCATGGATAATACCAAACTAAATTTCCAAGTCTTTCAGCATAAGATCCAATAACTTGTGGCATTATTGAATGCATTGATGAATTTGTATACTTGCTATAAAGTCCTTTATCATTTGAGAAACATGCAATATCAATTATTCCTACGATCATGGGTTGGGGGTTCCTTGTCGTGCGACTTTTAGTTATAAGTTATACTGTCTTCGCTCTATTAAGAGTTAACCAGGCAGCAAATTTCCAATCATGATTTTCTCCTCGAGTTTCAAGAACAGCTCTTACTCTCATTCCGTGTCCAATTTCTTCAACGTCAGATGTTTGCAAACATAAAAATCCACTCTTTAATAAAGGTATCCTATTAATAAATCTAAATAGAACAATCTCTGCTGCAAACATATTATATTCTCCATCTCCAAATGGAGCGGGCGCTACATTTTTAAATATGTGTTCATCTGGATCATATTCTGCATTCCAAAATGAAGGAGTTCTCTCACCAAGTTCATTTATTGGCATATATATAAGACCACAATCTAATGATGCAGTTCCAGCAAGTAAATTAATCGCTGGAACATCAAAGTAACCATCTCCAGCTGCTGGAATTACCATATAACCGCCATATAAATTAAAAAATGTATTCGATCCTAATTCAACAGTTGTAACACGTGGGACAACTTCCATACTTACCGTATCAAGTTCAGCATCACTCCATGTGATATATCCTTCATGTAAAAATGTTTTATTAGCAATCATATTAAAATCAAAATAAATATATTCTAAAGTCGCAGTACTATCAGTAGTATGCACATTTTCAAATAACGTACCGTATCCATAAGTCATACCAGGAGGATGAAATCCTAAATTATCTCCCGCTCCGGTAAAATAAGTTACTGTTCCGAAAGGTCTTGAAGATTGATGAACCCAAGGTTTATCTGCAATATCAGTTGGACCGGTTTCTTTTTGAACTACAACAAATTGTATTGCTTCTGTAATTGTTAAATCATCAGTCCCATTATTTACAATTATTTTACCAGAAGATATATGTTTAACTAAATCATCGGAGGACGATATTTCATATAATTTTTTAAGTAATGCAATATCTTTAGTTTCATGAGGAAGTAAAGTTATTGTTAAATCATTAATTGAAAGTATGGTATCTGTTGTATTCGTTATATTAATAATCATACTATTATCGCTCCTCCATATAATGGCAATGTTTGTAAAAATGCATAGCTCTGTGTTAATGGAGTTTTAAATGCTTCACCCAACACACTTTCTGAAAAATAAGTTTCAAATGAAGTAGATGTACATAAATGCTTTAATGCAATAACTTCAGATTTTTCATCATTATATGCTGTAGCATCTTTATAAATTAACACTGAAATATCTACATGACTTGGATTCAAATATGTAATACATACATTATTGATTACAACATATCCCTCTTGTAAAGTTATTCCATTGTCAAATGTAATTGTTGCTTGTAAAGGCATTTATATTCTCCTTATCTTATAAATTCTAAAGAAATCCACGATTCATCAATTATAGTTCCTGTTGTGCCTGAAGACCCCTCTTGATCTCCAAGAATTTCCACATATTCATTCGCTGAAAGATTTATTATAAATGATGCATTATTTGTTGCTTTATCATCAGTTGTATTTCTCATATATGAATAAGCGGTACCTCTATCTTCATAAGTACTGCCATCTCTTCTAACTCTAGTTCGTATTGTTGTTCTTGAATTATCAGCATTGTCAGTATTTATGCTATAAGTCAATTTATAATATCCAGCAACATCTGCATAAATTCTTGTATTATTAGATGAATTTGAATGAGAATAATAGTCATCATCCTTAACATCCTCTCCGCCCCAAGAAATAGCTTGGGGAGTTGCTTGATTGATATTCACAGATGTTGTATTATAACATTGTATTATTTTTGGAGTAAATCCTCCACTCTCATCCACAGTTATTGTAACTTTTGAAGTTGAATCTTCAGTTACAGTTATATTATCTCCTTCAAAATTTATTTCTTCAACATTTCCTACAACTAAAGAATCATCTTTGAAAATATTAGGAGCTGCCCCACTTCCTGGATCTCCTTTTTCACCTTTATCTCCCTGAGAACCTTTTGATCCTTTTAATTTAAAAATCCCTAATATAGAAGGTGGGTATGCAATAACTGGAGTTGAAGTTGATCTTAATTGGAGAGTTATATAATCATCAGCATCCAACTCAACTACAAAAATATCAGTCATGTGATGGATTTCATTTTGATAAGAATTTAAAAATCCTTCACTTGCTGGAATTACATCGCTATCATTTACTCTAACTCTTGCTTCACTCCTACGAGTTGAACCAGTTGCCATCATTTGAGATTTATAATAAACACAATATATTCCATCTTCTTCAACATATATTCGATCTGTATTTGAATTATCATGATAAATTACATCAGTGTTATTTTCAACATCTGTCTGATCAAATAAAATATCTGTAAATGTTGTTGTGCAATTATAATTTGTAGTTCTTCTTGCTTCAACCGCTGGTAATTCTTCAGGAACTCCAGATATATTTATTGTAACTGAAGATGTTGAGTCAGCTGTTACATCAACTCCACCTTCAAAATTCATAACATTTGCAAATTCAACAACCTCAGTACCATTATCATTTACTTGAATAGTTCCACCAGGAGGTCCTGGAACTCCAGAAATACCTTCCATTTTATTAATGATTAAATTAGCGTCAATCATTATATTTTCAGCAGTTGATGATGACATAACTTGCATTGTAATATAATCATTTTCAGTTAAATTAACAAAGAATGCATTAGATGCAGTCCCTTGAAAATCATTAACATCTCCAAGTTCTCCACAATTTCTATAACTTCCATTTATAACTGTCGTATCATTTATTCTAACTCTGACTTCAACTTGATCATCGAAATCAAAATGGTATCCTATTTGATATAAACCTTTTTCTTTGATCAATATTCTATCTTGATTAACATCATCATGTTCCAATACATCAGAGTATGTTTCAATGTCAGTTAAATCAAAATAAAAGTCTGTCCAAGTTAATGGAATATCTGAATATTGAGTTGATCTTCTTACTTGAACAGATGGAGATTTGGAAGGAGAACTTCCCCATTTAATTACACCATCTTCAATTCTTAAATAATTATCTCCTGAAGCTGGAACTTCAGGAACTCCGGGAATATCATCAATTGAATTAATTGTTGGCGGAGTTATAATCCAAGTATTTGTTCCATCATCACATTGTAAAACAGTTTCTCCAGTTTCTGGTTTTGGTGGGACGTCAGTGTGTTGATCAAGTGCATGAGGAGGGAGTTCTTCAAGATCTTCCCACTCTGTCTGAATTGTAATTTGTTTAATACCATCAGAAATATTTAAATCTTGAGTTCCATCATTTATTGTAATATCTCCTGATAAAACATATACTAATAAATCATCAGAACTAGATATTTCTTCTTTTTCAAATATATCAGTTAAATCTACGGAGGCAGATGAATCTATAAACTTTCCAAGGTCTTCAATTAAAATTCGACTTCCTGTATTATTAATAGCTATAATTGCCACAGTATAAACTCCGCATTTTAAGGTAAAATAAAAGTGTGGGAGCTATAATAACTCCCACATTTCACTATTTATTTTGTATAAGCATATTCAACTAATATAACAACATCATCAACTTTAGTTGCATTTACTGCATATGCTTGAAGATGATCTTCTGCAGTTAAAGTAACATTTACATCAGCTAATACTTCTTTATCAGAAGCTGTAAATTCTAATGTAGCGATTGCAGTTGTATAATTATCATTCTTATATATTTCAATATCAACAACCCCAGGATCTTTAAGCATTCCCCAAATCTTTGTAATAATTGCATTTTCGGGAATAAGAACTCCAGAATTATTACTTGCCATTCCACCAACATATACATTGAGGAATTGATTTTGAGTTTTACCTTTTCTCCCAAATACAGCTTGAGGTCTGTCAAATGACATGAATACTCCAGCAGTTGAATCATACATATACATTCTTCCATCAATGTTTTGAATATCTCCATCAGTAAGATTCGTAGTTGGAGTAACGTTAATTGGAGTTATATTAATTGCTGAAGAAGTTGATGAAGAAGAATCATATGTTACAGGTCCTGCCACATCTGTAATTGTAATTGTAGAACCATTCTCATATGCTTGCTGTAAAGTTCCTGAAAGAATATCAACGTCAGCAATTTTTACCCACTCATTTGCATTTGTATAAGTGTACATTGCTGATTTACCATCACCATCATCAGTGATAATAATAGCATCTCCCTCAGAAGGTATATGTTCAATATCCCAAGAAGCTCCGCCCCATTCAAAAACAACTTGAGCAGTCGAGTCTAAGTCAATAACTCTATCGCCAGTTGTTGGAGCACCTTGATCATCCCATGTTGCTCCATTATATTTATATAGATGATCATCATCTGTGTCTATATAAAAATCTCCAGCTGCCGGAGCAGGTGGTGGGGTTGCTGAAAATTGAATAATTCTTGCAATACCAGGATCTATCCAATGAAGACTTCCAAAGTCAGGAACATTTGTAATATTATCCCAATGAACTGAAGATTGCCCAGAAGTTCCTAATTCAGTTTGTGTATAATAATTATCACCTAAATAATCTTCAAGATAATAAATATGTACAATAGCTAAAAAGTCAGTACCATCTGCTGGACTTAAATCAGACGTCCCATCATTTATAACTAAAGTTCCAGCAGTTACAAGATCTCTAAGATCATCACTATCTGCAATATCTGTATAATCAAATTGTTCATGAAAATCTATCTGAGATGTTGCATCAACAGTGATACCCAGATCCTCAATCATGACAGGACTTGCCCCGTCATTTTTAATTATGCATGTCCACATTTGTGCCATGATATTTCCTCCATTAAAGTAATTTATTATGTTATAAGTTTTCGGAGGTTCAAATTATAAAAATTCAATGTATTCTTTGTAATTTGTTCTTATATAAAGTATGGTTCATTATATATATTAATTACTAGGAGGAGTTTTAACTAATTTTTTAAGGAGGGTAACTATTATGATATTCCAATTAACACAATATTGTGACATGGAATGTCCTCATTGTATGGGAAGTTATAATGAGGATGGAGAACATGCAACTATGGACACAGTATCTCAAATATGTAAATTTACACAATTGTATCGTCCTACCTCATTATTAATAAGTGGGGGAGAACCTACTGATCATCCTAACTTTTTAGAACTATTTGAGTATATATTATATAACACAGATGCTATGATTATTCTTACTTCAAATGGTAAGTTTTTATATAATAAAACTATCAAAGATAAACTAATTGAGTTGAATAATAAATTCTTATTTTCTATTCAGATATCAGCAATTAAGGGATTGTATAAAAGAGTTAAGTCAACAAATACTCTTTTCACTTCAATTAAGCGTAAACTCAAACTTGGATATATTTCCAATGAGTTAGCTGTAGTTGATCAATTAGGAAGAGCTAAAGGAAAGGATTGGTCAAAATATTCAACTTATGTAAGACAAGTTCCAAATTGTTTTAACTTATTATCATGTGGGTATTCAAATGATTGTACTACATTTAAAGATGTGATCACTGCAATACACACTAAAAATAATTGTAAACCTTTTATAACTGAAAAAGGTAATATTCATATAAGTGAATCTCCAGTTTGTAGACATATTGGCACAATTTGGGATGATGATAAAACTTTATATAATAACTTATATAACACAGAACCTTGTGGAAATTGTGGTGTCCCATATGAACAAGCAATAAGACGTCTCAAACTTGTATATGAACATAAAAGGAATTAAATATGATAAAATTTACAGACACTGAAACATATAAACATAATGTTGAAGTTTTGATTGCTGAAGATGAAATTATAGATGTTATGATGTATCATAATCCCGATAAAGATAAAGCATGGATAAAAATTGATACGATAAGGGATGAGTATAAATCTAAAGGAACTGCTCTTGAGCTTGGTCGTATAGCTTCATCGTTAGCTAATACACTTGATAGTAAAGGATTCATGCAATTTCCATTACTTTATCAAGCTGTTGATAATCAAGAAGTGCAAAAGATATTGGTAATGCTTCATAAAGATAATGTTTCGTTAATTGAATATTCAGGTGATAAAATTGAAATAAGATCTAAAAAGAATCCATTATATGCACATTGGGATAGGATATACATAATTGAAAATGATCCAATGTTTTCTGTAAAAGTTGAATATTTTTATAAGCAAATATGTTTAGCTATGGGGGTGGAATGACTGAAAAATGGAGTTCAAATATAGGCAAGAGGATGGAAATATTTTATTACGTAGTCAAATCTTCTATTATTGATCAAGAGATTGAAAGATTATCTAACTTTATAGGGAAACAACTTACTCCAAAATTATATACTGAGTACATTGAAAAACTCATACCCAATCTTACAAGGGAAGAGTTTTATTTATATACAGATATGCTTGGAGGAATTACCCATGAGAAAGAACTATATGAGAGATCTCAAATACTGAGAAATATAATAAAGAAACGTAATATTATTTTAACAACCATGCAATTATTAAAAGGAAAGGAAAATGAGTAGTGACATATTATTTGATGGGATGGAAGAACCTGGCGAGTTATGTTTAGATTGTATTCATTTCGATCTTTCAGATGAATGTCCAGAGACAGGTAAGAAATATAATGAAATCACTTCGACTTGTGGTTCTTATAGTATAAGCGACCAAACTCGAAAAGGTTTACAGCTTGAAATCGACGAAGACAATGACGTTAACGTTGGTATTGACCCAGACTATTATTAAAGAAAAGACAAGGAGTATTGAAAATGGCATTAAGCAAAGAACAGAGAAACAAGAAGATGTTACAAAGAATTGGTAAAGGTGTGAAGTTTTGGAGAAAGGATAAAGGTTTAAATCAAGAAGAACTTTCAAAATTAATGGCAGTCTCACGCAGTTATATAGCTAAAGTTGAAACTGCCGGAACTGGCATTTCATTCAATAAAGTTGATGAATTTGCTATTGTATTTAATCTTAGATCTTCCACATTGACAATGGGATCCCCAGATAATGGAATGTTGAATATAATTAAAGGGTTAAAAAATAAGTATGAATTAGAGCATGGTCATTATGAAAAATTATATAGACTATGTAGAGCTGGAGATGTTAAACATAGAGATGATGCTCTTGACTATCTTAATAAGATTAAATAAATGAAGAAGCTACGGGGGATTTTGTAAACACCCCCGCTTCTTTTTTGGATTCATTATTAAACATACTACTATATATATTAATAAATAGAGAAGACTTATTATCTCTACCTTTAATAGTAATCCACATTGTGTGGATAACTTTTTAATAATAACTTTAAATAAGGAAAAAATATTATGACAAAAGAAAATAGAAAAGAAAAACTTTGGGAAATGCTTAGTGATGAGTTTATCAAAGCAGATATGGAAAGACTCTCAACAGTCATAAATGTTGAATTTACAAAAGGTATTTATGAAAAATATGTCAATAACTTAATTGATATTCTGGATGATGATGAAATTAATTATATGATTTCTATGGCAGGTAATAAAGAAAATCTTAAACTTCTTAGAGGAGAGAAGATGACTGAGGCAGAATTTGATAGTTTAATGGAAGCAATAAGTTTGATTGAGAATGGTGATATAATTGTCAATCTAACTAAAAAGACCATGAAAGTATTGTGTGATATGAAACTTGAAATAAGATTATAAAACGTAATTACGTAAACTTAAAATGGAGGATATACAAATGGATTATAATAAATTAACTATGAATTTTCTGGAAAATCAAATCACTGATAGAGAACTTGAAATTATGAGTGCCATCTTTACCAGGCAGATTACAAAGATTGAATTTCAGCAATATGTTATCGGCGTAATTGAGCTTCTAACTGAAAGGGAAATGATGTTCCTGATGTCTCTTATAACTGAAGAGACTGCTAAGATTTTAGCAGAAAATGGAGGCAAAGTGGAGCTTGAGCTGGAAAGAATGGTTAACATTCTTATGGCAAACACTGTACTTGTTAAAAGTATTTCTGAAAAAGTTATAAGTGTTATGCATAGAATGAAATTGCAATTCAGACCTGTTGAAGATCAGCTCAAGATAATTAGATCTATGAGACCTGCAACGTTTACCGGCAAAGCTATTTACGATACTCCGGAAGATGCTACAATACATTAATACTCATTATGGATATTCCATAATGGGGAAGGGACTTGCGTCCCTTTTTGGTAAGTATTTTTTTATCCTTTTTCATATGGAAACACAATCCAATCTTTTGGATTAAGTTCTTTGCATTTTACATCAACACTATAATTTATATGTTTGCTATATAAGACTGCAGTGTGGACTGTTGTTCCTAATAAAGTAAAATAAGATTTAACATTATCTAGAGTTCTTCCTGAGTCAACTAAATCATCAATTATTAAAACTGAAGTATAAATTGATGTAGGAGTTTGTTCAATTTTAAGCTCATGTCTTCTTTCTGTGACATCTCCTTTATCGCTATATGAATCGACTCCAATAACCTGTATTTTAGGGTTTTCATTGTCATGACTTACTATGAGTCCAGGTAAAAACCCACCGCGTGATATGGAGATGATTGGTAGGTTATTTAACTGTTTTTCTTTAATCAACTCAGCTAATATATGACAGTCTTCGATGTACTCTTCCCAGCTAATATAATTTTTCATTATTCGCGAATTCCTTTATGCTGCTTTTTTAAGATTGCTTAGTTCACTTTCCATATCTTTTATATTACTTCTAAGAACTTTAATTCTTCCATTTAATGCTTGAGAACATGATGTTTGATCAGCATGTTTTCTTATTTTAGTACATAACTTTTCTGCTTTTCTAAGATCTATAATTCTTGCTTGTGTAGCTTTTATTTCAAATGTCAACATACATGCTGACTTAACTTTAAATGATTTACCTCTACATGCTCTTGCAGCTTTTGATGCAAGTCGACTATATGCTTTATAACTCATAGTCATTAATAGAGCAGCAGCTGCAGCACCTGAGAGTATAATAAATCCACCAGCCAATGCGGGATTTATTTTCATTTTTGCTCCTAACTCAGAAGCTCCTTTAACACTTCCCATAAGATCCATAAACATATTCTTTGGATATTTCATCTTACCAGCTATATCTTTCCACCATGAAGAGTCTTGTCGAGTCCACCAAGAACCTTGACCCGCTCCTCCAGCTCCGCCAGATCCTCCACTAGGTCTCTTTCTTGGACCAGGTCCTGGATCTCTTCCGGTTGATTTATATGTGTCATATCTTTCGCCAGCTGCTTTAAGTTTCTCAGCAGCTTCTTCAGATCTTGCATTGACTTTTGCTTTTTCAGCAGCTGACATATCTGCATATCCCGGAGTATGATCAGGATGAGCTTTGAACATAGCTTTTCTTGCTGCAGTTTTAAGTTTTTGTAATTTCTCTAACTTAGCAGCATCAACCTTTGCTTCAGTTAAATAAAAACTTTCACCATGAAGAATATCATGATTGATTGTTTCACTTAATATACTTCCTAATATTCCAACTGAAGAAACATCAGGTTCTATAAAGTCATATCCAAGAGTCTCTGAAATCATATCTAATAATATTTCAGATATACCTTCTCTATTTTCTGGGAAGGTTCCTTCAACTGTATAATATAATATTTCATAATCAGTAGCTTCATCTAATATAAATGCTTTATGATTATCATCTTTAACTGACTGCATTATAGACTCTCTTAATGAAGCAATGAAAACTAATGAGTCAGTATGTTCTTGTAATGTATATTCAATATTTTCTCCAACAAGAGTTTTCTTTCCTTTTGTAAGAGTCTTTTCATATGTCTTCCAATTATTCTTTTTGATACCAATTGAAATTCCCCATAACATTTTTACCATAGATAATATAATTACAATAGCTCCTGCCCAAACTCCAATTGCCCCAATTGCCATAGTTGTAGGAATCGTATATACTATTGCTGATAAAAATGAAAGTATTGTTGCAATAATTGAAATCAAATCACCTGTATCACCCATTTCTTTAGATATTTGTAAACTAATATCTTTAGATTGTTTATCAGTTCTTGTAACAAGTTTTGCAATAATTGGAGCTGGCATTTGAGCTAATATCCATACTAGCGAGGCAACAAATGAGATGGGTACTGCATAAGTTATCGACCTACCATAAATCATTACAACTTCCATTATACCTATATATACGGTACTAAGAAGATTAGCTACACCAAACTCAGTAACATCTGCTAAATCTTTTTTAAGTTTTGATGCAGGAGCTTTTCTTGACTTTTTAAATTCATTAAAATGATTTGTAACCATTTTATGAATTTGTCTATATTTAGGATCAGACTCCTTAGACTTAAGAAGTTCCTGTCCTTGTTTTTTCTCATCACCTGAAGGTTTTTTAACTCTTGAAAACTTTGACATAACCGCTTTAAGTTTATCAAGAATTTCTCCTTCAACTACAAACTCATATTCTGTCATGTTATCTGAGAACATACCTTCTAAGTATAAGTCAATAGGATTCATTATACATCTCCATTTAATGTCTTTAATTTAGCTTTCTCTTTTCTTAGAGACATTTCAAGAGTAAGCTTTATTTTCTTATCTTTACACTCTTTAATTTTATTTTCTAATGTAGTAATTCTTCCTTGAACTCTTTTCAACTGAACATTGAATAATATCCCTTTGTCTTCACCGCTCTCGCTAAGTGATTGAGGAGTCTTCTTAACAATTTTAAACTTAGCATGATTTTTAAGAAGTTTTTTATACTCAGATGTTGAAACCATGTTACCTCCAGGCGATTTCTAATGTAAAAACTGGATAATCAATTTGCCCAGTTACTACATCAGCAAGCACTCTAATGTGATCGTTTTGATTTATATTAACTTTCAAATTGTCAATCTTATTAAAGGAAGTTCCTGATAATTGAATTGACGTTATATCAGATCCTGAAACTGTGGATCTTATTCTAAAAATTGTATTTGCTGCTATATTTTGTGTAGTTATTGTAAGGCAGGTAATTATTCCATCTCGAGGAACTGGATAACCATTTGTTAATGCATTAACTCTGCCAGTCAATAACATCCATCTTGGTCTTTTAATTTTTTTATGATCAATGCCAAATGTATAAGTTTCTCTATCCGTACTTACGTACATTGCCCGACTTTGATCATAAAAAAAAAGAATCCCAGTATTAGGATCCTGCTTAAATCTTTGACTACTTCCAGGAATCGTATCTCTTAGCATTAAGGATCATCCTTTTTATAGATATTGCTCTTTCAACATCCTTATATAAATCATCTGTCATAAATAAAGGTTTGAATGTTGTAAAGTACATATCATTAGTCATACAATGTCTTAAAACTTTTTTACATTGTTGTAATGGATCTGTTAAAAATAAAATAGGAATTGTATTCTTTGATATATCATCCATTATTTTAATTTTGTTACTGTAATTGCAATAACTAACGCACATATCAATCATGTAAAGATCTACATTTTTAGGATGTTTATCTTTTGTATCAAAGAGAGTGCTAAAGTTTCTATAAAACTTAACTCTAAAACCCTTTTCTTCAAGACCTTGAATGATATATGGAGATGATAATTTATTATAATCTTGATATACAATTTTAAGCATATAAGTTTCCTCATAAGAGTTAAACTTAATTGCTAGGGATTTTATTTATGCATATAATTTATTCACAAACTCTGGAGCAACTTTCGCATAATGATAAGTTGTGTCTTTCAATTTAATAATTTTAGAGTTAGCATATTCTCTATAGTCTATATGAATCCACCCATTAGGAAAATACTCAGCAATTGTATTTCTATACTCAAGTTTCCCAACAATAAAATTAAAAATTTCAATTAATGTAATATTGGATTCGACTGGTTCAATATCTGCAGCTTCTCCCCTGCAATGATTACTTGTACTACTTCCACCAATTTTTACATTTAACTCTGGACAACGATAACCTGATTCAATCCTGAGTCTTCCAAACTGATTTCTTATAGGTTGTAAGACATTAACTGCTAACTTTTCAATACTTAACCAAACATTTTCATCAGTAGGAATATTATCAATTCCATGTCTTATAGCAGTCATTGATTTTACAAATTCGCCATACCTAAAGTTGGGTGCTCCAGGAATCTTATCATTCAAATTTCTCATCAGTTCCTCCCTTTATAATTATTTACTAAAGAGTCCCTCATGGTCATTGTTTTCATACAATTCGCTAAGCCTATCACCCAATAGAGTCGTTTTACCCTCTGAATATGACTTTAAGTTATGTCTCATTATTTGAAATTTCTCAACAAACTCAGATAAATTTCCTACAAGACATACCTCTGTCATGTCGGGATCATCTTTAGTTTCAAGAACAGTCATCAACTCGTCAAGAATTTCAAATAGTTCCTTGCCGTTTTTAGAGCTAAGTATTTCCAGAAACCTCTGGGATAATCTGCTTGCTTGATCTGACATTTAAGTTACTCCTTTTGACTTATTATTGCTTTTTATTAAATGTACCAGTTGGTCCATGTAATGCCCAATCATCTGGAACATTATATGTTACTTTATAATCCGCAATGAGTCTGTTAAGCTCATCGACTTTTCGTCCATGCTTTTGCTCAACAAGCTTACTTTCAGTTTCAAGATTTTGCATTTGTAATTGAGCTACTAATACTCTCAATCTATCTTCTTCACTAATTTGAATTGAAGTTACTGGAGGAACTCCACCCTCATTCGATGAAGTGAAATCATCAATATGAGGATTTTCCTCAGGTTCTAAATCAAAGTCAGGAACATCATCTCCACTTCCAATTACTTTATCAAGAAGATTCTCAGTATTTTCATCTTCCTCTTCTTCAATAACATCCTCAATGACATCTTCGGTATCATCTTTCTCTGTCATTGATATTACTTTTCCAGTGCCTTTTTCAATTGTAACTTCTTTTAATTCTTTTTTGTCATCAGGGTTTTCAAATGTTTGAGCTTCAGTTATTTTCTTTGACATATTCTCTCATTCTCCTTAATTAAAATATTATGGGGCAGCTCCAGATTGTCCAACACATCTTGGAAACCATTCAGCGCCATAATCCACAGTAACAGCACCATCACAAAATGCTGTATTTTCTGAAGTTTTATCATCAACATATTCAATATCATATCTGGTACCATTATGTGTAAGACAAGGAACCTGATTATTATCTAAATAATCTGTATTATCTCTCATTTCAGTTAATACTTCTTTTAAAACATATAACCCTTTTCCTTTTGGTGCTGTCCAAGTAAATGACATATTTATACTCCTTATACATTCGATGGGTTATAATAATGTAACCAATTATATTGGACAGATGCATGCCAATCTGTATTAGCAGATGAATTATCAGTTGAACATCCTGGATCATATGCTGCATTATCACTATTTAAAATTGTTGTGTAATTAGGTGTCCAATAAATACTGCAATATCCATAACATCCATGAAAACCCCCATTATACCCAGCATTATCAACTGATTCAGCAGTTCCACAATAAGGGACATATTGATTTATATAATTTGCAGTACATACATTATTATTATCTGTATCATCAAGAGCGTTTCTTACTTCATCAGTAGGATTATAAGGAGTTAAATATGATCCTTTTGTAACAGGTACTGATGACCAAGACCAAGAACTAAGACCAATATCTGAACGCACCGTATTTATGTTATCTTTTAATTCCTCATAATGACTTGCTTTTACTTGTTCAGCATCAGACCATACGAATGACATAAATTACTCCTTATCTTTAACATCCTTATCAGAACAACTAAAAATTGTATCAATATAATGTTTTGATAATTCAAATGATGGAGGGTTAAATGATTGATAAGTTCTTAATCTTTCTGATAGACTTTTAAATAAATGAATACAATCTCTAAATGACAAAAATCCATCTAGGAAATTTGTCAAAAATGATACTCTAATAGAAATAGATTCTAACTTCAATGTATTTTGATTATAATTATATAAAAACATTGACATACTTTTAAGAATTTTAATATCATCTTCAGACGTTTGTCTCTCTAAAGTATTGAACATTACCAAGTCAGTCATTTTAGTAAGATCAAGTTCTGTAATTACCTTATCATCATCTTCCTTTATCTTCTCATCTTTATATAATATCTCAGCACAATAAAACATCTTTTCCATAATCTCTTTTACAATAGAAGCAGACCCTTCAAAGATAGTATTTAATCTTGGTCCATTAATAAATTCAGTAATTTCAGTTTTTATTTCTTCAAATGATTGCATAATTTCTCCATTTATTTAATTACAAAAAAGTTTATCAATTTCCACCAAACTTTCACGTTTGCTATTATTTATTTTATCCAATAATGAATAAAACACTCCAACTTTCTTTAACCCTTTAACTAATGATATTATCTTAGTATGTTCTAGCATACAAACAACATCATTAGGATAAAACAAATCATATGAATTTTCAAATTGAGATCCTAAACATCCACTTCCGCATAAAGTATTAAATAATGTGCAATGATCACATTTAGGAAAATTCTTTGTTAAGCATGACTCTATTGAAATCATTAACTCAGGTTTCTTTACATCATATACTTCAAATTCAGGAAGTTTAAGTTTCCCTATTTCAAACCATTTATATGCCAATCTATGACATGGGACAATTGTCATATCTCCAAGTCTTATCATTAATGAAGATTGAATTGAACAACCTATACCTCTTACCGTAGTTGTAAATAATGTAGATAATATATTCAATCCTTTTTTAGATAAAATATAGTCAACCATTGTATCATGATCTGAATTGCATATTCTTTTATATGCAACCTCAACCAAATACTCCATAAAACTTCCAAATTCTTTTATCTCTTCCTTATTCCAATCTGAATTTCTTACCTCTAATAAATATAAAGATTTAATTGGAATATCATATTTCTTATACATATCAATATACCAATCAATATTATCTTTCCATTTATAAATATTAGATGAATGAATCATTGGATGGAAACCAGAACGTTTATTTTCTTTTACAAATTGGAATGCTCTTTCATAATATGCTTCATCTCTTATGTCTTTAATTTTCCCTTTATAGGGTCTTGATATCTCACAATGAAATCCTTCAACTGAAAGACTTATCATTATCTCTTTATCTTTAACAGCTTCTTGAATTTCATTTGTTTTCTTTTCATCAGTCAAGAATGTCCCATTGCTAGGAATTGTAACAGCTCCATACGTTTGAGAATATTCAGAGAATATATCAATTAACTCTAATCCTATTTTTCTATTTAATATCTCTCCTGAAAATAATAAGATTTGAGTCCTAACCTTATTGTCCATTAACCATTTATTAAATTCTCTTGCATTCTTTAATATATTCTCTTTCTTAAGACTTTCTTCATTATAATATTGATCGCCAAACTTATTATAATAACAATACTTACATGCTAAATTGCATTTCTTATCAATTATTAATTCAATTGAATTATAACTTTCTAATATATCCGGATCCCTTTTTCCTAAATAAGCACTTAAATGCCTCTTCCTAATTATGTCAGTTACAAGTTTGTTATTTTCTTCTTGGTAAGATTTCATTATTCGCTTTTCCTCGCATTAGATACAATTTTATTTATTAATTCAAATGCTCCATTACCAAATAATCTTATTACACTTAATGGAGTTACATGCCAAGAGGATGTTACAAAGAAATTTTCTATAGGACAATATGAACATGCATTTAAAAATATCGCCAATACTTCAGCAGCTCTTTTATCTTTGTATATAGGACTTACTTGATTAGAACTTGCACATTCCATAATCGTTGCTGTAGCAGTACAAACTCTATGAGTATAATTATCATGCAATGATCTCATGTGTAATTTCATAAATTTATGATCAAGTTTATAATATTTCTTATATACTTCAACAATCCCACTCTTTAAATAATCAACATCGTCGTTGGTATCATTATCAAGAGTTGCAATTGAGTTAACATGATCATCATATACAAAGTATAAAGGTCTGTGACATAAATGCATTCCATTCATTGTATCAATTGAAACATTAGAGTCACCAGCAGAGCATGTAAATTCTCTCTGCTTATTTGTATAATCTCTCATCCTAACTATTGAGGATGCCCATCTATCTGGGTATACTAAAACAGGAACTATATTTTTTAGTTCCTTAAATCTTCCTTCGTGTAATAATCTTGCTGTATTAGTTAAGTAATTACTGAATATTTTTCCATCGTTAGATGTATAAGCTCCTGGACATATTATGGATTCTCCTATTTGCATAGGTTTGAATTTATCTCCAATAATATCCTTAATCATTCCAGCAAAGTCATTATAATGAGAGAAGTATTCAAATGCTTTATCGTCATTGGTTAATGTCTTAAAGTTATCAATACTTCCAGTTGATTTAAAATGATAATTAAATACACATTTATGTTTGACCAATGTCTTAACAATTTTAATAGTATTCTTTATTAATATTTCATCCTTTAACCCTCTGTTTTCTTCATTAAATAATCCATCATCTGATATTTGCAAAGACAGTCCCAGTTTGTTTTCTGAGAGTGTCTTTGAAAATTTATCAAAATGTTTTGGAAATGTCATATTTGATGAAATTGAAACTTCCGTTAAATTTGGAAACAATTTTTTATACTTATCAAAGTTGTCAGAAATAATGTCTAAATGTAAAGTTGGTTCCCCGCCCCATAATGAGAGGATGGTTACTTCATCTTTATTAATTACGTCAGGGATTTTAGGATCTTCTAACCACTTCATTAGATCCTTATCCATATTCTTTATCGCTTCAGTCTTCTTAATGTAACAATATTTACATTCAAGTGTGCACTTAGCTCCACCGAATATTGATAATGCTTTGTATTCATTCATAAATCATTCGCCTTTCACTTATTATTGAGCAATGAATTTTTCGTCTATATAACTCCAACCCACTTCTGGTATTGGACTTTTATTTGTGAGATCTATAAAGTTCTCTCCAAGCTCTTCAATCCTATACCAAGATTCAATTCTATATAAATTTACAATGTTAGTGACTACATTGTCTTCAATTAAAGCATGTGGAATTAATGGCATGTCAAATTCATCATTCTCATATGTCCAACCAATTGTAGGTTGAGGAATTATGTCTGTAACGTCGATAATTGTTTTGCCTTGAGCTATCAAATTGTCAGCAACAAAAGGACTCCCAAATTCAACAACTACAACATTATTCTCTACTTGAACATATTTTGCCATATTTTATTTTCCTTATTAAGGTGCTGTGAATATTCCATCTGCATAACCCCAACCTACTTCAGGTTTTGGAATTATTTGATCAATGTTTACTAAATTATCTCCTCCAGCAATTGCAGCTTGAGCGTCAACGTCATTATATTCAACAATTGAATCAACAGCATCACTTACTATTTTCGCCCATTCATATACTGGAGCATGATAATCATTCCCATCATATGTCCAACCTGTACTTGGTTTTGGGTCTTCCTCAGTAACGTCCTGAATCTCTAAACCTTTTGCTAATAGAGCATCAAGATCAGATTGTTTATCAATTACAATTCGATTAACAACGCCATCAATTATTTGTGCATAATCTGCCATTTTAAAATCTCCTTATTTTATATTTTGTTCTTAATATAGAGTCATTAAAGTTATTCATTCCAAATTACAACACAATATCCGGGTGCTCCATTTCCTCCTGCCCAACCTCCTGATGAAGTCGAAGATCCTCCGCCGCCTCCTGCTCCGATACCCATAATTGCTGAAACACCACTCATAATATATTCTCCTTAAAAAAGATTATTTTACTTTTACCCAATGTCTTCCATCAACTTCAATTTCTTTAGTTGGAGGTCCCCATAATTTACTAGGTTCTTTCTTCTTATATAAGGCAACAATTCTTTCAGGATATTCTTTAATCATATCTCTTGACATTTCAGTAAGATCACCATTTGCATTATTCATTAATGGAGTTCCTATCGGATATTCTTTATCAACATAAGCTAATGTCCATCCTGCTACGGCAATTGGAACAGCTTTATCTTTTCTTACTCCAACTCCAAATCCAAAAGTATTTGAAGCAATACCCATAACTGCCATTTGACATTCTTTATCACAAATTTTAGCGCCTTCTGCTGTGTCATAATAACATTTGCCATGAATCTTTTTTTCATTAGGATATAATAATTGAAAGTCAGCGACATCATTCCATACAGCATTCCAAAACTTATCAGCAATAAGTTCCATATCAAGTCCAGCAGTTGTATCACTGGAAAACATAATATCAATTCCTGAAGTTGTATCTAAGATATCTCCTGTTGAAGAGTCTATTGTACATCTTCTCATTGCTGGGTAAGGTCCTGGTAATTCTCCGCCAAGTGAAAAGTAATTTTCAGATGAGAATGAGGAAGCATTTATTTGATAACCATCTCCATTATCATTTATGAAATAAATATTATTATCATCTTTGATATATATCTTACCATAACCTGAAGCAGGAGCTGCTGGATCAGTTGACCTTTCTTTTAATATAAATTCAGTTCCATCAGCTGATACATTGTTTAATGTAAATCTATCACCTGACTCATTTACAAAATAAATATTACCGTCGGTTTTTACATATAACACACCATATTCAGCTACAGAAGAAGGATCATAACCAATTCCTTTAATTTCTTGTATAGCATTTACAGTTATATTTGTCGAAGACAAATCTGTGAAGTCAGCGGTTACTCCATTTATAGTGCCTATATCAGCTTCTGTGATATAACCTCGAGTAATGTCTGCTCTAGTTAAATTATAAGTTCTCTCTGCCATTTGATTTCCTCCGGTATATATTTATTACCGTTATATTATTTTAATTTTGTTCTCTACCGAGATACTCAAAGATTATCTATACATTCATCACAAAAGAAATTCCTTCTTCTTTAAATCCTAATTTTCCTATTTGATTGCTATCTTAATTCTTTTTGCTAATGTTTTCCACCATCGTTTCCAATCTTTATGACCATACCAAATTGGAGCAGCAACTACTATTCTTAATTTTCCTTCACCTCTTCCAATATGAGCACTACATTTGGTGATTTTATCAGTTGCTTCAATTCTCTTTTCAAGTTCTTCAGAAGAATATTTACATTTTTTAGTAAATCTAAAAATTACAAAAGATACCCAATCTTTATCATGACCTTCACATGAAGATCTCATTTCGATACCTTTTATATTTTTTAAATTATTTAACCATTTATCTTCAAGATGAGCATCTACAAATATTCCATTCCAATCTTTTTCCTCATGCTGGTTAGGACATCGTCCCCTTATATGAGGACATTTCTTTTCATATACTGCTTCATATGCAGCACATGGAGCATTTGAATTTAATGTAATATGTTTATTTTCTTGTAAGTATTTAAGATATTTATTAATCATTTGTTAACTTCCTTATAATCCATAAGTTTTGTTCAGCAATTTCTTTGAAATAATCTTCACTCTTTAATAACTTTGTAAAGTAAGTCTCTAATCTTTTAACTGGAATTAAAGCTCTATGGAAACTTCCTTCTGGACCATTTCCTAATAGACTTTCATCAATCCCTCCAAAGTCTGCTTTATAAGAATATGTCTGAGCATGAGTCCAACCATTCCAAGAATCTCTAACAACTAAGTCATCACATATTAATTTTAAATTCTTAGCTGATATTCCCACTTCTTCTTTAGTTTCTCTTACAGCAGCAACAACAGGAGTCTCTTCTCCTTCAAGGGTTCCGCCAGGTATTGTTATTTTACCATCTTTAATACCTACCCATATTTTGCCGTTTTGTATAATCCAACATTCAGCTCGTTTTCGTATTATCATTATAGGTTTCCTTATTGATTTAATCCACCTTGATCATCTGCTAATCTGGCAACTTCATTATGAGGATGTGTGCCACAATAGAGACATCTCTCAACTAAATATACTGTGTTAGGATCATCACTTCTACATGATTCCATAAGAGTAAGATTGCCATCACAATGACCACATTTCTTCTTCAACATAGTATCTTCCATTATATTATTCCTTTATGATTTGGGAGACCTGCTAATTTATTTAAGCTTCTTCCAGGTCCATTAGGAAATAATTCATATAATTCTTTAAGTTTAACTCCTGTATGTTTACTAAGCACTCTAATCATTGGACCTATATGATTTTTAATATAATAGGTTCTTACAAAGTTGATTATTTTAAAATGCTCAGGAGTTAATTTTGTAATACCTTCATCTTTTGCATTATATACTACCCACTCTGGAGAATAATCATCTACAAAGAATAAATACCCAGTTGGGTTAACTCTAAATCTCTTCCCTTTAAAACTTACAGTTTTATATTTAGCAAACTTTACATCAGCTTCAACTACTCCATCATATTTTGCAATTCCCATAGTAAAGATCATCTTCATAAGATTATCATTATGGAATACAAATTTTGTATTAGACTCAAATAAATCTGATTCATGTAAACTTGTGATTTTAATAGTCTTTCCCATATTAGATGAAGATGTTCTAGCTTCAAATTCATCATATACTCTATTCTCTCTAATCAATGCACTAGTATCTCTTACTGTTTGCATAGAAGCTTTCTTATCAACACCTTTGAAATTCTTTAATGTCTTAAACAAAGGAAGTTTAAAGTATATAACAGTACCTGCTTTAATATTTAAACCAGCATTGTAAATAACTAAACCAAAATCTTTTTTTGTAGATATTAATGTCACATTCTGAGTCACAAAAGCAGTTGGATTCATATCCATTTCATTTAAATAATGCAAATATAAGTCTATCATAATTAAGCTCCAAGATTATCTATAAATTTATCTAACCACTCCATTGAAAAGTAAATAGCAATTGCAATTCCAGCTATAATTATCATAGCTGGATACCTTAACCAATCAATAAACTTATACAACTTTTTTTTCATCAAAAAAATTCTCCATCGTAATAGTCCCATTGATTACTCATACTTGAATAACTTAATGGATATTCAATTCGTCTTTTCGATGGACCTACTTCAGGATCTATAAAGGGAAGTGTTACATGCTGAAAATCAAAATCATTCACTGTCTTACAATTATGACATTTCCAAGTAATTTTTAATCTGGGAACGTTAGCATAAACTTTACATTTGCTACATATCTCTCCACTAAATATTACATTCTTGTCATTCATTTCTTTTAATTGCTCATTAGTAAATGAGAATTCTTCGATAACTTCATTAGATAAATCTTTCATAATATCCCCTTTAGTTCTGGATAAGCAATTTAGTTTTTGTTCTATAAAGAAGTTCGTACTATATATATTAATTTTTAATTAAAGTATAACGTTGTTTGTATCTTAAAGCACATAGGTGCAATTTAAAAGATTAAAAATGACAAACTATAAAAGGAGAAAATTATGAAAGCACGAATTACAATCCATAATTATAATGGAGAAATTAAAACATTAGCAGGTGAATATAAAAAAGATAATTCAACCGGTCAAGTTGAAATCATATTATCAGATTTAAAATTTTTGGGTCAGGATGAAGGAGATGAAGGAGTCCGATTAAAAAGCAATGATCATCTTGCTCAATTGTATTGGAAAAACCCTTGGACATTGCATGGTAAATGGAAATCCACAAATGGAGATTGGGATAAATTAACTGTGTCAATGAAAGATATCAAAAAGCTTCATATGAAAGATTGGTGGGGAAATGATGACTTTGCTGATATAGTAGAGACATCGTTAATTTCATATGATTCTACTAAAAATATAACAAACCTTATGTTTGATAATTCGTTCAGAGTTTCTAATACTCAATTGAATTTTATTATAAATCAAGGTCCTCATTTTGCTCCATTTATGAATAATGATAATAATCCATTTAAAGATGAAGATCTATTTGATAGGTTTAAGGATGATGATTGGAACGGATTATTTCTGGCAGATTATACAAAACCTTTGATACATACTATATCTTCATGTATTGTCCATAATGATAATGAGGAACGTTTGTTAGTATTTAATCAGAATGGACAACAGAATTCAATAAAAAATATTATATTATCTGCATTATATTTAAAACCAGAAAGTATTCCAAAGGGTACATTAGTTCCAGAAACATTTCCAAAAAAATCAAGATCATATGCATTATATAGATTTTCAATCTCAAGTGATTCAACGTCTTGTATTAGTAAAAGTCCTTGTGTAATAAATTTTAAACATAATTCAGTAGGAGTCATATTCCCAAATTGGTTTAATAAAAAGATGAAAAAAGCAGTTAAACTTGGAAAATCGGATGAATTTTTCGATGATCTTGATCATAATGCAGATGGTGATCTTTTATTTAAACAAGGAATTGTATGTGCTAAAACTACTTCAGAATTACTTGATATAAATAAATTAGTAAAAGAAAAGAATTTATGGACTGTGGTTGCTGAGGAAGATAAATGTAAAGCTACATTTTATGTGGATTATGAACAAGTTAAATCTTTATTTCGAGCACGAAGATCTCCTCTTACTCAAACCGGAAGGATGAAACATATTAAACATTGGGTTCGTACTCATCAAAGATATAAAGATGAAGATGAAGAAATTACAATTCCAAAACATCTGAGAGGGACATCTGATATTCAAATGGGATCAACTAATTTCAAACTTATAAATCCTCTAATATAATTATGGATAATAAATGCTGCTATATATATTTATTTATGATATATTTTAAATCCTTCTTTCATATTTTAATAGTTATTTGGTCGATCAGGGTTTTACTTGATTTCTAGAGTCGAGATTTTACCTGATCATTACATTTTACCGGGTGGGTCTTAAGTCTCATAAGCTTTGGACATAGGTTCGATTCCTATTACGAATGGGAAAGGGGAGGTAGGGTTTTGACAAATTTTACCTACCTCCTTCTTTTTTTGTTTATTTTTCTATTGGGTAATAACCTCCTGGCCATTCAATTGTCTCAATAGGAAAGTCTTTATTCAATTCAAGAGGACCTACAAAATATGTATGATCAGTGCATCTCTTAATAGCTCTTTCCTCATCATCATAAATACCTTCAAGAGTCCATATAATTCCGTCTTCAGTTTTGTTGATATACTTACCAACTGCAAAGAGTTTCATATCATTCCTCTTTTGATAATAATTTAATTGTTTGTATACCTAAAAAATCCTCCAATTTCATTCCTTCAAATTCTCCAGGTCCTGTTTTCTTAGGTTCAAATTGATCCCTATATATAATAAAAAGATAATCCCCATCGACAGGGTGAGGATCATCTCCGAATAACTTTTCTCTTAGAAATGATATATTACTTTGAATTTTCTTTCTTAATACTTCTGGCATTTGAGCAATTGCTTTATTAGTCCCACGGTCAATTTGATGATCTCCTGTTCGTAACTGATTTTCAGCTTCAGATGTGAAGTACATTACATAATATACTGCTTCACTTTCTTCATATGATAACCCTGACTCTTCAACTTCTTTCTTATACCTATCAACTAATTTTCGTTGATGATCAACTTTTAATATTGCATCTTTAATAAGATGGGAAGCATCTTTAAGTCCTCTTTCTGCCTCTTCTTGATCAACTTCTTTTTCAGAAATTGTTAATTCCCATCTTCGTATTTCATAATCGCTTGGTTCTTTACCAGAAGCAGCTCTTGTGGTCTTTGCATCTTCTTTTGCTTTTTCTAATTCCTTATATAGATTCTCCATTTCAAATTCAATTCTTTTAACTTTAAGAATTGCTTTCTTTTGTCCTGTTTTTGCAGCATATAAAGCATTGATACGATCTTGCATTTCCATTAAAGCTTGTCTTAATTTTTTATGAGAAGTAAAATGCTGAGAATATTGCACAGCTTGATCTTGAAAATGAGATTGAGAAATTGGAATCTCTGCTAACTCTTCCGGGTATAAGTCAGTTATTGATTTTTCCTGACCTATGATATTCATTACCTCATTTACTCCTTCTCTAACTTCTAATGGATATTCCTCTGACTTGATTAATTGTATAAACTTTGAATTAACTTTGTCATTTAAGTTTTCACTCTTCACTAAATCTCTTGTGTTTTCAGTCATGTTCTTTAATTTCTCCTATTTAATTATTCATTCCAAAATACAACACAATAACCATCACCACCATCACCGCCAGTATTACTCCAACCACAACCTCCACCGCCACCTGCTCCAATCCCACCATTGGCACCGTTTCCGCCAGCTCCTGCTCCGCCAGCTCCACCATCTTCAAGTCCAGCTCCGCCTCCGCCGCCTCCGCCACTTCCCGTTCCAGCAGATCCCCCTACAGCATACATTGAATCAGATCCTTTGGAATCTGTATGAGTTCCATTATAATATCCTTGTCCTCCACCCGAGCCTCCAATGCTCATTAAAGTAGGACCTATAATTCCTGGAATTCCTGGCAATCCATAATAATTAATTTGCCCACCACGCATTCCATAATTTGAAAATGAAGATCTAGAAGTTCCACTATTTACATCAAAATATGATATATCACTTGCTCCTCCATATCCTCCATAATACCCATAAGAACCTCTTGAATATGGAGCTGAAGCAGCAAGTCCCCCATGAGAAATAATATTTGATCCAAATAAAGAATTTCCTCCATTTGAACCTTGAAGTCCAACACCCCCACCTGCTCCGCCAGCACCAATTGTAATTGAAATTGAAGTTTCTCCTTTAAGAAAAACGGAACCTGAGATCATTTCTCCGCCTCCGCCTCCTCCCATTCCAACTGTAGTTCCTCCGTCGAAACCAGTTCCTCCGCCGCCTGCTCCAATTAAAAGTATATTACAAACTGTAACACCTGAGGGGACTGTCCAAATACCTGAAGATGAGAATATTTGTGAAGATACAAGTCCTCCGCCTCCTGCTCCAAATCCCATTATTTGAGATACTTTAATATCACTCATTTTATATTTCTCCTTAACCCATATAGGGGAATTATTGTATTGTAACTTATTTACTTTCTCTGATTAGTTATATGTAATAATATTATAAATTCTATACATATTCTTATATGGTGAGTATAGATTTTATACAAATTGAGTAACGAAGTCAACCCCATCAACTCCAGTTCCGCCATTTTTTCCAATTGAAAGATGTCCAGTTATACTTGACGTTCCTGAATTGAAAGGAAATGTCAATCTTTCAATATTTGAAAAATAAGAATATCCTCCCGCATTAAATCCATGTATAGTTGAATTAATTCCTCCACAAGCATCCGATATTGTATTATTTAAATTTCCAACATGACTTGCAGTTCCTGAGTCAAATGGAAATGACATTCTTTCAATATTTGAAACTGCCGTTGATGGGGATCCTCCCATATTAAATCCATGTTCAGAAGAATTACAACCTGAGGGATATCTACAATTAATTGTTAAATTTCCAGTTATACTTGACGTTCCTGAGTCAAAAGGAAATGTCAATCTATCAATATTTGAAAGAGTTACAAATCCTGAAAACCTATATCCAGCGGAGCAAAATCCATGTTCAGAAGAATTGAATCCAGCATAATCATATCTTTGAGCTGTTAAACTTCCAACTTGACTTGTTGTTCCAGAGTCTTGAGGAAATACAATTCTATCAATTGTTGATAAATCTGTAGAACCATTATAACCGCCACATACATATCCATATGTTGAACAATTAAAACCACTTTTAATATAACCTTTTTGACTAGAAGTATTCCCAACTTGACTTGCTGTTCCTGAGTCAAAAGGAAATTCAATTCTTTCAATATTTGACAAATAAACACCAGATGATGGATTTCCTGTAGAAGAAAACCCATATGCTGAAGAATTACAACCACTTCCTTGATATCTAGCTGAAGTTAACTTACCAACATTTGAAGAATTTCCTGAATCAAATGGGAAAGTAATTCTATCAATTCCTGAAACATAAGAACCAATATGTCCTCCAAGTATATATCCGTATTCACTTCCTTTTGCAGATCCTCCCCAAATTATTTCCCATTCACTCCCTTTCCATAACTTTATAACTTGAGAAACTGTGTGTAACCACATTTCACCTTTCTTTGGATTGACAGGTGTCTCTGTTTGTCTATATGTAATTAACGATTTTATCTGAGATAATGACATAATTTATATCTCCTAAGTTGATTTTATAATTTGTTCTTTAAAACGTAATTGTATCAATGCCAGCATTTCTCTATTAAATCCCATTCATCTTCAACTTCTTCTCTATTTAATAAATCTTCATATGCTAATAAATATATTAACCAAAGTTTTATAAAGTTAAACATGATAAACTCCTTATATAAATTGAGTTACAAAGTCTGTTTCATCAACTCCTACTGTATTTGATTTTGTCGTAGTTAAATTTCCGACTGATGAGGCAGTTCCTGAGTCAAATGGAAATAAAAATCTTTCAATTGTTGATTGATAAGGAACTGGTTGATCTTGTCTATATCCTCCCATCGAATATCCATAATTACTTGAATTTACAGTTGTATGTGAATTTTTAAGAGATACTGATAATGTTCCAACATTATTTGCGGTTCCAGAGTCAAATGGAAATGTCCATCGAGCAATAGTTGAATAAACATCTCCGCCAGTTATATATCCTCCCAGTTGATAAGAATGAGTTGACGAATTACATGCTGGAGATGAATAAGTTCCGCTTGAAGTAATAGCTAAATTTCCAACATGATTTGCTGGGCCAGAGTCAAATGGAAATGTTAATCTATTAATTGTAGTTTGACGATGATAAGATCCGTCATGATAAAATCCAGCAGAAGAAAAACCATAATTTGATGAATTAGATCCTGCATTATATGAAGTTGAAGCACTTAAATTTCCAACATTAGAACTATTTCCAGAATTGAATGGAAAAGTTATTCTGTCAATCCTTGAATGATAAGATCCTCCAGACCCTCCCATTGTAAATCCATGAATTGTTGAATTACATCCTGCTGAATGGTGTCTTGAATAACTTAATCCACCGAGTGTAGTTGAAGTCCCTGAGTCAAATGGGAAATCAATTCTATTAATTAAACTTGTAGTCGCTCCTGCATTTCCTTCCCCTCCCATTATAAAACCATATTGAGAAGAATTAGCAGCCGCTGCTCCAGTAGACTCTTGAGTCAAATTACTAACTACGGTTGAAGTTCCTGAGTCAAATGGAAACAATACTCTATCTATTGTAGAAAATCTGGATGATGAAACCCCTCCTATATCATATCCATATCTTCCGACAATACTATCATATCCTCTCACAATTCTAAATTCAGTTCCATTATATAAATAAGAAGATTTAGCGCTTGGACGATACCAAATCTCCCCTTCTTTAGGATTGCTTGGTTCTTCATCTTGATAATAATCAACTATTGACTTAACACCTGACCATTTATTTGACATTACTTATCTCCTTTTTGTCAGTATATTTTTTACATATCTCATTTAACTTAGGTAAAACACAATTGTAATTCGGAGACTCTTCACATCTACATTGTCCTAAAGACCCACTATTTAGATCTTTCCAATGAAAACAATCTTCACATGTATTATCAGTCAATAGATATCTCCTTACTTTTCTTTTATTTCAGATTTCACCTCATGAGCAATAGGTTCTCTTGTAAATAATCTATATTGTGTTAACATATTAGGAAATTGAGCATACTTTTTATTTGGATCAAACTTCCCATATATCATTTGATTGTTAAAGTCTATATGAAGACATTCAATCTTTGGATCAATATATACATTATATCCATTTTGAAAACATAATTCAGTAAAATGAGCATCCTCATTCACATCAGAATGTTTCCCTTTAGCATAACATTGAAACCAAGGTTGTCTTGCTTGCTTAAATATAGTTGTGTCTATAAGAGCAAACCCTAATCCAATTAACCAATTGCATTTAAATAAATTGCCACCTTTGAATACTCTTGTCCTATTCATATCAGTAACAATTCCTGGATGTCTCTTGTTATCAGGATCTAATTGTAAAGATGCTGAATCATCAGGATCGCCTTTCATATAATAATTACCTGATATGACACAAGGTTCATCAATATTTTCCATGTGCTCTAATAACTTAACAAGTCCAGTCTGAGGTGGCAATACATCATTATCAATAAAGAGTAAATATTGAGCTTCCCTTTTAAGAGCTTCCTGAGCACATACATTTCTTACCTCATCAACTCCCATTCCAAAAGGTCTGAATAACTCTGTCCTATAACCTCTTAATAACATAAGTTCATCAAGGTTACATGCTACAGGTTCTTTATCATCTCTCGTTGGAATACAAACTAATATAAGAGGATACTCAGGAGGGACACGCATTCTTTCAAAATGTTTAATGTCAGTATGATCCCATATGCCAGTGGAATATACAACTTCATTATCTCTTTCTCCATATATCCTCTTCCATACTTTATCCATATGTAAACATTTAATTGATGTGTCTATGAGACAAGCTTTCTTAGTCCGTTCAAATAGGTTCTGAGTGAAGAATGCGTCTTCTCCCATTGACCAATATCCATCTGGTGCTCCAAACTCCCAAAACAACGGTAATGCCACGTCCTGAGTGATTTGTTTTAAATCCAATAATGCAAATCCCATTCCACATATTTTATTAGCAGGTTGAATATGAGAAGCTGCTTCTTCATTTGCTTTAAGCTTATCTGTCTTTGGAATTATAATCTCACCTCCATCATTTTCAAATGGAGCTTCCAAAGGTTCAACCTTTTTATAATATAATGCTGAAGTTGCTGGAGCTTCCTCTTCTTTCATTAAGTTATATAATTTCATTAAAGCATTATTAGGAGCTATAACATCATCGTCTATAAAGAGTAAGTATCTTGCTCCTAATTTCAATGCTTGTTCAACAGCAAAGTTTCTTCCTTTAGTTACTTGATAACCCCATATCTCAATGATCTTATGTTTAAGTCCATTAGGGACAATGAGTCTATTCCAAGCATCTGTTAAACATATATCTTTCTCATCTCTTTTAACACAGCATATTAATAAGTCATATTTTGGATTTACTTTAGAAGGTAATAACTTATCAGCTTGCTCATACATTTTATAGACAAAGTTTAAATCTCCAGAATCCTTTGCCATATTAACTCTTAATATAAAGTCTTGGACAATTCGATATTCCCAATCAGGTAACTCTGATAATGTTTCCCATGTTGCTTGATCGAATTGACTATTCGCTCTTATTTGAATTTCAAGTTGTCTTAGCATTTTAATAAAACATGGATTACCAAAACCTACTTTTTCAGTTTTCATAGATTTATCTACCTTTTCTCTTATGGTTTTCACCAATTCTATAAACTCACTTTTTTCTCTTAATACAGGAGTTATCTTTCTATCAGTATTAAGAACTCTTTTTCGTTTCTTCTTCGGTCCTATCTTCGCTGGTCTCTTTATCATTCACAAATCTCCCATGTCTCTGTTCTTCGAATGTTAATTCAGTTTTGAATTTATCCTCATTGTCTCTTTCTTCATCATAAGGAGGAAGTCTCTTTTCAATTTTATAATGACATATTGCATTATCTAATTGATCATATAGCATATCAAAGTTTTTAATATTATCTCTATTCTCAATGACTATAAGTAATGCTTTTTCGAGATGTTCAATTGTTTGTGCCATATAGCATCCTTTCGCATTTTAATGTGTTCAAGACATTCGTTTAATAAAGATATTTCATTTTCTAATATACTAGGATATAAACTTCCTACCATATCACCTATTAATTCTTCACGTTTCTTAATATTAAACCTAACCTCTTTTTCAGTTAAGTTTTTAAATTCATCCTTATTCCAACACATTTCAATTTTATCTTTCATGAGTTCACCATTTAATTATTCGTATTTATAGTTTGTTCTTTATATAACATTACACAAACATATTATTGAAATCAGTATTATCAATTCCTCCACAATAGTTCTTTGATGCACTTATATTTCCAACAATTGAAGAAGTTCCTGAAGAAAATGGAAAGGTAAATCTCTCAACTGTAGATACTCTTACTGAAACTAATCTTCCACCACTTGAATATCCATAAGTATCTGAATTGCAACCCGCCATATTATAATTACTTTGAGATAAATTACTAAGATGACTTGCAGTTCCTGAAGCAAATGGAAATGTTATTCTATCGACTGCTGAGATTCTTCCTGGAGACCCATTTCCTCCAAATAAATAACCATGTTCAGATGAATTACATGCATTACCAGAGTTTCTTCCTATTGAAGTATTTCCTACATGACTTGCGGTTCCTGAATTGAATGGGAATGTAATTCTTTCAATATTTGTTTGATATGCTCCGGAATATCCAAAGAATGTAAAACCGTGTACAGAAGAATTACATCCTGAAACTCCTTCTGATGAAGTAGTTAAAGTCCCAACATTACTTGCAGTTCCTGAAGCAAATGGAAATAATATTCTTGATACATGAGATTGGTCTGCTCCATAACCTCCGCCTGTATTAAATCCATGCTCAGATGAATTATATGCTCCAGAAGTATTATTACTTTGAGATAAATTACCAATATGAACTGAAGATCCTGAATCGAAAGGAAATGTCAATCTATCAATTGCAGATGTATGAGCAGTTCCATAACTTCCAAATATAAATCCATAATCAGTTGAATTACAACATGCTCCTCTACAATCTGCTGCTCTTGATAAAGTCCCAACAGTTGAAGTAGTTCCTGAGTCAAAAGGAAATATAATTTTATCAACATTTGTTGAAACATTATATCCACCTGCAACTAACCCAAATCCTGGAACTGGCATTCTTATCCAAGTCCAACTTGTATTCGGACCATCATAAACTTTTAACTTATTTTCAGAAGTATCAAACCAAGATGTTCCATTTTTAGGATTTGATGGAGCAACTCCTTGAGTATATTCAGGACCCCAATTTTTAGAATCGACTGCGATTGGCATTATATAATCCTCCAATTAGTAATTATTTTTAATATCTTGTTTGCTCTTTTTCCTATTACGTTTATTATTTTGTTTAGGAGTTCCTCCAAATGTTTTAGAAGGCGGAGCTACTGGTTTTCTTATTCTCTTTATTGAATCAATTTCTTTAATCACTTTCATTTTCTTTACCTAAAGTTTAATCAAGTTTCTCAACTTAAATATCCAACCCTTTCTATAATCTTTTATTTCTTCAATAACTTCTTTTAAGTTAAGGAAGAAGTTTACATTAGAACCTTCGGCATGAGGATCATCAATAAGACCAAAGTATTCTTTACCTTTATATCTATCTTCTTGAGTGTCTCTTTTAAATCTTGTGTGTTTAGATAATCTTGCTTGAGGGTAAATCCAAAATCCATCATATATAGACTTCTTACCCATGAGTTCAATATAATCTATAAAATCATTAGCTGTAAATCGCTCTATCCAAAGACCAGCTGATATATGAACCTTTTGTCCATATAATAATCTAGCAAAGAATTTTCTTCCCCACATACTTGAATGATGTTTCCAAAATAATGATTTACTTGGTTTCTTATGTATAGGATAAGTCTTCTCAGTCCATAACCATTTCTTTCCAGTATATTTATCAAAGTTCCAAAGATTGAAATAAGCTAATTGTCCTGACTCATCTAAATTCATTTTCTTAAGTTGTGTTTTAAATTCCTTATGATGAAGCTTCCATTGTTCTTTTTTAGTAAAGTCTTTACATCTTGGACAATGACATTTATGGTCAGGTTTCCATTTACCATCCCATATTTCTTCAACTGCTGGAGTTCTCCAATTATAATGCTCAACATCAAACATTACACTTTTGACATTATAAACACTAACTAATTTTGCAACTATATTAAGTCTTGAAGAAATCCATTCTTTACTTAATGGACAAGGTGTTCGTCTAAGGTATTTTTCTCCATCATGGAAACACATTCTTTCAGGTTTATCAGCGAAGCATGTATTTAAGGTAGGTATGAGGACTATATCGACTCTATCATCTTTTGAATATTTTTCTAACATCTCTATGACTTCAAAGTAATGTCCATAGTGATCATGGGATATATCTTCTTCTAAAGAGAAGTTAGTCATGACAACTCCAATTGTATTAACACCTGCTTGAATACATCTTTCGATATAGTCATGATCTGGCCATATACAATACATTCCTATTGGATATTTTTTCATGTTATTTCTCCTGTTCTTTATTGGTTAACATAAGACCTGAATCGAAGAACTCTTTAACATCATATGATTTTTCAGATAACATATGGGTGATCTTTTTAGTAGTGAACATTAATCGAGTTGTGGCATTTTTAAGATCATTAAGTCTTTTCTCTGTTAACTTTTTAGGTTCACTTAATATATTTGAAAGTCCTAATAAAATCATAATAGGTTGATTCAGCTCATGACAATCTTTAGTAAGATTTGACAATAATCCTTGGAGTTCATATAACTTGCTTTCTTTAATTTCCAATATAGCTCTACTTACAGCTATACAAATACATTTAGATACTTCTTCTAAAAATAATACATCTTTTAAATTAAGAGCATTAACTCTCTTATCATTGATTTGTAATAGACCATAAGTAATTTCATTTTCTTTAAGAGGTATTAGGGCAACTGTCTCATAACCATATTTATTACAAATATCTCTAAACTTATCTTTATCAATTTCTTTTAATATCTTTGTAGACTCACCAGTAAAGAAACTTCCATAATCAGTTATACATGGTAAGTCAGATGAAAGTTTCCTTTGTATTATGTTACCGCACATACAATCAAGAATCGGGTCTTTATCAAACAATTTAGTCTTAGGACATAAAGACATCTCTTCTTTTATAAAGTTGTCAGGAAAACCTTTTGTTGTAAAGTATGGGTAATCATTCATATGTTTAAGTCTTAATCCAGCAACATCAACTTGCATAAAGTCTTTAATCATATGGACAATAGTCTTAATGATATCTAAAATATCATCTGAGTTATTTGCCATATCAATAATGTCTTGAATGAACTTTAATTTATCTTCAGCAGAAAAGTTGTATATATGAAATTGTGTTAATTGATTGAATAATTCTTCTTTGGTGAAAGGTTTGAATAATATTGAATTTATTCCAGATGAAAGCATTGTATTGATATCAGAGAAGAATTTATTTCCTCCTCCACTCATTATAATAACTTTAATAGATGGTTTTATTTTTTTAAGTTTCTTAGCTAAATGAACGCCATCACCATCTTGTAAATAACGATCTATAATAGCTACATCAAATGTATTATCAAATTTATCTAAAGCATCTTTTATTCCATAAGACTTTACAGACTCAAAGTTTGATAATTTAAGAAACTCGAATAATAATTTAACTATTTGTTTTTCATCATCTACTATTAATACTTTCATTGGTTTCTCCTCTCAAATCTTGGTATAACCAAACAGGAGGATCTTGAAAACCTGTTATTGATTTCTCCCCTTTATTTCTATATACAATTGTATTTCCTGCAGTTGTCTCAAATCTTCCCTCAATTATAATCTCACCCATATGAATCTTCCTATGACAATTAGGACATACTTTACATTTATTCCAAGGTTTGTCTTTTCCTCCTTTTGATAAAGAGTGTATATGATGATTGTCTATTTTTATCTTTTCTTCGCATTCCTTAAATTCGCATTTATCAATTTTCATATTATATTATTCACTCCAAAATATTATTGCTGAAATTCCTGACATTATAATTCTCCTTTATGAATTAGTTCCACCTGGATTAAATAATGAAACAAAATCAACTCCGTCAAATGATGCAGACCCTTCACAAGCATATGATAAATTTCCAACAACTGAAGAAGAACCTGAAGAAAATGGAAATGTAATCCTACTTATAAATGAATGATCTCCACTAGCATTTGATCCACCAATTGAAAATCCATGTTCAGTTGAATTATTTCCTGATAATTGATTTGCAGTAGAGTTTAAATTGCCAACATTATTTGAAGTTCCTGAGTCAAATGGAAATTCCATTCTCTCAATTGAAGATATAATTCCTCCACTATAACCTCCACAATGAAATCCATGAGTTGATGAATTAAATTGAGAACCACTTCTTCTTGAGCCACTTAAATTTCCAGTCACTGGGACAGTTCCTGAATCAAATGGAAATGTTATTCGATGTATATTTGTCGTCGCAAGAGATCCATTATAACCGCCTATTAAATATCCATGTTGAGAAGAATTACAACAATTCATTGCATGACTTCTTAATCCTGATAAATCTCCAACACGATCTGCAGTTCCTGAGTCAAATGGAAAAGTAAATCTATGAACAAATGATGCTGCAAGAGAAGGGTAACCTCCCATATTATAACCATGAATTGAAGAATTACAAGCTGCCGCATATCTTGAAATAACTGGTAAATTTCCTACATGACTTGAACTTCCTGAGTCAAATGGAAATTCAATTCTACCAATAGTTGAAATATATCCCGAACCTTGTTCTCCGCCTATTACAAATCCATAATTAGATGAATTGCATGCTCCAAAATATGCTCGACTTCCTGACAATGTTCCTATTATTGAAGCAGTCCCTGAGTCAAATGGGAAAGTCATCCTACTTATTGTTGAAGATTTATTTGGAGCTGGCCGACCTCCTGCTACATAACCATATTTATCTCCCGGTCCATATCCACCTAATACTCTTTTCCATTCAGAGTCTCCTCTTACTTTTATATCTCCTTCATCTTTATAATAATAAGAATCCCCTGTATTAGGATTGCTCGGATCGACATTTTGTTTATATTGTAATCCTTTTCTATTCTGACCTTTTATCATTGGCATAATTTTATCTCCAACTCTTAGTTAAGAAACGAACTGAAATGTATCTTTAAAAAAAATGTACCTTGTCCTATAGGAAAACCATATAGAATTTAGCACATTATTGCTTATATTTAATCTAAAGTATAATTAAATGAATTATACCATTATTCCCCTATGGGAGGACAGTATTATAGTATTTCTAACAATCGTTTTGCTGTATTTAAGAATGTCCATTGTTGAGCAAACTTTTGAGCTCTAACTCTATCCTTATATAAGTAATCTTTAGTTTGATAAGGATCTAATAAGATGCTACATATTTTAATAAACTCATTATAACATTCTTCATTATAAATTGTTTTTCCCATTGTAATAAAACCAGTTCGATTATTATCAATGACTTCATTAACAGCTCCGTCATTAATAGTAACTGGAAGACAACCTGCCGCTTGTGCCATTACATAATTAATTCCAAAAGACTCATGATAAGTCTGAGGATGAATCATTAAAGAACTTGAAGCAAACTCATATGCTAATTCTTTCATTGATACAGCATTATGTAATATACAACCTTTCGTCCTTTGTAATTCAGAGAATGCTTGCTCATAATCTCTATCGCCTTGAGTGTCTCCATATATATTCATTGAAGAAAATATATGAAACTCTAAGTCATCTCTTTTAGTTTCATGACATATGTCTTTATATAAGTCAGCTAATACATCAATTCCTTTATATGGTATTGAAGCAAAGATTAACTTATTATCTTTTCTTTCAGTATATCCTGAAAATAGAAAGGGGTCGATAGAGTTGCCTATTACAGCAAATTTATCTTTATCAACCCCATAATATTTTGATAATGTTTCCTTTTGCCATTCACTTACACATAATATCTTTTCAATCCTATCAACAACTTTAGGATTCACTAACCAATATAATATATGATCTTGGTCATAAGCATCATGTGTATAATAAAAGATTCTCTTATCTGACATAAATACTTCTTCAGGTAAACACCTATTTAATATAACAATGTCTGACTCTGGTAATATCTGAGGAAGGTTATTTACGTTATGCAATAACCTATTAAAACTCTGATTAGGCACGTTTATTTGAGAATTGGTTAACAATATAACCGACTCATTATTTTCTGCCAGTCCTTGCGATAATAGAAGGAATGAAGTCTCACTTCCTCCTAAAGGTTCTTCATAAGGAGTTGTTAAATTAAACGGTTGCCCTTTATCAATCATTAAGATTTTTCTTGGATTCATTATTCACCTATTCGCGTATTATAAATTGTTTAATCAAATAAACCATTAAAGTCAGTTGTGTCTACTGGAGCACCGTATGACTTATTAGTAGTTAAATTTCCAATTACTAAACTTATTCCTGAATCAAATGGAAAAATAAACTTTTCAACGATAGACGTTAGTGATTCATTCCCTCCCATAAAATATCCGTGAGATGATGAATTTACTCCAGCACCTGATATTTTACTTGTAGATAAATTTCCAACATTTGAAGAAGTTCCTGAATTGAATGGAAACATAATTCTATTTATATGTGAATGAGCAACTCCAGCATTAAATACTCCCATTGCATATCCATATTCTGAAGAATTACAACCCATTGGATTAGAACCACTGTGAGCCATATTTCCAACATGTGATGATATTCCAGATGAAAAAGGAAAATCAATTCTCATAATTCTAGATGAATATGCAACTCCATTATATCCTGCTAAAGTATATCCTCTTATAGATGAATTTACTTGAGCAGTATTTGCAGCTGCTGAATAATTTAAATTCCCAACAACTGATGAAGTTCCTGAAGAAAAAGGAAAAATAATTCTATTTATATTAGAAGTATATAATCCACCTCCCGGAGCTCCTCCCATTGTAAAACCATGTTGAGATGAATTACAACCTCCGATTGAATAAAATGTTGATGATAAATTCCCAACATTTGAAGAATTTCCTGAATCAAATGGAAAAGTAAATCTTTCAATAGTTGAAGTCAATGTCGGACCCGCTCCTGTTTGACCACCCATCACAAATCCATACTGACTTGAATTACAACCTGCGCAATTGCCGGGAGAATCATTTAAATTTCCAATTATTGTAGAAGTTCCTGAATCGAAAGGAAATTGAATTCTATCAATAGATGATACATAATTTGTGCCACCACAATTATACCCAAATCCTTTTCCATCAATTATAACTTTCCATCTATTTTCATTATCATCCCATACTCTTCCATATTCAAGAATTGTGTCAAACCAAGTGTCTCCTCCTGTTATATTTCCGGAAGGAGCTTCTGCTTGAATATGTGTATAACCTTTTACTTTCTTTGGTATATTAATTGCCATATTATTAAGCTCCTTATATTAAACAAACATTGAAACAAAGTCTGTATTATCAATTCCACTTTGTTCGCTTGAAGTAGTATTTAAATTTCCTACATTTGAAGCGGTGCCTGAAGCAAATGGAAAAAGTATTCTTTGAATATAAGAAAAATAAACACTTCCATAACCGCCAATACAATAACCATAATTAGTTGAATTAACTACGGCATGTGTATAATTTGTGCCAATTAAGTTTCCAACTGCCGAAGCGGTGCCAGAGTCTAATGGGAAAGCAAATCTATCAATTGTAGATATTCTTGAACCATTTATGGCGCCAGAAATATTAAAACCATGATTAGATGAGTTACAACATTGATTCCAATATCGCTTTCCTGATAAATTTCCAGTATGACTTGCGGTTCCTGAAGAAAATGGAAATGTAATTCTATCAATTGTAGATGCGTAAGCGGTATCTTGATATGCTCCAACTGAATAACCATGGAGTGAAGAATTACATCCTCCCTGAGTATCAGTTGTAGTTGATAAATTTCCAACTGTTGCAGCGGTTCCACTCGTAAAAGGAAATATAATTCTTTGAATTGTTGAAACAAGAACACTTCCAGTATAACCGCCCATATTAAAACCATGGGTTGAGGAATTACAACCTGCCGGAGCGTTTACTGACGATGATAAAGTCCCAGCAGTTGTAGCGGTACCAGAGTCAAATGGAAATTCAAATGATCGAATTGCATTTTGACTAACAGATCCATTCGTTCCACCCATGACATAACCATAAGTTGAATCATTAACTCCAGCAGCATCTCTTAATGTTGAATTTAAATTTCCAACATAATCTGCCGTACCGGAGTCAAATGGAAATGTAATTCTTTGAATTGATGAAACTGGCCCAACGTTTCCACCAACTGAAAATCCCTGACTATAAGTAGGAGTATAATTTATAAATTCTCCATCATAATAATAATATACTTGTCCATCATCTGCGGAAAACCAGCAATCTCTCTCATTAGGATTTGCTGGTTCATCAGCTTGTCTAAAAGTATTTCCTTTTGTTTTTGACCTATTTTCACCTGAAGTTACCCAAAAAGGTCTTGAGGGAATTGGCATAATAATACCTCCCTATTTATTACCCATTATATTCAACAGCTTTTACAGCAGCTTTATCAGCAGCAGCGTCGACATTTACACAAGCTGTATAATAACCGGTTAATATAGTTTGCAAATTAGTAACCATGCTATCAAGAGATGCAACACAAGAAGCTTGATCATAAATTGCTTTGAGAGTTGTCATATTTGCATCGACTGCTGCTTTTGTTGGAGCATCAAGATCAGGATAATGTCCATTCAATAATGTAACGACTCTACAAACATCTGCGATAAGGTCATTATAATCATCAAATTGTTTTTTAGCAACTTCTTTGAATAGGACTTTCTTCATAGCTTTTACAGAAGCTAATTCATCAGAGACTGTAATTGAATGAGTTCCTAAATAATCAACAAGAGTCATTGGTGGAGTGATTCCATCATCAATTGGAACATAATTATCTTCAGCAAATCCAATAAGCTCATCTTCAGTTATCTTTTTAATTGAAAATCTTCCTTCAATTGTCATAAGAGCTTTACTTACAAGATCGCCATCTCCTTCAATATATCCAAAGTGAATCATATCATCTGAGATAACTCCAGAAAAAGTAACTCCATTGAAATGTTCATCAAGAAAAGGTGCTAAAAATTCAGATCCTGTAAGACCTGCTTTAACTGGGGTATATTTAATATAAACTTTTGCCATTTTATTTTCTCCTTAAGTTTATTATGATGCTTGATATACTCTTACACTCATTAACTGAAAAGTTCCAGTGTATGTATCAGTGACACCTTCTCTTGATATTTTAACTGCAAATCTTTGAGTTGTTGATCCAATTAAAGCATTTGCAATTTTACCATTAGTTAATGAGACACTTGTCATTTTTCCAGTATTTGTTGATGAAGAAGTTAAAGTATCTGAAGCACTTACATCAGGACTTCCTTCAACTGGAGTGTCAGTTTCATCAACTGCCCAACAATCTGTGCCAAGAATTATTGACTTTGAATTATCAGCTCCATTGAGAGCATACTTTAAGTCGAATAATACGTCCTTAGTGATGTCAAATCCATCTGGCATATTAAAGTTAAACCAAATAGATCCTGTCCCATCAGGAGAGAAGTCTGCGGTATCAAAGATATCGAAAATCGTCCCAGCATCAATGTCAGTATCATTTTCATCCATGATAAATTCATCTGGTTTTATTTCAATTTCATTAATTCCTCCGCCAGAACCTCCTCCGCCGGTAACGAAGTCTGAATAATTAGACATTATATTTCCTCCCGTCTTTCGTTTATAATTTGTTCTTATATTTATTCATTCCAAAATACTATACAATATCCTGGAGCGCCAGCTCCTCCGTTTCGAGAACCTCCTGAAGCTCCATAACCTCCCCCGCCTCCATTCCCATAACCTGTCGCAGCAAATCCAGTTTGGCCACTTGCTCCGCCTGCTCCGCCATTGCCAATATAAGAACAACCGCCGCCGCCGCCTCCGCCAGTTCCTCCGGTATTTCCTCCATTTGCCATCCCAAGCATTCGAGAAGATCCTCCTGCCTGTGGAAATGCTTGACCTTGCCCTTCGTAATACCCACATCCGCCAGCAGACCCACCAATTGAATATAATAATGGTCCTCCTCCTCCATGTGAATGTAAATATGTGGATGTATTTCGATTTTGATTTCCATTTGTGTAAAAATTTTCATTTTCTGAATAATTAAATGCCCACAATCTTCCTCCACCTCCTCCTCCTGAGCCAGATGATCCTGCATTCCCTCCATTAGCAATAATACCTTCGATTGAAGTACTTCCTCCATTACTTGCAGGTTGCCCAGCAGCTCCTCCCGCTCCAATTGTAATTGAAACATTAGCAGTTACATATAAAGACCCAATTACAACTTCTCCGCCACCGCCTCCTCCGCCACAAATTCTTGCGACATTGGAACCATAACCTCCCCCGCCGCCTCCAGCAACTAAAATAAATGAAATTAAATTGACATCATTAGGTTTTATCCAAACTCCTGAAGAAGTAAATTCTTGTGAAGAAACTTTTCCACCACCTCCTGCACCAAATCCCATTATTGCTGATATTCCACTCATTATATTGTCTCCTTTTAATTAAAATTCAATTCCCCAACCTCTTGTTGAATCTAAGTAAGTAAACGTACAAGTTACATAATTTGTATTAATATTAAAGTTCTCTGCTAACTTCATTATATTACTGCCATTTCGATTAATGATTGTAGCATTTGAAGTCATTAGACCGCTTAAGTCAGTAACTTTAATTCGATCTCCGGCATTGACTTCAGCGGAAGTTGGTAAGGTTATATTAATAGCTGACGTCCCATCTCCATCTAACCAAATATGATCATTAACATTTGCTTCATAATCGTCATCGACAATTTGAAGACTCCATATTCTTTGAGAGAATGATTGAGTAACAACTAATTTCCATCCAACGTCAGATGAGGTAGAGTCCATAAACATAAATTTCAACTCTAAGTCATCAACATCACATATAACATTACTTTGAACTCCGTCTATATTATTACCATTTCGATCAATGGTTAAATTATTAGTTGCAAAACTTCCTTTTAAATCTAAAAAATAAACTTCATCATTTGCTTCAGGATTGGGAGGAAGTTTTAAAGTAAAAGCAGCTGAAGTTGAATCGCATATTAAATAAGTATTTGATGAAACAACATCTCCATTATTAGTATGGTCTTTATCAACTCTTTCAAGACCTGCTGAAAATGTAACATCTCCGGTTCCTTCATCAGCTCCAGTACTTTGCATTGTAATTCCTGATCCTGGAAGAGCTTTTGTAATAACTGCTTGCCCGGAAGTTGTCGTATTAAGGTCTTCTCTTAAAATAGTTCCGTCCTTAATTTGATCTCCAGTTAATTGAGTTCGTCCCATATTATATTTCCTTTATGCTGCTTTCATAATAAATGATAAAGAATAGTAAGGCGGAACATATGCTTGACTTATACTTATACTATGATTATGATTATTCTCATCAGTATTATGATAACTAATACCTGAAAATACATTAAATCTAAATGACCCAACATGATTATGTAGTCCATTTGTACTTGAACTTCCTGATCCACTTATTGTGTCATTTCCAGTAATTGTTCCAGTGTTTCCTGAACTCGATCCTATAATAAAATGATCTCTTAAATTAGGAGTTCCATTTGACCCATCACATAAAACCCAACCTTCCGGTGGAGTCAAAGACTCATACATTCCAATTATATTAGGAGTCAACTCAAATTCAGCAGAAGCATTTGTCCAAGCTCTTAAATAAGCTCTTCTAATATTTTGTGTTACTGACATTGAACTTAATGAATGACTATGATTTCCACCTTGAACACTATATAAAACAGTAGAGCCGAAACCGCCAGAGTTAAAGTAAAGATCACCATGTCTATGTTCACCGGTTGTGCTGAATGAAGCACTTTGACTATTTCCTTGAGATACTGTTGAATTTCCTCTAAAAAATCTATCATCTTCAAAAACACTTGTCAAACTTCCAGGATTTGTATTGTCTTGAGTCATAACAATTGATTTACTGGGTAATGTTTTGTGCTCTTGTGTTGCTTTTATCAATACAACATTTTGATAATCAGGGAGATAACTTCCTGACCAAGTATGAGAATGAGAATCAGTTGCGTTAACATTACTGACATCTCCACCGCCAGGACTACTAAATGCAATAACATTCATTGTATTACCTAAATGAGCACTTGAATTTGTAGTTCCTCCTGATAATGAAGTACTTCCTCCAGTTTGTCCTACGCTATATGTACTTCCTGCTCCAACAATCATCCTATTATCAGCAGAATCAAATCTTTCCCATCCAGTAGGTACTGAAGTATCATTTAAAGGAACTATAAGTCCAATGGGAACTGCTGAGAAATCAACTCCAAATCCCATTATCTCAATAATGTCTCCACTATCAAATTCATTAACTTTATTAATATCTCCAGTTTCATAACCTAATACTTTATTTACATTTGACATATATAACTCCTTATAGTTTTATAATAAATACAAGAGCATAATAAGGTGGAGTGTATCCAGATGATTTACTAAATGATAAAGTGTGAGAATGAGAATTACTGTCTGCATAATGTCTCATTCCACCAGTATATTCAAATACTTGTGTAGAAGAAATATGATCATGTGTATTAGAATGATTAAGTCCTGAACCATAACTATAACTTAATGTTCCATTTCCTTGTCCAGATGCTTCACTTCCACCATTAACTGTATTAACAAAATAATTTCTCAAGTCAGGACTTCCATTATTTCCATCACATAAAATCCAACCTTCTGGTGGAGTTAAGCTCTCATACATTCCAATCATATTAGAGTCTAAATTAAATTCTTGACTAGCATTTGTCCAAGCTGATAATTGTACTCTTCTTATATTAACATTATTTATTGAACATGATATATTTGACGGAGTGTGTGCTCCAGAAACTTTTACAGTATCTACAGTTGCTGTTGGGCCAGAAGTCCAATATTTTTTATTATAATCATTATTATGTATATGATTTCCAGCACTACTTATGCTTACTGAAAGAGAACTTTGACCACTACTATTTATAGAACTATTTGATTTTAAATATCTATTATTATTTATTATATTAGTTAATCCTGAGGTTTCTACATTTCCAGATGATAAAATTGTAGAATTAACAGGAAATGCAGCATGTTCTATAGATGACTTAATTAAAACAATTTCATTATATGCAGGAGTGAATGTACCACTTGTTGCAGAATGAATATGATTTCCATATCCAGTTCCAGCTGAATTATAATAACCATTAGCAAAATTAATTCCTGCTGCTGGAGCTGTGAATGCCGGAGGATTATGAGCACCCGCATTACTTGAAGATTCATTAACTGTAACATTTGTTGAACCGCCAGTGTCTCCAGGATTATATGAATCTCCAGCCCCAATTAAAAATTTATCATCCGCTGAAGTAAATCTTTCCCACCCACTTGGTATTGAAGTATCATTGAAAGGAATTATAAGTCCAATTGGGATAACTGAAAAATCAACTCCAACTCCCATAATTCCTACGACACTTGAAGATTCAATTTCACTTATTTCAGCTATATCCCCAGTTTCAACTCCCAATACTTTATTTATACTTGTCATATATGAACTCCTTTATTAAGCTGTTTTCATAATAAATGATAATGCATAATATTCAGGTAAAAATGAAACATCATTATCTGAAAATCCTGTATGACTATGAGACCAACTATAAGTACCATGTTGAGTATCAGCATGATAATAAGCAGTGTAATTACTTCCATAATGATTATGAGATGATGAATGATTTACTGAAGGACAAGATATATCAATTGTATTATCTCCAACCCCTGTTGTATTTTCATTTCCATCTGTTGTCAATCCTATAAAGTAATCTCTTAAGTCAGGACTTCCATTATTTCCATCACATAAAATCCAACCATCAGGTGGTGTTAAACTCTCATACATTCCAATCATATTAGGTAATATTTCAAAGTCATTACTTGCATTTGTCCAAGCGGAAATCAATACTTTCTTTATAGACTCTGATATATTAACATTGACTGAACCTGAGTGACTTCCATCATAAGCAATGGAATATACAGATTGTGATCCTGAATGAGTATAATTAATTTTATTAGCTAAATGCCAATGATTTCCAGCATTTGAATAATTGCATGGAACTGATAAACTTCCTACTTGACCTATCGAACTATTTGATTTAATATATCTATTATCACTAAGGACATTTGTCAAACTTGATGCATCAACATTACCATCTGATAAAAGCAATGCATTAGCAGGTAAAATACTAAGATCCTGAGTAGCTTTTATTAATAATAAATCATTACATAAGGGAATAAAGTCTGGACTTCCACTAACTGTATGAGAATGATCTCCGCCAGATGTTTGACCATAACCTAAATTAGGAGAAGACCCTAAAGTTCCCCAATATTCTCCATGAATAGGAATATAAGGACTTGAAGTTGTATGAGCTCCCGCAGTTGAAGTTGTCTCACTTATATTTAAAGAGTAATCTCCTCCAGAAGTATTAACTCCATAAGAATTCCCAGCTCCGACTATCATTTTATCATCAGCGCTTGCGAATCTTTCCCAACCATTTGGAACATTTGTATCATTCAATGGAATAATTAACCCAGCTGGAACAACTGAGAAATTTGCTTCAATATTATAAATATGAGATATTGTACTTGCATCAATTTCATTTATCTTAGAAATATCTCCGGTTTCAATTTGATTAATTTTATTTGCTTGAGACATTATAATACTCCTTATCCTAATGTTATGAATGTCTTATCAGGATCAAAATAAATAGTTGATGAAGTTGTTGCATAACCGAGAAATTGAACAACGTCCCCTTCATCAATCGGTTCAATATTAGTTATTTCTCCTGATATTACAGACATATAAATATCATCACCTGGAGAGAATGACCATATATCATTTCGTATAAATCCTTTAACAAGAACATCTTTAACTCCTGTGCCAGTCTCAATAGCTAAATACCGACAAGGAACTATTGAGGCAGTTGAATCGGCACAAGCTTCGATTAAATATCCTGAAGTTGAATCGATTGCCAAACAAGCTCCCAAACCAATTGTATTTTGGGTTACATTGAGATTTGTTTTAATTCCATTTGCTTGAAGATTATCAGGATTAGGTGACATCAACATATTACTAGATGTAAAATCTTCAACAACATAAGCTCCAGCGACTATAAATTCAATAACATCTGTGTCTAATAAGGACCCACCAAATGTAATTACAGTTGAGGTATTTTCTTCGTATTGTGTTTCATCGCTTGGAGTTGCATTAATCTCAGCTTTTTGCCCATTTACAAAGACCATTAAGGTATGAGTTCCAACAAAGTATTGTCCAGTTTTAAGACTATAGACTGTATTTGAGGAAGTTCCTTGTGACCCTAATTGCTTTTCATAAAGTTGTATTGCGGTATAAGCAGAGATGTCAGCATTCGTTTTAACTTTTTCTAAAAATTGAATTCCCGTATCTGTGTTTCTTATTAGTGACATATCTTTTTATCCTTTATATTAAAGTCTCAACCATGTTTTATCTGGATCAAATAATAATGTATTTGAATTTATAGCAACTCCAATTACTTGAACAAGATCATCAGGATTTATAGGTTTTGTAGTTGTCAATAATCCCGGAGATGTGTTGCTTAAATATACTTCACTTCCCGGAGATAATGTCCATACATCATTCCTAATAAGACCTTTCATCATAACTTCTTTGATTGATGTACCAGTCTCAATTGCTATATATGTGCAAATAACTAAAGATGTTGAATCAGCATTTGTTAATACAATATCTCCAGTACTATCGTAACCAAGACAAGCTCCAATACCTACTGAATTTTCAGATATATTCAATAATGTAGTATTCCCAGCAGCTTCAAGGTTCTCAAGTGATGAATTAAAATTAAATAAATTTGGTAAATTGGATGAGCTAAATTTTGCCATTGGAATTTCCTTTATGCTAATGTAATCCAAGTCTTATCAGGATTAAAACTTATTATATTACTTGTAAGAGCAAATCCCACAACTTGAATAGATTCTCCTGATAAAGAAGGTTGTGTTTGAGATAACATTCCTGAAGTCGTACTTAAATAAATAAGTTGACCAGGAGTCCATGACCAAACATCATTTCTTAATAAACCTTTCATAAGGACATTCTTTGTGCCAGTTCCTGTTTCAAGTGCTAAGAATTGACATATCTCAAATGCAGTTGAATCAGTAATTGCTTCATATAGATCTCCTGAAGAATCCATATTAAGAGATGCACCAACTCCAACTGAGTTTTCACTTACAGTTAATTGAATTGAATCTCCTGAATATTGAAGGTTTTCAAGATTTGTTGTAAATTCAAATACTTTTGGTTCAGGAATTAATGTGACAGCTTCATCATCATAATTATAAAGAATTGCCCAACTTATAACTGACCCACTTCCTCCTCCAGTAAACTTAAGTCTTAAATCATTACCTGGAAATGAGAATTCATGTATTTGATTTAATGTGACAGCGTCCCAATTTGCTCCACCATTTGCTGAAGCTTGAATTGTTGGAGTTCCTGTATCTTCATAATCAATGCTTATTAAACATTTATCAACAGTTGTCATTCCTGAAACAGAGTCAAATATATTAAGACTTTGCAATATCTCTCCTGCTGCAAAGTTATAAATCTTTTCATCTTCATCATGAACCATATCTGTATTTATGATATCTATATAAGCAGTTGAATCAAAATTGTCATATGTTGAATTAAGGAAAGCAACACCGTCTAATAAATCAGCATAAGTATCTCGAGATATTGTGGCATCTCCAGTTCCTCCACCTCCAACATTTGCTAAAATAGCTTGCTTAATTCTCTCAGAACTCCATAGAGTTGTAGCAGATTGAATTGAGTCATTCATCTCTCTATGGATTACAAGATTATTCATATGATTTAATAAGATATTTAAAACATCTTCTTGGATTTTATGAGCACTCCAAACTTGTGCTGTTGAGTCAGAGTAATCATCAATCAACCCGTCTATTTCAGCTCTAATTTCTTCAGAACTCCAAGTGAAAGAATCTGAAATAAGATTATCATCAATGAGATCAGCAATTGAAGTTTTTGTTTTATGAGAACTCCAAACAAGAGCAGTTGAATCTGATGAATCATCAATTAAGAGTCCTGGATCAACATAGGCATTTATCGTAACATCTCCAGTTCCTGAGTCAGCTCCATCATATGTGATGCTTATTCCAGTTCCTTCTAATATTCTTCGTACGAGAGCTCTTCCAGAGATCGTAGTATTTAAATCTTCTCTGAAAATAGTTCCGTCTTTTATTTGATTTCCTGTAAACTCTTGTCTTGGCATATTAACCTCTACGTTTGATGAGTTTGGTTTAATATATCTTCATGTGGTTGAAATGAATATAATTTGAGTAATTCAATTGCCACTTCGTTTATTTTAATTTTGTTCTTATTTTCTTTTATACTCCGACGTCGTTTTCGGATCATTTTGTTTATAACACCTTTAAACCCAAGATCATCATTTTCATTGTTTGATTTAATTCCATTTTTTATTGATCTTAATATTTCATTATCTTTTCTTATGTTTGCATTAAGATCTTTAATAATATCATTCTCATTTACAAAAAGGATCTTAATGTGATTGATAATATCACTATTTATCATGTTACTTATTTTTTCTTGGGACATATAATTACGGAATGTATTTAATATTTTTATTTTTGCAGTTTCTTGGATTGTATCGGTGGGAGTACCCTTTTTATTTTCAACAGGGTTTTCGGGGGAATCTTCTTTCTTTGATTTCTCTATTAAAATCTCATACCCTCTTGCTAAAGCAATAAAGATATTCGGATCAATATCTTTATGCTTATCAGGATGAAACTCTTTAGCAATTCGTCTATATGACTCCTTTAAGTCTTCTTCAGTTGAATCCTTATCCACTCCAAATAATAGATAAAGGATTTCCATTAAATCGTCCATTCGCGATATCCTTTCTTATTGAAATATGACGTTGCCCAATTTAATGGGAATTAGGCAACGTCATTATCTTCGTAGGATATGTTCAATTAAATACTTGGCCAACTTGCTGTAATTGCTTTAACTGCATTTATATCAGCAGCAGCATCTACATTTGCTTCTTCTGTATTACATACATCTCTTACTGAAACAACGTCAGCATCTTTTTCAGTTTTATCGCCAGTGCCAACGATTCCAGCATTAATGTTAAGCTGAGTATATACTGGCCATTTTGCAATAATAATTGCATTTGCTTCAGCTTGAAGTTGTTCTTTTCTTAATGCTTTTGCTTCAGCTAAGGATAGACCATAAAAAGGATCATCAACTCGACTTTTTATGACATCAACATTACTGATAAGTCCATCATATAAAGCATTAGGAATATCAGCATTTGTAATTGATGGATCTTCAGAGTCAATGAATATATTTCTTGAAGCATGTGGTTCATAGTCTATATAAACTTTAGCTGTCAAGTCAACATTGAACTCTCCAATTGGACAATATTTTTCAAAATCAGTAAACGAACCAAAACCAACTTCGGTTCCTGCTTCATCTCTAATAACTACAAATTGCCCTTTTTCAACTAGAAACATTTTATCTGCATCTGCCATTTCTTTTTCCTCCTAAGGTTATTAAGTATTCATTGTTTAAATTATTCAATTACCCAATTGTTAGATCTGTAAAATCTGGGTTAAAATAAATCAATGTTGCGGTCACAGCATAACCAACTATCTGAACTCTATCATTTTCTGCTGATGGAGCTGTTTGAGTAAGTTCACCGGCAGTTGTTGAAACATAAAGTGGATCGCCTGGACTCCAAGACCAAGTATCATCTCTTGCAAAACCTTGAAGAAGAACTTGTTTCATTCCAGTTCCTGTTTCTGCAGCAAGGAAATGACATGGAATTACTGAAGTTGCATCAGCGTCTGCCATAATGAGATTTCCATCTGTGTCAATATGTAATGCTGCAGCAAATCCAACAGAGTTTTCATCAACTGTTAAATTAGTTACATTGCCTTGAACACTGAGATCAGCTGGAGAAGAGTTTATTGAAGTAACTCCTGAAGTTGCTGAAGTGTCAATTGACACATATGTTACGTCGATTTTCATTCCAGACTCTAAATCAACACTTGCGTCAATTGTCAATGTAGAACCTGAGACTGTATAATCATTTGACCCGCCTTGACTCAATGCCATACCTTCTAAAGTCACAATGACTGAGGCAACTTCTGGCGCTGCGGTTAATGAATAAATACGGGTTGACCCATCTGAAGTGAATATTTCATTGTAATATACAACAGGTGGTAAAATATCATTTTTATCTTTAAACTCCATTGCGTCGCCAGCGTCATTTACAACTGTAAGGAATCCTGCACTTGTGCCATACTCTACAGGAGTATCTGTAAGATCCAAAAATGTTGCATTAAGCTGCTGGGAACCACGAACTTTTGTTCTTGCCATTGTAATTCTCCTTATAATTTATGCTGGGAATATTAACCAACCCCAAGCTGATCCTGAATAAACTAACCTAAAACCAGCGTTGTTTACGTCAATTGTCATATTTTCATCCAATCTCATTATCTTTTCTCCATTCCTATTTACCACAGGTAATTGTGTGGCAAAATCTCCAGGTCCGTCTAAGAAATATACTTCATCACTTAGACTTGGAGAAACAGGTAATTCAATTTCAAGACTTGACGTAGCGTCAATGATCATTCGATCACCATTTACTGCAGTATAATCTTCATCAACAGTAAACCAATTCCTAAGTCCCGGTGTTGCAATTCCATCTGACGTTACATAGCTCACGTCAATTTTCATTCCAGACTCTAAGTCAACACTTGCGTCAATCGTCAATGTTGTGCCTGAGACTGTATAATCATTCGAAGCACCAATACTTAATGCCATACCTTCTAAAGTAATAATGATAGAGCTTGCATTTGGCGTATTTGATAAAGTGTAAACTCTTTGACTTCCATCTGAGGTAAATATTTCATTTACCCAAGAGACGGGAGGAAGAATTACATCTTTGTCAACAAATTCAATTCCGTCAGTTGTTGACTTAACTCTGACTAAATAATCACCAGAACCTGTATAGGACGACGGGGTATCATTAAGATCGATTAGGTCAGCATTTAATTGTTGTGAACCTCTAACCCTTGTCCTTGCCATAGGTTTTCTCCTATTAGATATGTAATTACATACTTTTAACTGCTAAAATCAAAAAGGTAATGTAGTAATACATTTAATATGTGTAACGATAATCTGTAAAATGTAGATGGGAAAAAATTAATCTTCCCATCTACATATTTAAGGTTAAAGATTAAGCACTAATATATCTGACTTTTAATCTGTCGCCAGCAATTGGTGCATCAACCATTGTGATTGAAGTACCAGATATTGTATAATCTTCTCCGCCTGGTTCTTGAAGAACACCATTGAGGAATAATTCTTCAGTGTCACTTGATGGAGTATTTGCCAGAGTAAAGCTTGTGTTCACTCCATTAATTGTTCCGCTCGGAGTTTCTCTGATTACAAGAGTGTGTCCAACAACACTTGTGCCATCATTATAAAGAATTTCTCCAGAGTCAAGAGCAACTTCCATCTCATTTCCACTTAAGCGAATTCCACCATTGGCAACAAGATCTGCTCTAAAGTCATCGCCAACTCTTTCAACACCCAGACTTCCAGTCAATGTGGAAGCTCCAGAACTTGCAATTGTCACAGTTCCTGAAGTTGAATCAGTTGTGATTGTAATATCTTGTCCAGCAGCAAATGTCAATGCGTCAGCAAGTCCATCAGCAACAATGTCATCTTGCCCAGCAACAGAAACTGTCTTAAAGATATCAACATCTGCGATTAACTCATTACCGTCAAGAGCAATACCTCCACTTGCTTTAATGTCTGCTCTAATATCATCGCCAACTCTTTCACAACCTAAGCTTGCAGTGATATTATCTCCGCCAAGAGCATTAATTGTCAATGCTCCGGTTGTTGAGTCAGTTGTCATTGAAATATCATTTCCAGCAACAAATGTCAGAGTGTCTTGCCCATCAGCAACAAGATTATCTTGCCCAGCAACAGCAACTGTGCTATATGCATTTACATTACCCAATCCTGTTTCAAGTGCCACAAGAGCGCTTTGAACATCATTTTCGCCCTCAATTGTCACGGTAGTTGGGATTGCCAATGCATTAACTTGATCGCCTGAAGTTCCCCAGTCAATCATATTTGTGTCAACACCATCAACGTCAATTCCAATTCCAGCAGTTGAATCAATTATCAATCCGCCTTCTGAATTTGTATTGATTGCAATGTCTCCGCCAACAATTTCAAGACCTTTGCTTGTATCAATAATGTCAGCAGCTTCAACTCGTACTTCATTTCCAGTTAAAGCAATACCGCCATTTGCAAGAATGTCAAGTCTGAAATCATTTGTAACTCTTTCAACACCAAGACTTGCTGTCAATGTTGAAGAACCTGAGCTATTAATTGTCAGAGCACCTGAAGTTGAATCAGTTGTGATTGCAATGTCAGTTCCAGCAACAAATGTCAATGTATCAGTATTTCCATCAGCAACAAGATCATCTTGTCCAGCAACACTCACAGTCTTGAAAATATCAAGATTTGTTGTGTCAGTTTCAAGAGCTACAAGAGCTGCTTGAACGTCAGTTTGTCCAGAGACTGAAGTTGTTAAAGGAATATCTGCAGCATTTACTTGATTTGCTCCAGTACCGAAATCAATTAGAGTATCATCAATTCCATCTGTGGCAATTACAACAGCTCCAGTTGTTACAGTGAAGTGATTACTGCTAAATGAAGCAATACCCTTTGTGGAAGATGTGGCATCAATATAAATACCTGAAGATAATTGAGCAGCAGCAACTCTTTCATATGAAGTTCCATCAGGAACGTCATCAAGAGAAACTTGCCCAGCGCCAGTACCCCAGTCAATATGACTTGAGTCAATACCATCTGCAGCAACTGTGACATCTCCAGAAGTTAATGAGAATACATTTCCATCAAATGAGGCAATACCCTTTGAAGAAGTTGTTGCATCAATATAAATACCTGAAGATAATTGACTTGCAGCAACTCTTTCATATGAAGAACCATCAGGAACATCGTCAAGGTCAACTTGAGTTGCTCCATTACCCCAATCAATCATGGATTCTTTAATGCCATCTTCAGCAACATAAATCTGATTTCCAGATTTCTCAAGACCAGGACCTGCTGTGATTTGACCAGCGCCTGTGAATTGAACCCAAGCTGTGCCATCATCATTGTAAGTCCAACCTGTATCTTCATCAACTTCATAAGACTCTTGTCTCATAAGGCGAGCTTCATTTACAGCTGGATCTGTGCTTGTCCAAGCGCCAGTATCCCAATCATAAACTTTATTGTCATGAACATAAGTTCCTGAACTTCCTGAAGTATCAGTACCTGATTTACCAAATACAAAAAGGTCTTGATCAACAAGAGTTATTTCTTGCCAAGCTGTACCATCATGTTGATAAAGTTTATCATCGTTTGTATTAATACAAACTTCAAGTTGTGCGGCACTTCCACTTGGAGCGCCAGCATCTGTTTTTACATATTGAATCATGAATCTTGCAGGTTCTTTCCAAAACAAACCTGTTACTAAATTATCGACATAAGACTTTCTTGCAGCGTCAGTTCCAAGAATTGGAGCGGCAAGATTAGTAATCTTTTGATTACCCCAATCAATGTCAACAGTTGGTGAGTTAAACCCATCTGTTGCTAAAGGAACGTGTTCAAGTTTTGTGAACTCAATTCCTGCAGTTGTGTCTACGTGTCGATTAAGTAAGGTAAGATCCTTAATCTGTACACCACGAATCTTTGTAATAGACATGTGTAATTTCCTCCTACGAAGTCTCTTGTTTAATTACCTTCTCTAACACTAATCAATTTGTATAAATGTTTAACTATTCAGACTTCGATTCAATTCGTACCAGACCGACCCATCATAAATAAGTTGAATAGTATCTCCCGCAGCTCCCAAAAAGTCAGTAGCTCCTTGAAGTTTAATATTCGCATTATGTTTAAGAGTTGTCAGTCCATTCGAGAATATAATATTTTTCACGTCATCAGCTCTACATTGTGTAAAGTTAACAATCTCTACATCAATTCCAGCAGTTGCAGTCTTCCATGTTCTGTAGCCAGATAAGTCGGGTGAATTACCATTATCAGGCATAATACCTATATTTCTGGTTGAGGGATTTCCTGTATAAGCAAAAACGTAATTGTCTCCAAATACTTCTTTTCCCAATTGACTTAAATTATTTTCGAGATCTGTAATATCTTTAGCAGCACCGCCAGTTCCTCCGCCAGCAAAGACTGAAGAATAATTAGCACTTGTAACTCTGAATCTTACAATATCTCCAATTGAAATATAAGCTGGGATAAATCTTATTGAGTAATTTGTATACTCTTCATATTCACCATATAATTGCCCATCAATCCACTCAGTTGCTCTAATATATTGACCATTTAAATAAACCTCTAATTGGTTATCGCCTATCTCATACCTAAATCCTGTTTCAATAATTCGGGTTGAAACGTGTGATGCATTTATAACAACGACTGAATCTGCAAGAATTCCAGTAGGTCTTAAAAAGTCAGCTTCAGTAGGTTGTTTTCTATAAACATTATTATTAATTTCAATCAGTTTAGGCATATCTCTTGATCTCCTTACTTATTGCTGAAAAGCAATTCTCCAGCCATTACTCGAATTATAATATACTAAACTAAAGGACGCATAATCTATATTTATGTTCATGTCCTCTGATAACCCCATTATTCTTTCTCCATTTCTTCCAACGACTGTATTATTTACACTACATAATCCAGCACCATCAACAAATGTAACCATTGTGCCAAATTTTGGAGAAGGTGGTAAAGTAATTTCAAATGATGAAGTTGAATCAATTAAGAACTTATCGTTATGTTTTGCAGTTACAGCTCCGTCTGCTTCAGTCCATTCATTTGTGAAATCAGTATTATCACTTCTTGAAATTTCATGCCAACCACTTGATCCATATATAAATGTTATATTATCTAATTGATTAGGTGAGAAGTCTTTAGCTCCTTTTAACCTAATGTTGGCACTATTTTGAATTGTTGTATTATCATCTCCAATCATCAATGTAAATTCAATTCCAGCAGTTGCGTCATCGAAATTAGTAATTGTAGTCGGAGTTGTATTTGAAGTTAGGAGAATACCATTCTTATTTCCTCCAAGAAGAACACTCGGAGTACTATCCCCATCTGGGATTGTCGAGTTCCCTGAGTGTCTCATCACCTCATTATAAATTGCATCATCAAGATTCCCAACTGATGAAGTTAAATTATCACCTTGGGAAATATATCGAATTGATGAATAACTTGGCATTGTAGCGCCTATGCTAACTTTACCCATGTAATCTCTCATGTTACCCATTTCTCCAGTTGGAGATGACGCATAAAGAGCTGTGTCAAGTTGAGAAATTGCAATTGATAAATTAGCACTCGAGTCTATAAAATAATGAGACCCATATACAGGAGTTGTCTGAGTATCTCCAGTCGATCCAACAAACTCTTGTAGGTTGTCCTTACATGATTCCAAAGGAGTTATTAAGTTAGGTAACCCATCATTATCTTCACTCGGAGTCTTATAAACATCAGCATATAATGTTGAAATATTCTTTGCATTATCTGTATTACTATGTACGATACGTTGGTCAGGATCGTATATGACTCCATAATCATCTAAAGATGCCCAAGTTATAAATTGAGCTCTCACTCTTAAATCATTTTCTTGAGTTTTATCAACTAGAGATGTTAATGTTGCCGTTGCTCCAGACGTACTACCGACAATGGTTTCCCCCAATTGGAAATCATTGGGACCTGTCGTATAATTAATTCCAATTACTGACGTACTATCTGTCCATAAGACATGACCTCGCTTATGACTTATACTTCCTTCAACTTCTTCTCCGATTACAAATCCAAGAGCTGAAGTTGAGTCAAGACCAAGTACATATTCTGCAAAGTAATGTATTCTATTTAATGTAGCAGGACCCCAAGTTTCACCGCCGTCATTTGATAATTCCCAAATTACAGTTCCCGTACCGTCACCGCTTAACTGACAATGTTGAACTGCGGTTGAATCATAATCTTCAGACAGAGATTTTGAATAAAACCAATCTCCAGGAAGACCTTCCATATGGAAATTTTGGGTATTTATTTCGGCAGTTGTTTTTGTGGTATCAACTAAATCGAGATTTATGAATGTATCAACAGTTAATCTTTTATAAATTGAAGCGAGCATTAAATCTTGGTATCTATCATACCAATCACCAGTTCCCTCAATTGGGGAACCTCCGCCTTCTCCGATAACTCTGGCGGGAGTTAACCACATTGAACATTCTAAAGTACTTGAACCCGGTGTTACACAAACTCCTAAGAATTGTGGAAATTCACCAGGAATTAAATCTGTAACTGTTCCAGGATGTGTCTTTGATAAATATACATTCTCTCCATATTCAATTGTTCTTCCCGGTTCAATTGGGACATGATCGATCTCACCATAGAGTCTTACTTTACCATCTCCATTATGAGCAGGTCCGACTTGAAGAACTCCGGCATCTGCTAAAGTCGCATTACTTGTTGCTGAGGCAGGATGACATTTTCCATCAAGTCCAACATAAACCATTTGACCAATTTCACATAGAGTTGTATCTGCTACAACTCTTACTGCACCAAACCTTTCCCAGGTTCCATGCATTCCATAATAAACTTCATCTCTATCTCTTACATATATTATACGACCTTCATCATACTCTGGTCTATATGGCCAAGGTAATGAATTTTCAGTTCCTAAATAGTATTGACAATACTCTCTTTTATTATCTTCATTTTCAGGATCCCAGTCGTATACTGAGTCTATTTCAAAATTTGTGCCATTGAATGTGACTTTAACTGCTTTAAGAAATACATGCGCTTGTTTATTAAAAAGACCTCTTTCAGTAGGTTTGAGTAATTGAATAGATCCTTTTGGAGCTGGTCTTGCTTTGACAAATTCATAATTTAAAAGAACGTAATAATATCCAGCTTCATTAAACGGCGGTGATACATAAAATTGTGGATCAGTGAAATCTACTGTAAAATCATTGTCTACGGAAAAATAAACATCATCTTTAAATACCTCACCTGATTTAACAACTACGTGAGTGAGAGGAGATGTTGAATCAATTTCCACGTCAATAGAGTGCGGACTATGTAAACAGTCTTGTCCTCGAGATATCATTCGTGTAAGTCTATTGACTACATTACTATGATAACTCGCGTATGGATCAACTGATCTCGTCTGACTTGGGTATATGTTTCCCATTTAAATCTCTCCTAAATTATTTGAATTCCTTTCATACGCATGTCGATAGATTTTAATTTTGTTCTTGCTACGGACATTGTTTAGTAGTGTACACAAGGGATTCTTTTTAGAGATGAATTCTCAATGATTTCGTAAAGATGTGTGGAATAAAAGGATAGGGTAGGGCGCCAGTATTTTAACCAGCGCCCTGTAACATACTCGTAATTGTAAAATAATTTTCTCTGTATTTGGGTTTGAGTATTTGTTCTTCAGTTTATATAAGATTAGATTTTCTTAGTTGTTCTGCAACTTCTTCCATAGTTGGACTATTCCCTTTAATTACAATTGCCTTCCACCCATCTTCAGCAATTTTTGTGTATTTATTAGGATCTGAAGCAAGCTCTCTATTATGCCAAAATGTATCTGGAAAAAAGAATGCTACTTTCAATTCCGGGATTGCAATATCTGTTATAAAACTATACTTTAAATGTGTCGTCCCAGGAAATGCTCCGCTTCCTGAACTCTCCTCAATAAAATAATTTTCTCTTGCCGTAATGTTGCCCATTAATTCTTCAATATTATAAGCAAGTTCAGTTCTTGTATATAGAGGATCTTGTGTAGCTTCAGGACCTTTGATGTCTTTAATATCTTGATCGAATGAAATGTCATCTGCTTCTTCAAGCATTATATCGTCGATAGTTACTTCTTCAATTGGAACTTCTGCCTCAGGTGGTTTATCTTCATGCTCTTTGAAAATATCTTTAAACTTTGCTTTATTAACAACACTTAAATGTTGCTTTTGTTGTTCAGTGACAAGAGGAGTTCCGAATTTATTTTTATAGGACTCTGGACTCATTCCATGAAATTTTAGATGTGATTGTGTAATTGCTTTGAAGTCTTTTCCACATACCTGACATACAATTCTTGTCCCATCTTCATTTAATTCAGGAAAGTTTAATTCAGTTTGAATGTCTTCTTCGTCAGTTATTTCATCATTTTGCATTAATGATGGAGGAGGTTGTACTGGTTTTTCTTCTTCGATAATTTCATCTTCTTTAAGATCATCTAACCCAGTGAATTTTATTTCATCTCCATCACCAACAAACGCGTCGTCATATTGGTTTTCCATAATTCATCCTTTCGATTATATAGATTCGATTATCCAAATTTTAATTTGTTTTTTGTTCTACATAATTACCCATAAAGAATATAAAAAAATTAAAAGTAACATAATTAAAAAAATATGTTTAGTATATAATCCTATATATATTAATTTCTATAGGAAGTTATTATAAATTTTTTAGGAGGAGGAATGAAAACATTTTATACATTACTTCTGCTATCAGTTGCAACAATGTGTTTTGCTAAGACTTTAAATTATGAAGCATATCGTGATATAACTCATTACGATACATATTTTAAAGAGTATTCAAACAAGTTTTTTGGTAACGAGTTTGATTGGAAACTTTTTAAATCTCAGGCAATTGCTGAGTCAAATTTCAATGTCTTTGCAAAATCAAAAGCTGGGGCAGAAGGACTTATGCAAGTAATGCCAGATACTTTTAAAGAAGTTAGTACAAAGTGTCCAGATGTAAAAGGTTCGTCGTATGATGCAAAATCAAATATTGCAGCAGGAATTTATTATAACAGGGAATTATATGAACTCTGGAAAACTAAGAAAGGAGAAGAAAGGATTTTATTTATGCTTGCCTCATATAATGCAGGCAAAGGAAACATTATTAAAGCTCAAAAGGAAGCAATCAGTATTGGTGAAGATCCTCATAAATGGGATTCAATTAAGCAAACATTACATAAAGTTACAGGAAACCGAAGTAAAGAAACAATTAATTATGTAAGACGTGTTAAGAAGATTAGGAGGGAAATATAATGAGTTTCCCATTTGATCAAATAAGAAATGTAAGAAATAAGTTACTCTTATTGTCTCTTGAAGATTTAAAAGAGATATTAGGAAGACATGATGAATGGTTTAATAGTTGGGATGAATTTCCCGATGAAAGACGTAGAGTGAATGAAGAAGATCACCCTGAGATTATTGATTGGATTATGGAAACTGATCCAATCACAACTCAGGGAGGACTCTTAGACTTTTTGAAACAATCGACTGAAATATACAATTAATACATATTAAGTTGGAATGACTCCAATCGTATTACGACAAAATAGTTTTGACTGTGAATGCTTTATGACTATATAAAGCAACTGATAAATGATTATATAAAACTATAATGTTTAGTAATAGGAGTTAAAAATGTTAAAAGTACACTTGTTACTTATAGATCCTCAAAACGATTTCTGTTATCCGGGTTTTGATATTTATGCTCAAGCTATGGGTTTAGACTCTATTGACCCAAAAGCAATTCCTGAAGCATGGTATAAAGAAGGTTCTCTTTATGTACCCGGCGCATTTGAAGATATGATTCGAGTTGGTGAAATGATTCAAAGAATCGGCGATAAAATATATGACATGCATGTTACTCTTGACACACATCATCATTTAGATATTGCCCATCCATCATTCTGGGTTTCTGGCTCAGATGGAAAAGTTAACCCGAATCCTTTTACCCTTATCACTCCAGACGATGTTGACAGTGGTGTTTGGAGATGCGCAATTCCTAGTTGGCAAGACAGAGCTGTTAAATACGTTCATTCATTGAAAGACAATGATCGTTATATGCTTTGCATTTGGCCACCTCATTGTTTAATCGGTACTTATGGACATAATATAGTAAGTCCATTGAGCGATGCATTATTAGACTGGGAAAAGAAAGCAGGATGGATTGACTATGTAACAAAAGGATCAAATATGTTCACTGAACATTATTCAGCTGTCTGTGCTGATGTTCCAGATCCTGAAGATCCCACAACAGACATTAATCGACCCTTAATTGAAGTTCTCGAAAAAGGAGAACTCATTGCAGTTGCCGGCCAAGCTCAATCTCATTGTGTTGCAAATACAATCAGAGATATTGCCGAAGAATTTGGTGAAGAACACACCAAGAAAATAGTACTCTTAGAAGATGCTATGTCAAATGTTCCTGGTTTTGAAGACCTCGGAACTAAATTCTTTGATGATATGAAAGCTATGGGCGTTACAATCACAAAAACAACTGAACTGCTTGCTTAAGGGGAGATTATAAACATGCCAAGAATTGATACATTAGAAGATCAAATGGAAGAAATGAGCATTCCCGGACCTGGGACTTTCAAATTTTCAGCAATAAAACCTGACGTTCTCGCTGAAGAGGGCGCCTCAGAATATACTCTTGTAACAATATGCATTGACAGATCTGGCAGCGTTAGATCGTTTAAAGGCGATCTTCTCGATTGTATTAAAGCAATCGTTAAAGCATGTCTAAAGTCTGAAAGATCAGAGAACCTTATGTTAAGAGTTCTTACTTTCAGCAACGACTTAGAAGAAGTTCATGGTTTCAAAGAACTTCACACAATCGACCCGAGCACATACGATGACTTTAATCCTTACGGCGGAACTGCATTATATGACTCCGCTTATTCAGGAATTGGTGCTTCAATAACATACGCCGAAACATTAATCAATAATGGTTTTAATGTAAATGGCGCAGTATATATCGTGACTGATGGAGTTGACAATTCATCAACACGTGATGCTAAACATATAAAAGAACTCACTGATGAAGCACTCAGAGGTGAGAAAATTGAATCTTTGATTTCCATTCTTATTGGATTGAAAGATCCCAATGAAAAAGATACTTATTGGAAAAATGAGGTTACTAAAAGATTGGATGAGTTTAAAGATGAGGGAGGTCTTACAGAATATCTTGAAGTTGGTGAAGTAACTCCTCAAAAGCTTGCCAAACTTGCTGAATTTGTTTCTCAGAGTGTTTCCAGTCAAAGTAATGCAATAACAACTGGCGCTCCATCAAATCCAATTCCCGTTACTTTCTAAATTAATTATTAACATTATGGGGGTTATTTATAATCCCCATAATGTATAAAGGAAATATATATGAGCAAAGAAGATAAAAAATTCTTAAAATTTTTGACAGCTATGATGATCATATTTGTTATATCTATATTGCTTATGAAATATACAATGGGTGATGATATGAGACAAGCTAAAATAAATGCACATAATCAATATTACCACGGAGAAGGTCCATGAATATTAAAATTTTTACTGATTGGTTTCTAGCACAAGGATCCACTCATAGGATATGTCAGGATTATACATGGGTTGGAGAAAATTATGCTATTATTGCAGATGGGTGTTCTTCATCAAAATATAAAATCAATGGAAAAAAGCATCCTGCTCCAACTGATATGGGCGCTAGACTTCTTTGTCATTCAGCAAAATACTTTTTAGAATTACAAAGAGGTACTATTCCAGCTTATAAAACATTTGGTATTCAAGTAATTGCATTTGCAGATTTATGGTGTCAAATGCTTCATCTTCCAGTTGAATGTTTAGATGCAACTCTTATGGTTGCTTTTGTTCAAAATGGTTCAATTCATGTATATCGTTATGGAGATGGATATCTTATATATGAAGATGCAAATGATAAGCATTATATGAAATTTGAATACTCTGGTAATGCTCCATATTATTTATCATATTGGAATGACGATGATAGACGAAAAAGATATGAAGATGAATATGGCGGAGAGTGTGAGTTCAGTGCTTCTGTAAGTGGTGATGAATGGGAAGTTAAAAATAAGGTAAGAGAAATTGAGTGTGCATCTGAATACTTTGTTACAGATAAATCAACAACTGTAACATTATTATCAGATGGTGCTGTATCATTCTTATCAAAATATTCTGGTAAAATTATACCTTATGCTGACTTACACGTTTTAAATCATTTTACAGAACTCAAACCTGGCGGTGCTTATATAAGACGACGTTGGAATGTGGCAAATAAAGTTTTTAAGAAAGATGAAATTGAACATACTGATGACTTATCAATTGCCGGTATTCATATTAAATCGGAGGGTTAAATGGACGACATCTTTGAACGAGGGAAAGGTAAAGTTAAATTTACAAAGAATGACTTTGCTTCCTCGGGAGGTGAAGCAAAGGTATATAAAAAGGGTAACATATGTTATAAGGTATTTCATACTCCAAAGAAGATGATCCCAGAAGGGAAGATTGGAGAACTTCAAACTTTAGACATGCCCAATATAATAAAACCTCTCAGTATACTTTTAAACAAAAATAATACTCCAATTGGATTTACTTCAGCTTGGGTTGACGGTCTTCCTTTATGTAAAGTTTTTGTAACTGGGTTTCGAAAGAGAAACGGGATTACTGATGACCATGCAGTTGAACTCGTTAAAAATATGTGCAAAACAACTCATTTCATTCATAGCAAGAAATGTGTTATCGTTGATGGTAATGAGATGAATTATTTAGTGGGTCAGGACTTCATAACCCCGTATTTCATTGATGTCAACAGTTGGAAGACCCCAAGTTACCCTGCGACCGCTTTAATGGACTCTGTAAAGGATTGGGAGCATCCTGATGTGTACACTCCTGAGTCTGATTGGTTTGCATTTGCAATTATTTCATGTTGGATATTTGTAGGGATTCATCCATTCAGAGGTAATCATCCAGATTATAAAGATAAAGATCTTCATGTGAAAACAATGAAAAGGACATTAGATAGAGTTTCAATTTTTAACCCTGATGTTCTTTTAGCACCTAATGCCAGACTTTCAAGTATTCCAAAGCATTATAAGGATTGGTATTTAAGAGTATTTGAAAAAGGTGAAAGATCAATGCCTCCATTGGAAGCTGGAATGATTGTTGCAGTTCCTATAGACGTGACTGTCATTAAAGGAACTGATAAATTTGAGATTAAGGAAATGAAAAAATATAGAGATGAGATAATTTGGTATGCTAGAGTTGAGGGAAGACATGTTATTAAAACAATGTCAGGAATTAGGATTGATAATAAAGAATATTCCTCCCATAAAGATGCCAATGTTGTATTTTCTGAAAAGAAACAAGTCCCTATATTTTCAGTTGTTGATAAAACTGTAGGAAGTGAATTAAAATTTACCTCAATCTCTGCCGACATAAGAAAGACAACTCCGCCAAGAGCAAGCGAAATTATGGTTGTTGGAAATCATTTGTATTATAGGAATCGAGGAAGTCTTGTTGAAATGTCAATGCATGATCACCCAAGTTTAAATAGAGTGATCCCTGCTATGAAACATGACTGGCAAATTATGCCAAACTCAAGCACATTATTTGCTGGAGTTGTATTTCAAAACATGTTAGGAGTTCCTTATATTTCAATTCCTCTTCCAAAGAGTGATAAAAATAGTTCATTCATTACAAAGAAAATACCTGAATTAGATGGTCATAAAATAATGGATGCTAAACATGACAATCATGTTGTTACTTTATTTACTTCTTGTAAAGGCGATTATAAAATAATTGTCTTGAGGTTTGATAAAGAATATAATAAATATGACTGCCGAGAAATTATATGCTCTGACGTTGGAGATATAAATATGACAACTCTGGACAATGGAGTTTGTATTATGATTCCTGAAAATGGAATACTTGAAGTATTTGGAAATAAACCTTTTGTAAATGATGTTAAATCAATACATGATCCTGTCATTGAAACTGATATGAGATTATGCAAGAATGGAACAACTGCAATGTTTCATAAAGGGAAATCCCTTTATACAATTAAAATGAAATAGGTGAAAATATGACAGTTGAATTAATATTGCGTACAGATAGGGATCGCCTCCTTATAAGAGAAAGAAGGGTTAACGATATTGTTGATCCATATGAAGAAAGTGATGTGTATGGAGAAGAGATGACTGACTATACACATGAAATAGAAAAAAGATTAATTGAGCTTATTGCATATACTCCAAAAGATCCTGAAGAACTCTCAAAAATAATTGAGAGTGCTAAACAAGAGTTTGCAAATCATTTGCTCTATGCAACGAAAAATGGAATCAGGCAAACACTCACACATCTTTGTATGCATGATGATATATCATTTAGAATAATTGATGAAAGTGACAGGAACCCATAATGATTGACGCGGATAAAATTGTTGAGACGCTATGTAAGTGTGGTTATGAAGCTTACATAGTTGGTGGAGCTGTGCGTGATATGTTTCTTAGCAAAGATCCTAATGATGAGGACATTGTCACAAACGCTTCACCCGAAGAAATTGGATTGATTTTCAAAGATGAAAAAGTGGACATGGTAGGTGCTAACTTCCTGGTAACATTAGTAAATGGTATTGATGTCTCAACATACCGCAAAGATATGAATACAAAACCAGGAAGGGAGAATTGTCAAGTAACTCAATGTAAAACTATTCAAGAGGATTTACATAAAAGGGATTTTACAATTAATGCCATTGCGACATGTCCTTATACTGGGGAAATCATAGATCCATTTGATGGGAGAGAAGACTTAAAGAATAAAGTTATAAGATTTGTAGGTGAACCTGGTCAAAGAATTAAAGAGGATTATTTACGAATGTTAAGAGCTGCTAGATTTTGTTGCTTAATTAAAGGGACAATTCATCCAGACACAATGGATGCTCTTAAAGGTCATGCATATTTAGTTAATAATATAGCTTTTGAAAGAATAAGAACTGAACTCTTGAAAGTTATGGAATATGATGAACCAAGTATATTCTTTGATGTATTATATAAAGCAGGAATTCTTGAAATATTATTTCCTGAACTTTATTTTATGTATGGACATACTGGAGGAAAGTATCATCAGGAAACTTTAGATGTTCATTTCAAAATAACTGGAGATGTATTATCTCCAAATGATAAGATGTTAAGATTAACTGGTTACCTACATGACATAGGAAAACCAGCTGCTTATGCGATGAATGATGGTGAAAATTTTGTTGATCATGAAAAGTATGGCGCTGATTTAGTTAGACATTATCTCACGAAATATAAATTTTCAACTGAGGAAATTGAAAGGTCTACTAATTTAGTAAAGTATCACATGAGATCATTTTCACAGACTATCACAAATAAAGCAATTCGACGTATGTTAAGAAAATTTGTGGAACATAATATAAATTGGAAGGATTGGTTTAAACTTAAAGTTGCTGATAATTTAGCAAATATAGGAAAACCAAAATACACCAAAAAAGAGATTAAAGCATTTTCATTGAAAGTTAGAGAAGCAATGAACTATGAGGATAAATGCTTTAAAATTACCGACTTAAATATAAATGGGAATCAAGTAATGGAAATTACAGGATTATCACCCGGTAAAGAAATCGGAGAAATCTTATCTCATTTATTTGACATTGTAATAGATACGCCTCAAATGAATAACTACGAAACTTTAAGTAATGTTGTTACTGGAATCTATAAACGAAAAAAAGAGGAGATGTCAAATGAAAGCGGTATCTAAGAAATTTCAGGAATTGATGGATGAGTCAATCGTTAAAGTTATTTTGGACAAAACAAGTAATATTGACTCAGTGATTGGTGAAGTCAAATCCTGGTGGAGTTATGATTTATTCAACAGGAAACCCGGACCTGCTTATCAGGAAGATGGTACATTTGTAGGGACTGACTTGGACATGGCGTGTTTTCTCTATGAGTTAGCTGAGAGAGGAGCTGCCATAAATATTCCTGAATACAAATCTTTTCGTCAGACCAAATTCAAAGAAGGTCAGATGTTGACGAGTAAAGATAATCGTCATGGTATTTTGAAAGGACTTGTTTCAAATAAAGAAACATGGGTCTTTAGCATTAACATGATTGATCAAAATGTTATGACCTCAGATGGAACTGGAGATTCAAGAACATTTTCTTTAACAGACTTTAAAGGGAAATGGTATGATGGATGGAAAGATCTTCAATTCATCGGCACTGCAAAAGAAAATGGTTGGTTGATGGAGAATAAACTCCTAACTGACAATAAAATTATATTCAGAGATTTTATTCACCCTAATCGGTGGACATCATTCTTTGGAGTTAAATACTTCATTACAAAGCTTCTTATTCAACGACTGACTGAAGAAGCGAGTCATTATTATAAACAAGTAAAGAGAATGAAAGAAGAAGGAATTACTTTTGCTCCAGGCGGCGGAGCAACATCACCAGCATCATATACAGATAAATCAGTAGACAAAGGAAAACAAATTACTGTCGACGCATTTGAAGTCGAACTTGACGTACCGCCAAATGACACAAAGTTTCCTGAATATGAAAGTAGTCAGGAAAACTATACGGAATTATACAGAAAAAGAAATAACTTTGTATTCGGAGTTGGTCCAGCTCTAAGATTTATGACAAGGGCAACTGAGTATGCACACTTTAAAAATCCTGATCGCTTTCCGCATTGGATAAAAGGCGCGGAATGGGTACATGAATATAAACAAAAAGGTAAAAAGAAAGTTTGGAGTCGTTTAGTACTTTGCCAGCCAGAGAATTTTAAATTAGGACTTGCTTTAAGAAAAAGAACCTGGCCAAAAAGCACAAGAGTCTCCGAAGATTATGAAGAAAAATAAACTATAAATGGAGGATATTATTATCATTGATTTTAAAGCATTAATACAAATGTTAAGTGAAGCATCTAATGGTAAGATGCGTATGTTTGATGACACTAACGATCCTGGGAAAGTTAGGATTGCTGGACTTGCTGTTGATAGTGAAAGACCTACGAGAGTATTATATGCACATGACCTTCCCACAACAGCTGAGGATTATATGATGCTCACCTGGGGAAAGGCATTTGGGTTTGAACATCCTGCGTTAGTAGAATATGATGAGCAAGGGAGAATGATAGATGGCGAAATTGAGCAAAATAATCAGACAGAATAATAATTCCTCAAGATATACATTTATAAGACAAATGTTAGGTGGCGAAACATGCCAAAGATGTAATAATAAATCATCATCCCATACAATGAGTATGTTTAATACAGATATAATATGTATGGAATGTAAACAATCAGAGATGAAATTACCTGAATATGAAGCAGCTCGACAAAAAGAGACTGAAGAATGTTTAAAAGGCAATTTCAATTTTGAAGGGATTGGTCTCCCTACAGGATAACCTCCGTTAAAGACCTCCTACCTACTGTGTCCCTGAGAGAAGTTTCTCAGGGGCACTTTTTTTTCGTCGTTCTTCTCATTATAAAATTCCTAGTTATATATATAAATTAATGAGGAAGGTTTGCAATTAATTTTTTAATTGAGAATATTTATAAATTAAGGAGAGTGCCAATGAGTGAAATTAAAAGTTGTGAAGGAAAGATGCCTCCTAACAATGTACTCGAAAAAGATGGACAATTATTATGTAACGATAGTAGACGAGAGAACTGTGAACATCATATCATTTATTGCAAAGACTCTGGTGACATTGATCTCTGCGATTATTTCAATGCTAAAGCTGGAATTAAAACTGCTTCAGATATTGATAAAATTGATAATGTAGTTGACTTTGAATCAATTGAAAAACCCAATAGGAGAATGCATGGATAATATCTTAATTTTTATAGATGTACAAAATTCTTTTATAAAACCTAAAGAAAAAGATTTATGGCCAGATCATTGTATGATTGAAAATAGCGATGAAATCATTTGGTATTGATGTGGAGGAATTCCAATAATTGGAACTGATGGCAAATGCCCTATATGTGGTGAATTTTATAACTAAGGAGAGGATGAACATGATAAACTGGACAATTCATAATTTGAATATACTTTCTACTGAGTTTAGAGAATCAATTGTAAGAAATACAAAACTTGATATAAAAGCGAAAGTAAGATTGGGACAATGTGGAAATGGACAAATGCCAAATTACCAAGTTGAGCATGAAAATGGAACAGTTGTTACATTTAGCGGAAGAAATCATCAAGAACTTGGTCATGAGTATTTCAATCCTAATAATGTTTCAGATTGCTTTTCTATTCAGCAACTTATATAGAAGGAGATTTTATTATGGTAGCATTAGCTATTTGGACAGATAGTGATATTGAAAGACTTATTAAAAATGCCGAAGAAAATGTAATTTCTTTAGAAGAAATGAAAAAACTTTCGGGAGGTGACCCTACTCCAGTACCCGGAGATGATGGAAGATTTGTATTGCTAATTCAGCCATATTATAGAGTTGTGTTTACTCATGAAGAGCATCCTAATGGAAGAATTAGACATATGTCTATATCTACCATGGGTAAAATAATGCCAACACCAATACTTGAAATTCTTGTAAAAGAACTTGGTTTTGTAAATCCTCTTAACAAGTGTAAATGTTTTGTTGAACCACCTCATGGGGAAGAATGTTTAGAAGCTTTAAATATCATGGATCCAATTGATGGGAATTGGGAACCTCATATGATAAAGGATGGTGATGATGGACATAATGCATAAAGATACTGTAGCTAAAATGATTGAAGTTGCAAAAAAGAATTTAATAAACGAAGAGGGTTATAAAGCTCTTAAAGAGTCTGGTGAAATCTCAGATATATTTATATTTAGAACATTTGATCATAGGATTGCTTATGTCCATATAAATCTTAATGGACATTTATGGCATTGTATCTCAATTGCAACATCTAAAAATATGGGTAAAGACCTTGCCGATGACATTGGATTTGTAATGGACATATTCAAATTCAGGCGAGATGGCAATGGTAAAAGCTATTGGGGTGAGGTTGCTGGAGAATATTTATTTACATTTTTGGAGGTTCTTGTATGACAATTATTAATGCAAATGAGGTTGACGATACGCCGGAAGAAATGTTTGGACCGTATGTTGATAGGAATTCATCTATTGAATTACTTAGAGAGATTGTAAAATTAACCAATTCAGATATTGGATTACATGAAGAGTTTAATGTAAGTAATCGGACATTAGCAAGTTGGTTATTTCATAGTAAAATTCCATCAGTTAAAAATGCAAGTAAGATTGCATTCTTCTACATTTTATTTTATGACAGGTTATTATTCGCCACAGTAATTTTGAATATTATTGATCCTAAAGTGTTTGAAGGTGAAAATTATAAAACTGAAACTATAGATGTAATGTATGATATTAACGCGAAGCTTCATACAATTTCTTTATTAAGAAATGATATTAATGACAAAGCACTGATTGAAGAATTTGATAAAATTGAGTATCTGTGGTATTCTGCGTATGGATTGATAGACTTTTTATATGATCTTAAAATTAGTAAATCATCTATAGATTATGTGGCATCTGTCTTCAATGAAAAAATTAAAGATCTTAAAGATTGTAAAATTAATGAGATAAATGACTTCCGCCAATACTTTGAGGAACTGAATATTTTAGATGATTTGGAGGACTGAAGATGAAAAAGTTGGGTATCAGACTGGATAAGAGAAAGATTGATGATCTTATTGAATATGCTATGAATAACATTGTCGATATGAATGAAGTAAAAGATACATTTCTTAATTCGGTTAAAGATGAAACTACAATATCCGGAGAAGACTTTGGAATAGGCAAAGAAAGTATAATGGAAATCGAACCTGCATTTTATGCAAAATTCACTATAGATAAATATGGTGATGAACTTATGAGACATTTATCAATTGGTGTAACTGATCCAGTACTTAGAGCAGCGACTAGAGGAATTCCACCAGGTCCTTTAATTAAAGTTTTAATTGATTTATTTGGATTTAAAAATCCTATTGAAGAATGTTTTGTTAATGCAAGTTCTCTGAGAAATGGAGCGGTTACCATAATCGATCCCATTGATGGAGATTGGAGCAAACATAAATTATTTGCAATGGCAAGAGATGCGATGAATGATCATTCTCTTATTCAACACATTAAAAGTTTTATTGGAGTCAAAGTAAGTGAAGAAGATTGTGAGAATTGTGATGATGATTGTCCTGGTTGTCATGATAAAGATGATGATTTTGTTAAACCAGGTCATGGCAATTTAATGGATGCCATTAAAGATTTAATGAGTGAACATATGGACTGTGATGGGGATTGTGCAAATTGTGATAAACATGATGACCCTAAACATCATGGAAATATTCCAAGCAGTCTTAACGACTTCATTGAGACAGTAGGTAAGTCAGTCGAGAGGTTCCAAGGTAATGAAAATTTGCCACCTGGAATGCAAAGCTTGAAAAGCAAAAAACCTACATTTCATTAAGATTAGAATTACAGTAAGGAGAAACCCATGGCGAAAAAGAGTCATAATAACAAGATTGATATGAGCATGTTAGAAGACTTTAGAGAAAAGTTAGAATTAGAATTTCCTGAAGAAATTATCACTTTTAATTATGCTGAGGTGAAAAAGACGAGGCGGTACGTAAGAAAAATAGTTGAACTAATGACCGGAACCGAGAGGGGAGCGTATGAATATGCTAATCCTTATATAGGTGCTGGAACAACAAACTTGATTTTACATGATGTTAACATAAGTCAATATCAAATGAATACAATGAAAAATTTAATCGATTCTGGATTTCCGGATGCATTTGTAGCTAAAATATTCAGGGACCTTAAAGTATACTGGAGAGGAGCTCCAAGATAAATACTGACGAAAAAAATGACCCTCAAGTCACTTAAGTACTTGAGGGTCATTTATGCGGCATATAGGGGTAGCGAAGCCCTATCAGGGAATAAACTTTTTTTACCTTACATTAGGTAATTTGACAAATAGCAATACCATTTGATCTAACAAGAGTTGTTGCATATCTTGAAAGAATTGTCAAGCTTGGTGTTGCTCCTAATGGGTAAGGATGCAAGATTGCTGGTACATAAGGTGAGTAATAATAAACAGCTTTGAGTTCTTCAGTTGGGCGATATGTCATAAGCATAGTGCCTTGAGGAACGACTGCTGAAGTGAAAACTCTCCATTTTCCGCCAGCAACTGTGGCGCTTCGATATCCAAGATCGCCATCATTTACTGAAGTACCAGTGTAATTAAATCCTTGGAGATCTTCAAGAATAACAACGTCAAGAGGATTTGCAAGAATTGTATTTGCTGCGTCCATATTTGTGTCAGTATAAACCTGAGCTGAAAGTGTATTGAGATCATAAACAATATTTTCATGCCAGTATTTAATACCCCAAGTGTATCCAGCAGGTGGATTTTTAGGGAATGCTCTAAGATGAGAAGAAGCATTTAATCTTGTATTTGCTGTGATCAATGCATTTACGATTTCTCTATCAATGTCAAGAGCGATTTGCTGACCAAGAATGTTAACGATTTCAGCTTGCATAGAAACATCAAATAGAGCTCTCATATCTTGCTCCATATTGATAGTCCAGTTAGCGCTGATTTGTCTGTCTTTCGCATAAAGACGAACTTTGTCAACATAAAGTTGAACAGAAGGATTGATTTTATTTTCCTCAAGAGAACATGTAACTTCATATCTTATTGAAGTGACAAGTCCTGTTGTACTGGAAACATCAACGGTTCCATTGAGATAGTCAACTTTTCCTGAAAGCACATCAGTGTTATTACCAATTGTAACACTTTGTGAGAAATGTCCTTCAACAGCTGGGATGATTGAAACTTCAACGAAGTTTGTACCATCTGAAGAAACTGCTGTAATTTGGAAATCTCTTTCAAGATGAGCTTGGTCTTTTGTCAAGGAAGCAACTGCAAGAATATCATAATTATTGCTTGGAACAGGCATTGCTGCAGCAATTGGAGTACCAATACTTGGTCCGCCAGATATATCTTTTGAAGTTACAGGTGCGTCATATTGTTCAGATGAATTGGATGGTGAAAATTTAGCTTTGATGAAAGCTTTAATTGTTTCAGGTTTGTCCATTGGAGAAACTGTGATTGCTTCTTTGGCAACGAGTTTCGGATAGAACACTCTAAGAATAGGCATTGTTAGAGTTTCATATGGATTTATTTGAAACATTGAATTTTCAAGAAGATTTATTCTGGTATTTTCGGCAAGTACCTTAAAATCAGCTTGATCTTTTTTGCTTTCAATTGACTCAGCGAGTCCAGTTACATAAGCGTCAAATGCTGTGTCATTAATTAAGACCTCTTTAATATTACCAGGTTTTGAAGGGTCAACCCCGGAAATCTTTTTCGTAGTCTTATAGACCTCTAGCAGAACTTCTTTTTCCATTATAATTTCCTCCGTGTTTAGTTAACTGTTACTTAAACCTTTTACTTATTGTTTTTGTAACATCTCTTAAATGAAATTCTAATTTTTGTTCTGGAAGGTTATCTAAAACTTTAAGTAGAACGATCACTTCATTTCTAAAACTTGAGTCATATCCCAATCCCGCAGTTACTAGTCGACTAATTTTCTCGAGTAATTGTTTAATTTTTCTCTTTTTTTCTAATTGACTAATATGGTTTTCTAACATCGTTTTCTTTTCAAGCACATCTTGTCTCAACGAGTTTAATGTATTTTTCAGCTCAGTGTATTCACTTTGCTTACTTACATAAAATTCGTCTAGCAATGGCGAAATATTTTCAATGACCCGATTGCCAAGATCGGCCTTAGCTTGATTGATATTCTTACTTATGTCTGGGATGTTAGTGACTGTGATTTTCATATTTCACTTCCTAAGATTTCAAGTAACCTTGACTTCATAGCAAAATTTTGCTCATCAAGATCTTTAATTTTTCGCGTAGTTTCACTTTCAATGGTATTCGCTTGATCTAACAATTTTTGTTGCTTAACAACCTTCGTGTTTAGGGATTTAATTTTGTCGTCTAATTTCATGTTCTCTTCTCTGACAGAGAAATTTTTATCTGTCTTAGCAATAGCGAAAACATGATTAAGTACGGTGGAAAGGAAATCCCTATTTTTCCTTTGTTCTCGTTTCCATCCAGGTTTAGAACGCTTTATTTCCATATTCACTCCCCTGTTTCATTCTTCACTGTGTTTTCACATATAGTTACTTTCTTTATTTAAACCCACCTGTCAAAGAATTCAACTACTTTGGATTCAACTAATCTGTCGAAATAATTAGCAAGATAACATTGTCCATCAGGTGTACAAATAACACCACTATTAGATTCTCTAATATTCTCAGTTAAGAATCTTTGAGATTCAAATTTCATCTCATTAAAATCAACCACAGCACTTTTATGGGATGGCAGGGATACTGAGTCAAATGCAACAACTGTTAACGGACCTTCCACTTCATTAAAGTTACTTTGTCTTTTAATTGTAGCAAGTCCTCTCATTGATAATCCAACACCTGAACCATCCTTTAAAAGTCCTGCCATGATTTGACCATTTGGAGTTGAAGCAGTCTCAAGTTCTCCAACAAGATGCTTTCCTCTCCATTCATAATCTCTTATTATATGACCTACCTCTTTTAACATAACTGTTGTTTGTCTAATTTCATCGAAAGTCTCTCGTCCCGTCGGCGTGGGGTGATCGAGCTCTCCATAAAATGCTTTTCTTTCAATTCTTGGTTTACATGCTGCCATGCCTTCGTCTAAAACTTGATGAGGATACATTCTTCTGTTTTGATTAATTTCATCAGATGTTTGCATGGTCATACGAAAAATTGCTTTACCAGGTGATGATTTAACAACTTCAGCTTCTTGAAAAATAGCACCTTCTGCTATAAAATGTGGCATTTATACAACCTCCTTAACATACTTTATAAGCTAATTGACCTGTTGAACATTCGTCTTTGTGACCTTTTTTATAATGACATGTTTCACAACAAGCAATTCCAAAGTCAGGATCAAGTGAAAAAAATGGTTCTAATTTTTTTGGTCTTGAATGATGGGCATGATTTGCTTTTTCTCCACAATATTCACATTTGTAGTTTGCTCTTTCTAAAACTTCAGTTCTCCATATCATATATTCTTCACTTGTATAATATTCTTCTTTGATAATTCCTGCTCTTATTTGATCTTCTTTAATAAGTTGAGTTATAGTTTTTCCAAATAATGGACATTCTTCTTTACACTTATTAGAACAATAAAAATAAGAACCTTCATTACCATTTATACTTTCCAATTGTCTTATTCTTTCAGTAATCTGACTTCCAGTTGGAGTAAACCAACCATCTTTTTCTTTACTATTTATACAATTATGATTTTTACAATGTACCTGAATTTCTTTTTCTCCTGGTTTATCAGGATTATATCTCATTTCCTCAATTTTACTAAATGTAGGATATTTATTTATATAATCTATAATTGTCATAAATCTATGATTTAATATACCAATTCTACTTTCACTTATTTTACGATTATGTTCTTTTGTATTCTTTTTACCTTTCATAGATTTACTAAGTTTTTGTTTATGTGAATCAGATAAACTATGTAATTTTTTTCCTTTATTCCAAGCTTTTTGCCCTTTACTAGATTCACTCATTTTTTTTAAAGACTCTTCTGAATAAATTCCAGTTTTTCCTCTATTCCATGACTTTTGTCCCTTATGAGATTCGCTCATTTTCTTTCTTGATTCTTCATTAACTTTTTTGCCTTTACGAGGATGTCCATTAACTTTAAATAAATCTTTCATTTTTCTTTTATTTGCTGGACATTTTCTATGATTATTTACACAACACCATTTTCCATTTTTAAACTGATGAACAGCTTCTTGTCCACATCCATATTCACAATTCATATTATTCACTTAGTTAGGATTTTTATTATATTTCTTATCTTCTGCTTCTTTCTCTTTATAGTATTTATCAAGTAACTTATATATTACTTTAAGAAATTTATAAAAAATAACAATAATTTCATCTATATTCTCTTTATACGAGTCAATGTTTGCAGTTAATACTTTAAACATTTCTATAGACTGTGACACATATTTTCTTAAAGTAAGAATCTCAACATCAGAACTTGTAGATAAATAAGACTCAATTGAAATTAGTCGAGCATATATTTTCTTCATCTCATATACTCTACCAAGTTCTTGTGGATCTTTAGGTTCTTCTTCGCCTGGCATTCCCATACCTGGCATTCCATCAGCACCCATTTCTCCACCAGGAATTCCTGACATATCTCCAGAAGGTTGTCCTGCATCTGGCATATTATTTGCTGGATCAGGTTCGGGCAACTTTATATCTTTTTCAGTCTTCTCTACTTTTTTAATCTCTTCATCAGCTTCTCTTAATTCATCATTTTCACTAGGAAAATTTACATGAGTTTTATAAGGTCTTGTATCATGGAGATTAGGAACATCTTCATCTTGTGGATCATCTTTTGTAAATACATCTCCTCCTATTGGATTTCCCCAATTACCACTCCCAGTTTCCTTTAACTCTTTTTCTTTCTGTCTAAGAGCATTTTCTATTTTATTTAATATTGAATGATTAAATTCAGTCATGTTAGAATGATCCTCCTCCCATACCGCCCATACCACCCATACCATCATCCTCTTCTTCAGTTACTCCAAGAGCTTTATCAAGGTCATCATCAATTTTATATTTTTCAACTTCATCCCAATCAATATTCGTTAAGTATCGTTTCTTACTATATTCTTTTGGAATTCCTATTCGTTCTAATGTTTCAATTAAGTTTGCGAGGTCTGACATTGATCTAGCTTCTCTTTCAATTTGTAAATTTTTAGGAGAAGGTAGAGCGATTAAAATATTATCAAATAGAGTTAATGCAACTTCTGGATTAACAATATCTAATATTTTTTTAATTAATTTATTAAGATCTCTTGTTAAATATTTTTGATGCGATACAACCGTCCTTGCAAATAAAATATTTTCTTCACTTAAAGCTGCCTTATTAGAAAGATTCTCTTCAATAGATAAGAAACTAGCAGGGACTCCAAGAGAAGATACTAATTGATCTCTCATTAATTTTAATTCATCAACCTTACTTCTTACATCAACATTTCCTTCTGTGAACGTACTTATATCAACAAATTGCTTTCCATCTTTCATTGGAATATAAACATCTTCAAATGTAGTAATCATTGAAGGAATTGTGTCAATAGTTCCAAATGAATCAAGACTAATCTTTCTTTTCCTAAATGCTTCCTTCATTGCTTCTATGGCATTTCTTGCATCTCTTGGTAATCCAATCTCAACTCCAATTTTTCTTTTCTCGGTTGATCGAGAAAGTCTTTGAATTGCAAGAGCAGTCTCTAAAGCAATGAGAACTTTGGCAGCATATTGTGTTGAATCAAATATGGATTCTCCATAAGGAGCATACTTTGAAGATGGTCTTTTAAAATGTTGCATTTTATCAGGTGGAATAAACCTGATATTAACTGCTTTTCCCTCTGAGGTTTCATTGATCATTGCCGCAATTATTTCTTTTAAATCCTTATCATTTGTAAACCCTTTCATTTGAGGTACTTTTTCTTCAAGACTTCTGAGCAGTTTAGCACAAATCGAATTGATCATATTGTCTTGCATTGATAAATGAGGATTTACAGATACTTTAGGAAATACAAGATAACCAAAACATACAGGAAATAAATCGCTTTGTAATTTGACTACATATTTTGGTTCATGAAAAATGATATGGATATTTTTTATTTTATCTTCTTTCTCTTGTCTGTTTTTAACATCAGACTTTTTTGCTTCATTATATGATGAAAAATCAACAACAAAATTAGCAGTTTCTTTTCCTTCTGTTACAGTGAATTTTTCTTGCTCATCACCAAATTTGAATTGTTCTGCTAAAAGAGATTTACTTGTAAGAGCTGTTTTTGAATCTGCTATTTCAGCAAACAAATCTCCATATAGTAAAGTATTTCTAACAATCAATTCTAAATGGTCTTCTAATTTCAAATGTTTGATTATTTCATTTACGATATTTTGTTTTGACTCTGTTTCAACTTCATCTTCTAAATATGATTCAGGGTTAACTTCTAATGAAATCTTCGTAATATCATCAGGTGAAAGAATATTGTCAACAAGAACTGTTAATGCTCTATAACAATAATTTACAAAATCAACAATTGTCTCATATGTTTTATATCTATGAAGTCGCCCACCTTGTCCCATCATTGCTGGAGAAAGATTAGTTCCTCCCATCATTGCATTTTGGGATGCATCAAATTGAAAGTTACCGGTCTTGGATATGAGAGATTTAACTAAGTCAACATAACCATTTCTTCCAGTTTGACTTTTATATGAGAGAATAGACTTTGATGCAGAATCCAATGTTGAATCAATATCCGCAGTCTTGACTCCGAGAACTGTATTCTTTAGCTTGTCATATCTATCCTTTAAGGTAGTACTTGCCATATTAATTTCCTTTTTGAATACCTTTATCTACGTGCTTGACTTCTAACTCGCGATGAATATTTCTTCTTAATTATTTCTCTATATTTTTTACATAAGTCACAGTAGCGTTTCATTTGTTTATAAGAAGAATCATTTTTCTTTCTAGCATGAACTGTTGCTAATTGACTAGTTGTACGTTTTATTTTATGCTGTCTCGTTGATCTTGAGATTGTTGTTCGTTTTGGTTTCTCTATCAAAAGTATATAATCATCTATTAATTTACTCATTTGGTTTCCTCAATATCAGAGTCCATAAGATTTTTAACTGATGCTTCTCTTATTTCATCTTCTTCATATCTGTTGTTAAAATATTCCATGATATTGAATATTAAAGTTTCCATTCCAAAATGAGAAGTAAATTCTTCTACGAGTTTATCTCCCATTAATTTAAAAACTAATCGAGAAAAATCTTTAGCTGTAACGGCGAATTGATTATCATCAACTTTTGTAGCTTCAATGGAATATATAAATAATTGATCCTTATATATAATATCGTAAGCTTTTGCTTCAAAGTATTCAAGAGTTGTCATATAATCCGCAAACTTTATAATGAAAAACTCTCTTTTTCTTTGTTTTGAAAACTTTGATACCATCCTTAAAGAAATTATTGCAATCGAAGCAAGAATTAACAAAAGGCTGATATTTACAATCCAATTAAGCATCAGTTATAACATCCTCCTCTTCTTCGATTTTTACTTCAGGTTCTTCTTTCTCAATTTCTTCTTTAATAGGTTCTTCATCCTTAGGACCACTTTCAGCAAAATCTATAGTTTTAAGAATGCTAACATCTTCATTTGGTTCAGGTTCTTCCTCAACATTAATTCCATTAATTCTTGTTGGGCGAATTATTAAACTTGACTCTGAAGTTGCTAAAATGACAACATTTGTTTCTTCCATCATAGATGATAAATTATTCACATAGTCTTCAATTGGATCATTATTATTATCACTTATTTCTACGATTTTTCCATCATCCAGGTAAATGGTTATTGACTTCATATACCTTCTCCAATTCGTTTTAGTCCGTAAGGACTTTATCAAGTATTCTATTAGATTCGATTGAGTCACCTAATTCTTCAACAACAGGTTCCTCAGTCGCTTTCACGGGTTCGTCTAAAATTGGACTTTCAATGAGAGTTTCTTCAAACATTGAGTCTTCTGATGAGATTTCTTCAGTGGTTTCTGCGGGAGGTGATTTTATGGAAACATCTTCCACAACTAATTCAGGATTGTTGGATGGTTTTATATCTTCAATGATCTCAAAATCTGCACATTCAGTCCTTAAATATGATTCCATGTATGCAAGCTCTGCTTTATTTCGTATATCAATCTCAACAGGAGTTCGCACAGGAATATTTTTAATTATTAACATTCGATTTGGTGTAGTGACTTTAATCTTCATTGTTCAGCATTCTCCTTTCTTCGAAATTTTTTTGGGTGGATAAAAAATTACCCACCCAAAAAAGTATAATTATATTCGAACGTCGTCAGATTTGATATCATCAGCTTCTTCAACAGATTCCGCTTCGATTTCTTCTCTGAATATTTTGAATGCTTCCTGAAGATCTTTATCATCATCAGTGTCTTCGTCAGCTGTTTTTGGATTGTCCAATGGACCCATTTCTTCCAAATTTTCATCAGCTCCATCATCACCAGCATCATCATCGTCGCCTGCGTCATCAGCTTCTTTAACTGGTTTTTCATCAGTATCATCATCGTCATCATCATCGTCTTCGTTTTCCATCTCTGCGATGAGTTTTTCGATTACAGCTTCTTCAGCTTCAGAAAGATCATTTGATTCTTCAACAGGTTTTTCATCTGCTTTTTCACCATCGTCGCCTGCGTCATCAGGATCACCTTCGTCGCCAGCATCGTCAGCTTCTTTAACTGCTTTCTCAATATCTTTCTTTGTTTTGCTTACATTTTTGTCAGGAACATCATCAACATCATTTCTATCTGGCTCTGGAAAATCAGATCGTTTTTCTTCTTCGCCTAAAATAGAAACGCCCTTGTCCTCATCATTACCAAAGTAATATCTTTCAAGAATTGAAGCTGCATCGGAAGTGGTTTTTAATTCACCATCGCCTTTGTAGCTGATAATTTGTTTGGTCATGGGTCCTGTAACGTCTACAGTTTTTGTTGTGTCAAAGTCTGCCATTGCTTCTTTAAGTAATTTTGTATAAGAAACTTTTTTAGTATTACTCATCTTTTCCTCCTTAAAAGAAAATATTTCATGTTATTAACTCTTCCCAGGCATCACCTAGATTTTGTATTTGTTCTATATGTATTGTTAGTAAAGTGCTAGTTTGTTTCTTAAAATGTCAGCTGATTAAATGCAAATGTAACATTGCTCTTATCACCTTTACCATTTTGAACTTTATCACTTTTATTCTCATTTTTTAATCTGTGTCCTCTAATAAATTTGAAGTGTTCAAAATTGACATGAAATTCAACAGATATATTTGACTTACCTGATCTATTTTTAGCAACTTTAAGTAATACAATTTTTTCATTATATTGATCTTTAACCAATAAAGCAACAAAGTCTGCATGCTCAACTTTCTTAATTGATTCACCCATCTGATCTAAGTTTAATTGATTTGCCTGCTCTGTCCTATAAGCACTCCTACTTAATTGAGTCAATGTTATTACAGGAATATTATATTCAACTGCTAATGCTTTAAGTCCTAATGTAATATCTCCCAATTCAATTCTGTATAAGTCATATTTAAGATCCGTCTTCATTAAATCCAAATAATCGACGTATAAACCCCTTATAGAGTCTTTTCCATACTCTAATATAACATCATCGAGAACCATCATTAAATCGACGCAACTTATAGATTTAGGAGGGAAATACTTCATTATAATAGTTGAATTATTTTTATCCAACTTATCAAGTAATCTTTTCTTTATATCAATCCCTTGTCCAATTTCAGCAAGAACTTCTCTATTTGTCTTTTCAAATATGTCTTGATAAGTCCTTAAAAATGATTCCTCAATGGTATTCTCCATTGTGATATAAAGATATACATCTTTAACTTTTTCAGTTCCTTCATCCTGGTTTTGATTAATTGGAGCTGCCATAAAAGATTTATCAATGGTCGCTGCATTATCAATAAAATTATTTAAAATAGTGGATTTTCCCGATCCCGACCCTCCCCCAAAAACATAAAGTCGAGAAGGTTCAAATCCACCATGAAGGATTTCATTATCAAATACTGGATACCCAGTTGGAGTTGCATTTACTCTTTCATATTTTTTAATGATTTGATCTTTAACATGATCAAAATCATCTTTTACTAAATCAAGTGATGAAGTTGCCTCCACCATTGCAACTCTTTGTTCTTCCATTAAATTGGAATATAAAACTTTTACAACATTATCGAAGTCCAATACAACATCATCAATTGAATCAAAGTTTCCATTCTTTACAGTCTCTAATAATTCTTCAACATTATCAACATTGGAAAATAAATTATTCAATTTCTTTCTTAATCTTATCTGCCTAATGTTATCTTCCATTGTCTTTTCATTAGGTTCTTCAGATATCTTAGCTAATACAAACTCTGCAATGTTGTCGAATTTATTAGATACCAAGATGCTATCAATTACATTATCAGTCTCTCTGCCATCTATTTTCATCTCACAAATCTTTTTAAGACAATCAACCTTAGTTTGAACTGTTACAGGAATCTCTATAGATTTTCTATCTTCAGAAAACTTTACAATTTCAACAATATCCCTGAATAAAGTCTTGTCCTTACGTACCTTAGAATTGTTGCATAGAATTACAGTGAAACATGAATTGATAAACCCTTCAGTTATCATCTAATTTCTTCACTCCCATTTTTATAAGTTCCATTTGAAGCTTATTCGCTATTATTTTATCCATGTCCTTTAATATTTGTTCTTTAAATTTATCCTTAATACCCTCAATATATTTAGGATCTATACTAACTTCATGCTGTCCACCTAAATCTTTAATTACAATTCCTTCTCCATTTGACACAACAGGAATTGGCATTACTGACGTATGTCCTGATGTTGCTACATTTGCTATACTATGATAATGAGTTACGCCGGCATAACCACTTCCACCCGCTCCATAACCTCCATGAGCAATTCCACCCCCACCTCCCCCACCACCTCCAGCAAAAGCTTGAGCAATATTTGATGTTATATCTTCTTCATCGGATTTTTCTTTTCCAACTATTTTTTCAATCCAATTTAGTTTACCTTCTCCATTGCATTTTTTACATGTACTAATATTATCAGTCCCATGTATTTTTCCTGACCCATTACATTTGTCACATAATTCTTCACATGAGTCTTCATCTAATTTTGGTCTCTTAGTGAATTTTCTTATCCTGTCTGTCATATTAGCTAATTTTTCTGCATTTATAGCTATAGAATGAGCTGTTGTTTTTGCCATATCATTTACCTTTAATAATATTAAACATATCTTTTAAGTCTACAGCAACTTCTTTACCATCACATTTAACATAACCGGGAGGTAGTCCAACAAGTGATGAAGTCATTTTTTGTGCTACTTCAAAAAATTCATATATGTCAGTTTTAGGTATTTTTTTACCTACTACATTTTCAACCCAGTCAACTTTTTTATGACCATGACATTTTGGACAAATAACTTTAATAACATTTTCATCGTCATCTTTACCTGGAGGTAACCATCCTTCTCCATTGCATTTTGAGCATGATATTAATTTATCATTCATTATAATAATACCCATCCATGTTTTGTAAATGTATAAGTGTTCCCATTTGTAGAGTCTTCCCATAATGATCCAAGAGATGCTGAAGTTGGAGGGTTATTTGATAATATATGAATAGCTAAACCATCATCTTTACCTACTACATTTTCAACCCAATCAACCTTTCCTGTCCCTAAACATTTATCACATATCTCTACACTTGGGATTGAAGTTCCATCAAATGAACTAAACTCCATTTCTCCTGTTACTAACAAACGAGTTCCTTCACAACGAGAACATATCATTTCACCCTCTTTAAGGACGATAGGTGGCATATTATTCGACATAATCTAATATAAAGTTCCCATTAAATATTGCATTTTGAAATTCATTTGAAGTATAAAATGTATTATCAACTTTAAAATATGTCTTATGCATAGATTTAAAGTTGATATTCATATCAGCGATAAAAATATCATCAGAAGATTTATTTAATACGCTCATCGTTTTTGAAGATTGTTTACCTACTATATTTTCAACCCAATCGACTTCTATAGTTCCTAAACATTTAGGGCATAATTCACTATCAATTCCATTACATTTTGAACAAATCATTTTATAAATTTAACTCCATCTTTATCAATACAATATGAAATTTCAATAAAATCAACTGGTTCATTAAGTGTTATTACAGTATCAAATGAGTTATGAGATTTACCTGTTGCATTTTCAATCCAATCAACTTTACCAGTACCTAAACATTTTGGACATAAATTTTTAATTGGAATTTTCCTATCATCGTCAGGAGTCTTTCCAACTTCTTCCTCAATTAATCGAGAACCTTTACACAATGAACATAATATCTCACCCTTATCTTCATCTATAAAAATATCATTCATCATGTATCCTTATAATGTTAGAATTATTGATATTGCTTCATGAGTTTTAAATATTTTAAATTTTATATTTATTTTATTAGAATATGGAGGGTCATTATCAATTATAAAATCTGTGATGATGAATCTTTGACTTATTCTACTTAAAAAACTATCAATTAAATTTATAATCTTGGATATTGTTACACTATCCATAAAATGTCCTATAAAAGGTTCTATAATCTTATTTAAATTCCTATCAATAAAACTAACTGTACTTTTAATATTTAGGTTATTAATGTCATTATAACTGATAGGATATGACTTACCTACTACATTTTCAATCCAATCAAGAGTTCCTTCTCCATGACATTTTTCACAAATATTATTATGAAAAAATCCTTCTCCATCACATTTAGAACATAGTATATTGTTTTTCACTACTTTCCACCCTTAACCAACGTTTACCATCATACATATTTATTGTATTATTAGTTTCATTAAAATAAGCATCTCCAAAGTGAGGATTGTCGGGAGGTCGTAAAGATGGTTCTAACCAATTTAATCCTCCAGGAAAATCTGGAATAGAGGGACGGGGAGCACCAACTATATTATCAATCCAGTCGAGCTCCCCCTTTCCATGACATTTAGGACAAATATGTTCATCAAATATACCTGCCCCATCACATTTAGAACATTTCATTTTTTGAATGATGTAATATAAGTGAATACTCTTGTTTCATCTTTTAAAGGAAATAGTATAGCTAAATGTAGATGAAGTTTATTATCGCCAAGCAAATGATCAAAACTATATTCAATTAAAAATTTAGATTTTAATTTACATAAAAAAAGTTTAATATCTCCTTTAACTTTAGCTACATCATCTTCAGTGATAGTAGTTTCTAAATCTTTAAGATACTCTTGTATATTGATATTGATAAATTGCACAAGATTATCTTTATTTTTTTGAATTAATAGTCTTGTAAATACATCAACTTTTTCTTCTAGGTCAATTGCTGGCATAAACTCCCCCTTAAAAAGTTAGAATTTTCTTTTCTTCAAGGTCAGTAAATTCGTCCTTACTTAATACCTTATCAACAATATACTTACAAAAGGTTTCATCTAATGATGTAAGCATATCTAATGATTTCACAATGCTAACTGATTTAGCTCTTTGTTTTCTGCTTATTTTTCCACCATTTAAATTTCGAGTTATCATTTCAACTTCTCTGATAAACTCCTCAATAAGACCATCTTCATAAAGTGGATAAATACTTTCAGCTTTTTCTCTTGCCATTGTTTGAATATCAGCAAATTGATTAAGCATATGCAACATTGAATAAACTCTCATTTCATCATAGAAAGTTCCTGTGTCAGGATTATAAATATCAATGTTTCTAATATCTTTAAAACCATATCTTTCAGATAATTCATATAACGCTCTTTTATATCTGTCAATTCTCTTTTCACCATTAAGGAATCTCAAGTTAAGTTTCTTAGTTCTTAAATCAAGTTTTCTAATAACTCCATCATCAAGGACTGAAATATATCTTCCAACCATAAGTCCTTTAAAGAGTCCAGATGAGTCATATGATATTTCAACTTCAATTGCATGTTTCTTTAATAAATGAAGTCTAAATAATTCATAGAATAAAATATCTCTGAAATTAGCTCCACCTAATATATGAAAATGTAAAGTATCTCGCCCATGTTTTAATGCTTCATTAATAAGAGGTATCATTGGAATGACATATATGATACAAGGTATTTGTGTATCACTTGCCATATTAGCAACAATTCCTCCAGTTCCATGATGTTTAAATTCTTTAAACATATCATTTTCTCTCATAATCTTTGTATAAATATCCCAAAGTTTAGGAGTTCTAAAATGATGAATATAAATCATCTTATCTTTAACATCTTGAGGAAGATTTGCTGCCATTGAATATGTTTCTAAGTTCTTATCATATATCTGATCAAAACTTTCAAATAATTCACAGCCAGGTCCAGGTGGTAAGTCTAATACAAAAGCTCTATCATATACATCTTTCTCTTGTACTAAAAATTGATGATACAAATCTATCAGTGCTTGTGTCTCATCTTTTTTAAGTTTACCAATTGATGCTTGAAACCCTCCTGAGTCGACTATAAATTCAGAGTCATTGAATAGTCCAGTATCTCTGCATTGTCTATAAAGCTTTGCTTCATTCTCAATATGTTTGTCGTATTTTTTCTTACCTGAGAAATTTTGTCCAAATGAATGTAAAAACATATTACAAGATTCTGCAAAGAAATTAGAAATTTGATCTCTTGTAAAATGATCGTCGTACCTATTGGATTTGTTCAATAAAAAATTGTCGAGAATTGTTGCTAACGTTTCGAAACCTGCACATACATAATTACTTTTCATTTTATTCTCCTAGTTAATGTTAATGTTAAATATAATATAGCATTAACATTAACTTTAGTCAACTCTTTTTTTAAATTTATTTTTCAACTCTTATAATTGTTTTTCGGTCTAACTGTAATTTCATATGTTCAATTACCATTTCCAATTGATTTATATATTTTTCAATTGACCCATCAATTGTAATTACTTTTTCTAAACTTCCAAAATGCATCTCAAGACATTCCATTAATAAATTCTTTATTTTAGGTTCATCAGGAGAATGTTGTAAATCACATTTAGTATATAATTCTTCTAATGACTTTTCTTTATCTTCAAAATATTGAGTGATTGTTTCTTTTTTCCAGTCACCTCTGCGAATGGATTTAAGTTGCTCTCTATTTCTTTCAAGATCAAGATCATGTTCAGTCATTATTTGCTCAACTTCATTTATTAGTCTTACTACATGATAAGCAAATTTAACATCATATCCATGTTTCATTATGTCAGGTAATCGTCTTGTTAATTTTTTCTTTCCACCTTCTGTCAATTCTAAAAATAATCTCCCGACATATTTTACTTCAGCAATTGGAAATTTTTCTTTTACTTCTTCAATATTAAAAGTGACAGGGTTGATATCCAATTTATCACATTCTTCAATAAAAGGTAAAATCTTTTTTGATTGCATTTTATTAAGTTGAGAATATGCATACCCTTTGAATCTATGCCATGCTCCCTTATGTAAAAATAACTTTCTGTTTTCTCTTATATGCTCACCAATTTGAGTCGAATGTAATATACATCTTCTTGGTACAAATAAGGAGTCAATCATATTAGGATTATTTTGCATACATAATTGAAAATACTTTGTAATGCTATGAATATTTAAATCATATTCTTTGCCTTCTTCCTTATCCATAATATGATGTATTTGAAATTGTTCAAACCTTATAGGTTGTTTTCCAAAACCATGAATATAACCTGATAGATGAGGAAATATCATATCTTTATAAGGAATTGAAAATCCATAAATATCCATATCCGACGTATCATTGCTACATCCATATGCAACACTTCCCATTAATACTTCATAATGAACATTACTTTTCATATGAGCAGGAGGATTGATTAACTGCTTTTTCATTAATTTATCTATGATTGATCCCATGATTCACCTTTCATTTATTTTATATTATGTTACAAAGGATCCTTATAACTTCTTATTATTTCAATTGGATTTTAACTTTAGGTAGGACTTATATTATCTGGTATCTCCATCACCTTTGATGAGATTTCTTTCTTTTCTTGAATTGAGTTTGTTAAGATTTTCTCTTGCTATATGACTTAAGTCGATATTCAATTCACATGCTGCATTTGCTACATACCAAAGAACATCACCTATTTCTTTAATAAGTAATTCTTTTCTTCCCTCTGTTAATTGACCACCATCATCTCTGATCATTTTTTTTTACTTTCTCAGCGACTTCTCCAGCTTCTCCACATAGTCCTAATGCAACATATGTTAAATTATCACCTTGGTTAGGATATATAGCTGTCTTTCTTGCTTCAACTTGATAATCATCTAATTTCATTATTCGATTTCCTTTTAAAAAATTAACGATTCGTTTTATCAAACTTGGTTTACAAGGTTTGAATAATTCAGCATCTGCTAATGCTTTATCTAATTCATAATCAGTCGATATAAAATAATGATCCCATATTGATTTTTTCATTATTCACATTCCCTGCAAACTTCAGTTAGTTCTTCATATTTACAAATTATACCAATTCTTGATACATACATTTCATTGCAAATGGGACACGTTCCATAGTTGAAAAAGATTTTTTATTGTCTTCTACCTTAAAGAAACAACCAGTCCTTTTGTCATATTGAATGTCTTGCATATTGTCCCAACATGCTTTTATTCTCTGGAATTCTTTTAATTCCTTTTCGTCATATCGAGGGCAGGTTGTATAGGTATTACATAATGTTATGTCATTATCATTTTCAGTGACGTCAATGTCGGGAATTGAAAAGGAAGGTTCCTTTTCTCCCGTGTCCCATTTGAATGGCATTTAGTTAGTGCCTTCCTTTAATTCAATATCTTCTTTCATACGAAGAACTTTTGAAATATCAAATGCATAATCATATACATGAAGACCTTTACATGTAGCAATGATTTCTCCATTTTCAACTCCAATACATGCTGCACAATATTGTTTAAGATTTTCAATTGCTGCTAAGTTTGCAGGGAAACCATTAAACAAATCCCATGATCTGAAGTAAGGATAAAAGTGTAAAGCACCATCTTGAATTCTTGTGTCAATTGATCTGAGACAAGGAGGGTCTTGAAGAAGCATATCAGTCGGATGAGCGATCTGAAGAACCATTTGGTTATTTCGATAACCCTTATTTTTATAAGTCCAAATAAGTAGTTCAGTTTGATTTAAATAACAATCATCAGGATTATCTTTATTGATTGATATTATTTTATCATTTTCCCAAATATCTTGTTCACTTACTACAATATTTTTTTCATTGAGATATGATTTTATGTAATCAATAGATATTGGATATTTGGTAAGACGTTGTCCATACGTATAAGATTCACCCTCTTCAACTTCTCCGGACATAAGATATTCAATATAAGACTTTGTAAATTCTCCTCGTCCATAAAGATAATCTTCATCACATGGATCAGGAACTCCATAATGAGGTTCTATCTTTGGAACAAGAGGTAATGTCCAAGGTTGTTTAATTTGAATTGTTACCCAATCAAACTCAAGTCTTTTTTGTCCAGCATAAGAACCTCTGTCAATTGTATAAACAAATGCTGCATCAGGTTCTAAAATTTTATACAATGTTTGAAACCATGCGTCACCTAAATCTCTTGCTACTATTTTCGTTGTCTTCATTTAATAAATCCTTTCACTTTTCGTTAAAATTCATCATTTATATTTTGTTCTAATGAATACATATGGATTCTCATACTATATATATTTATTAATAAGAAATAAATTATTAATTAGGAGGAAATTATGGAAGCAGAACATGTTATGAATTATATACTTAAAAATCTATCCGGAGAAGAATCGATGAAACAGACAAAGGATGAAAGGAAAAAATTGACAAACCTTTCATTGAGATTAATTAAGGAGTCTGATATATGTGATTCTATGTTGGAATATTATAAAGAAGAGATAAGAAATCTTAAATGTTTCATTATAAAGTTATATTTGCATCCATCTCATGATAGTACATATGAAGAAATTGTTGATGAAGTTTTAAATATATTATTAAAATTAAGAGAAAAATATAAATCTTAAAAGTTTTCCTTCTTTGAGAGGAGAGATAACTTTAAAAAAATAAGGGCGCCACCATAAAAGCACCCTTATTTTTTGTCATTTATTCATTTATTGCAATTGAAGAGTTAGCATGCATTACACACTCTTGTAGTCTTCTTATTGCAATTGTCTTTTCAGCGCTGTCAGGACATGTATCGTCAATATGTTTTGCAAAATTTTTTGCATTTTCTCTTATTGACTCATATCTTTCAGTCTGATCTCCTTTTGGAGGATGATAAGTGAATAAATTATCAATGTCTTTAATCATATTTCACCTTTAGACTATTTCACGTTTGCTGGCAAATGACATTTTACGCAATAAAGAACAGGAATATGAATAATCTGATCTTGACCTGTTTTATTAGCAGGATCTAAAGCAGAAGATCTAACCATTTGAATTCCTTCTTTAAAAACACCTGTTCCACATTTACATAAAACAGGTTTTGCATTTTTAACCATTTCCATCATAAGTTCTTGATTCATACCTGGTGGCATTGGCGGTTGTTGGCCTGGTTGCATTTCACTATTCTCCAATTTAAAGGGTTATTTAGATTTAATTTGTGGAACTGGTTTTCTTAAAATGGGTACGCCATCTTGTAAAATAGATCCACATTTTTTACATTGAACAGCGTCAATTGGGACATTCTTAGGACCTGTCTTTGGTGTATCAAGTCGTCTAAGCACAATTGCATATTCCCAAAGCATTCCACCACATATACATTTAACGATTGGTAAATCTTCCAGATTGAAAGGACCATCTGGATTTTTATTTTCAGTTTCTTTACTCGCTTCCTTTTTCTCCGTCATTTTCTACCTCCCTAAGGATTGCATAAACTTCAGTATTACCAAGGACTTTCATTAATTTTTCATCAACTATAATGTCCATACCAAAACTTGCATGAAACATTACAATGTCGCCCTCTTGAATTGCTTTATCACATTCAACACCTACTGAAAGAACTTTTCCATATCGTTGAGGTTCCTGAGGTTGAGCTGTTTCAGGAATGATCAATCCACCAGGTGTTACATTACTTGTTTCCATTAATTCGACAACTAACTTATCTGCAACTGCAATAATTTGTTTCATCTTTCATTTTTCCTTTCTTGGTTGCTTCGTTTAATAGACTCAGACTTCTTTCGATTTTTTCTAACACTACTTTTTTCGTGAAATCTTCGTTGATGAACTTCTTTTATTATACCTGCTTTTGATACTGTCCTTTTAAATCTTCTAAGGAGACTATCAAAATGTTCTCCGGATCCTGATATAACTCCAATACCTTTTGAGTCAGATATCAGTCTTCCTTTTTTATTATATAAAGTCATAAATTAAATGTTCCCGTGAGCTTATATTCATTTTATGTTTATCTGCTAAATCAAACACAATAGGAGCATTCTTTAATATCTCCTCTCTACTCTTTCCTTTTGGCATCAAATATGTAATTGAAGATAAACCTAATAAATTTAAATGTAAAAGAAATTCCATCATAAATTCATTTTTTTCTTCAGCTACAACTTTAATAAAAACTAAATCTTGATCTTCATCAAGTATATATTTAAATTCATCTACTCTGGTTTTTTCAGCATCTAAATCAGATAGATTAAATATTTTTGGAGAATAAATAATTTTTACATTTTTATCATTAGCTCGTAAATCTCCGAGAAATGTTGTTAAGTTACATCCATTCGTTTCAATGTTTGCTACCTTATAATCCAATGTATTCAACATATTAAGAGTTGACTTATAATTTTCACTATATAAAGGTTCTCCACCTGTGATCATAAGTCCACAATTCTCTTTATTAATTGTGTCTTGAATATCTTTGATTTTATATTCAGCTGCTGATGATACTCTCATTTTAATTAGAGTATCACACCATTGACATGGATTCCCATTAACAACTCTATCACAATCTTTAAATCTCAATAATAACATTCTTCTGCCACTATCCGCGCATTCTCCCTGCCACGTTACTATGTTTTCGATAAGCTTCACAGTTTCACTCATGAATCCTCCAATTATAATTTATTATATGTTCTTACTAAATCTTATAACTATCTAAAATGTTAAAACGTTTGTTTTTTGTTTTACTTCAGTAATTGGTTTAAGTAATAAATCGTGTCTATCTTTAAATGCGAATTCTAAATTTCCATTTAAGTCAGGTAATATATATGGTGGTAAGCATGGTTCATCATCTGGAATTGCTATGACTTTAAATTTATTTCCATCAGCTATAAATTTATCATATTTTTTAATTACATCTTTTGGAGCTTTATCTCTATCAATTCCTAAAACTCTAAACATATATGACTTGGAACCTTGATTGTGAATATGATACATTACTTTGTTCCAAGCTTCCATAGCTTTCACACCTTGAGGGATTGTTTTATAATCATTAATCTTTTTACCATATGATACAGGTCTTGCAATAGTCTTATCACCTTTCATAATTAGACTTTTAAATTCTTCTTCTTTTTGTTGAATATATGAGAAAATTTCATGCAACGATACATTCTCTGATTTCAATATTATATCAAGAAGTTCTTTCATAAACTCTTTTGATTTACTTGGATAATCAGATCTCTTTATCTCAATACCCATATAGTTAATGTCATCAACTTTTTTACCTTCTTGATTAGTTACTCTTATTGAATATCGTTTCTTAGCTAAGAATAAACCTCTTGATATAATAAGCTCATTCTTTAACTCTAATCTATTTTTTTCAAATGGAACATTATGCTTTGCTACCATTTCTTTCATAATTGTTTCATTCAAATAAGTTTGAATTTCATTACACCAACTTAATATTTGCTTTTCAGTTTTATCTCCTTTAAAGTCTTGAAAGCAACAAAAAATTGAATCAGTATCGCCTGTTACAATATGAGGAGTTGATAATTTTCTTTTTTGCATTTCTTTTGGATCATACATCTCTTTCTTTGTAAGAGGTTTTGCTCTCTTTATTTTTTGCCCTGTTCTTAAATGCTCCATAAATTCATTACCTTCAACAATACTCCATTTAAGAGCTTCCTGCCCACCCAATGTAATTGCAGTTGCACAACTCCTATCAAAGAATCTAAATATCTTATTTGCAATTGCTCCATATAATGAATTAGCAAGAACCTTATATGAATACTGTCTTGAATAATAAAAGTCAAAACCTGAATCATCTTTAGCTTCTTTTGCTTTAAACATCTTACCTTTATATATTTTACGAGAACCTAATAACATTGTAAGAATCCCACTATATACAGATTCAACATTTTCATGGTTATCATATACACAACCATTAATTGTAACAAGCCATTTTTTCTTATCAATATCTCCTAATAAATCTTTTGTATTAATTCTTTCAGGAATCCTATCACACATTGGATCCATTATTATATCAATTTCATCTGGAAGACCTTCTCTATTATATGCTACATCATAACCGAGAGATTCATCTTCTAATTTCAGAATAAAATTATTTGGACCAATGTTATAAGTTATCATAAGACTCGGATATAGAGATGTGAAGTCAAAGTCAGTTATATCATCATATATTCCAGGAATTGGATCATATACAAATGCTCCAGGATATTTTTCTTTTGCAATATGAGGATCTCCATTCTTAGACGCAAGACCTCTTTCCTTCAAATATGACACAGTTAATGAATCAACTTGACCCAATACTGCAGAACCTGAATCAAAACTTGTATTACAAATTGTCCTTATCTCATTTATAAAATTAACATGACTTAACTTATCTTCTAATTTCTCAAGAAGAACAACGTCCCTAATATTATACTCAATTAATTTATTTAATGCTTTTGTATACATCTCATGAAAAGGATAAGGCATTTGTATTTTGGTCATCTTTACTTCAACTTGACCAATAAACCCTAATTGATAATTTTCCTTTTTTGTAAATGTAAACATCTTATATAAATGCATCTGATCTAATGGGACACAACCTACTAAATTACAAATGAATCGAGAACCTTCAACATAAAATTCTCCAAACTTTGACATACTCCCCTGAGGAATTTTTAATCTTTTAAGTCTATTGAATATATACTCAAAGTCAAAGGCAACTGCATTCCAACCTGTAATAAAATCAGGATCAACTTCTTTAAAATCTTTAATGAATTGTTTTATTAATGTTAATTCATTTTTAAATATTTTTAACTCAACACCTTTCTGCTCAATTATTGGTTCAGCTCCATTATCAATAACATAAGTTGTATATTTTTTATGATAAGCAGTTGTAAGAAGATTGATTGGAAACTTAGCTTCTTTCGGATCTGGAAATACTTGAACACCTTTTGTGTCGATCTCAATATCAATAAACATTATATTAAAATCAGTTCTCTTAGCTTCTCCAGTGGATTGAAGATAATAATCCATTGCATGCTTCTGAGTTATTTTTATATCTCCTTCATATGTTTTCTCAGAATCAAGAACAGCTCTTTCTCTATAATGACATTGACCTTGATATAATTGATCATAAGGAATTATCTTATCTCTTTTAACACCATCTGGACAAGTATAAAAATAATAATTATCACCTTCTTGATGATAGACTTTCTTATTATCTTTATCTCTAAATATGTACAATACTTTATTGGTTTTCATTATATATTGTACATCAACTAATCTATATTCATCAGTATAAAATTTATCTGGAATTTTATAATTATAAACACCTTTTTTAAGATTCTCTGTTTTAATTGGAGCTTTCTTTTTATCTGTAAATGTCTTTCCTAAAAATTCAGCTGCTGTTTTAATATCTTCCTCAAATTTATCAGCATAACTTTGATTTCGATTTACGAAACTTGGGTGAACAGTTACTAAAACATCTCTATCTTCCCATTTAAAAAATTGACCTCTTAAATTAGTTATTCCTTTTTCTGCAATTCCAAATGCTTTCATAGGACTTGATCCCATTACAATTATCAATTTTGGGTTACAAGTTTTAATAATATCAAAACAATTTGTTTTACATTTTTCAATTGTTTCGTCATTTGGATTTCCTGTATTTCCATCTTCGTCTAAGGTCAAACATAATACACAATTTGTCAGTAACCATTTAAAGTCTTTCTTTATATATTTGTCAAAATGTTTTCTAAAAGTCTTTCCTGCTTTTCCAATTAAAGGAACACCTCTTTTAATCTCATCCTTGCCAGGATTTTCAGATACCACAACAACTTCAACTTTTGTAAGATCTGCTTTTGAGTTAGTGTCCATAATACATGATGGAGCTTCTAACAATTCACATGTTGAGCAATCAGCTAATGATTGTCTGAGACTTTTTGCCATATAAAATATCCTTTTATGTTTTGTTACAAATAATATTTTTAATATCCTTTTTATGTTTAAAGTAATACTGCTATATATATTTATTAGTGAAGAGATGAAGAGTTTGTTAATTTTGTTTTACAGTTAGTGTTTTAGTGTTAATCTGGGCAAGGGAAGGAGAATTATTATGAATCACTTTTATTAACTTTTTTAAATCTTAAGGAGAGATGACATGTGTACAGTTACTATGGAAATTGGTAAGAACTTAGACTCGACTGTAAATGGGAGGAGGTGCTTTAATGGATCAAACTGAGTGTCAAGAAGCGTGTAGAGTTTTGAATATTGATGATATAGACCCGCATAATTTAGACGTAAATCATGCAAATGACATAATTCAAGTATTTTTTGATATACTTGAAGAAGTAGAAGACCCCGACGAAAAATTTAACATATCATTAATAAAAGCAAAAAATCAACTCTTATATGAAATTATCAAAAATAAAAGCAATTGTAATAATGTTTTTGAGTTTGATCTTGACTTCAGTAATAGCATGAATAAATGCAAATACTGTGGTGGTGGAGGAATTAAACCTGTTGTTGAGCAAGGCATTGTTAAAAACATGGATAAATGTCCTGATTGTTTGGGATCAGGAATTCAACATAAACCATGTAGAGAATGTCATGAAACAGGATGGATTGGTCCGAATCATTGTTCGATATGCAATGGTAGAAAGAGAATACCTTTCAGGAAAAACGCAAAGAAAAAATGTTCACGATGCGGCGGTAATAAATACATTGATCGAAAGGTAAGTACAGGAAGAATTCTTTCTCACATTACATGTACAGTATGTAAAGGTTATGGTGTGATTGGATGGGAAAAGGCATGTTCACCAAAAACCTAAATTAATTTAAGAAATATAATGGACGTCAGAGATTACACGTGGATAGCTGACGTCCATTTTTCATATATCAACCATTGAAAAGTTTTCACTTATATATGATTTGAAACTTATTTTTTTTGGTTTTTTCTTTTTTGTCTTTTTAACTTTTGGAACTTCAAGTCCTAAAGTTTCATATATCTGCTCTCTGTCTTTTGATCTAGAAATTATTTCAGATAATAATAAAACATCGTCATTTTTTAAAGATACTATTTTTTCTCTTAAAATGTCATATAACTTATCTTTACTTGGTCGCCTTGTATAAAATGAGCTCCCTTTCCTAACCTTATAATCAATCACACATCTCTTTATAAATATTAAAAATTCTTCCTTATCAATACTAAATACATGATAAGTATTAAGATACGTATTCAAATATTTATTCAAAGGTCCATTATTCATAAACATAGTTAATAAGTTTCTATGTGTAACTGGAGAACCTGGTTTTGTTAAAATAGCAGGAACTGGAGATTTTCGATTACCATCCCATAACCAAGTATTCAATTGAGACCATACTGAGGTAGACATACATTTTCCTTTTTAATATGTTACAAATCATATAAATTTTATCTTATAATGAAGTTTCAGTTGATGTTTGAATATGAGGTTTCATATTTTTTCTCCAAGTTCTTATATCAAAATTTTCTTTATTCAATCCTGGAGGAAATGCGCAGTCCATCTCATGTAACATTTGATGTGCTCTTTCAGTTGGTAAATGGCCAGATCTTACATTTCTTATTATTTCTATCATTTTCCATACTAATGGATCATCTTGAATATCCTTGGATAGACTTTTATGTACATCAGATAATCGTTTAACTTCTTTCCAAATTCTTTTTTTCTCTTCCTTTTCACATTCCTTTGCAATAGAGATAAGACTATTTATTGATGTTGAAATACTTTTCATTTGAGCATGAAGTCTATTATGAGATCTTATTAAAACAACATTTTCAAATCTGTTATTAAAAGGATTTCCATCAATATGATGAAGATCAAGTCCATTCTCTCGACATCCTCTGAAAATAAAATCAAGTCCATGATGAAAATTCCAAATCAATGTACCTATTGTTATAGTCAAAGTCTTATCATTTGCTCTATTACTTCTTGTGTTAAGAATAGGATGCATAAACTTTCGCTTATCTTTAACCCTTATCACTGGGCAATATTTGACAGGATGCCATAATGAGCAATTAGGAGGAAGTTCTCCATACTCATGTGGGCATGTTGCGCAAATAGTTTCTCCAAATGGAAGATAATAACCATATATTTCTCCAGTTATTCTTTCCACTCTTCTTGGGTTAAAATTGTCTTTTGTGTTGTTGTAGACGTCGTGTAATTGAGTCCAGTCTGGCATTTTCACATCTCCTTATTTTAGGTTATAAAAAAAGATAAACGTCGTTATTGAGTTTATCTGTAATATTTAATTATTACAACATCTCCTGATTTTATTAATGAATCTAAATCATTAGACGATAATATTTGAGAAGGATTTAATATCTCTGATATATGATATTCTATATTAGGTTCTAATTGAATTCCAATATCTTGTATCGTTATAGGATAATTTGTTTTATTTTTTGCAGTGAGATGTAAAATCTTTTCAGGAGCTTTACCTACAATATTTTCAACCCAATCAAGTTCCCCCGCTCCATTGCATTTTGAACACGCTTGCTTTATAGGTTTTGTCGTGTCCCATCTTTCTTGAGGAATATATATCATTCCTTCTCCATCACATTTAGAGCATTTCATTTTTCATTATCTCAATCATATTAGGATAAAAATTATCAACTTCATCCTGACATATCATTTCAGGAACAGGTAAACTTCCTATTAATATTTTTCGACATATTTGAGCTGCTTCAATATAATCATCATATAAATATTCATTTGGAAGTATCTCAGGGAAACATAATGCTCGAGGAGCTACGGGAATACATCCACAACGAAGAGCATCCATAATTGTATAATTGAAAGTATCTTCTTGTGTTGAAATGAAAAGGATTTTTGATTGTGAAAGGAATCGAGAATATTCTTCAGGATCTGTAAATGTTTTTCTTATAATTTTTGAACCAACTTGTCTTTCAACTTTTTTCTCTAATTTCAAATTTACTTTTTGAACACAAGGTCTTGATACAGAAATTATATTATTTACTTTTGGTAATGGAAAATTTGTTATTATTTCATTGGGAGGTTTTGGTAATCTAACAACTTCAACATTATTCCAACCCAATTTTTCTTTGTGATAATGAGATCCTACAAAGACCTTATCAAACATTTTTGAAAGTCCTGTCTCAACTTTAAATTTAGGTCTTCTTACATCTGAAAAGAAATCATATTTATTTTTCGCTGTTGCATGACAAAAAATAAATTTCTTTCCTATAAACCTTTTTGTGAAAAGTATATTAGGAAATATACCAGGAAAACTTATATCAGTACAAAATAATACATCACCAGGTTTTTCATAAATTTCAACATAATCTTCAATTTGTGCAATCTCTAATACTGCAGAATTATGTACACTTGAAAAGTCTTTAAAATGTGCTCTGTCATGAGCAAGGTCCTCAATAATATCTCCGCCAAGAACAACCACATCATCAAAATATTTTTTGAATACATCTTTAAATTCGGTATACCACCATTTCGTATATCTTCCATCAGTCGGAAGTTGAGGTACAAAATACATAGTTGCCATTATTTTTTCCCTTTTAAATTCTTTTTAAATTCATTCATCATTTTTTCCATATATTTTGTTGTAGATGATTTAAATGCTAAGGTCAATTCCATTTTAATATCTTCTACTGAGTACGTATTATTCACATCTAATTTGTTCACTCTGTCAACAAAATCATCATATGCTTGCGCTATAATGACTATTTGGTCGAATTTGTTTTGTTTAGATTTCATGGCTAAATATATTACTATACGTATAACGTTAAAGGGAAATTGTGTTAATACATCGCTGGATAATTGATGTTGTTGAAATGTTAGAAACTAAATTGATAGATATAACATCTCCCCCATTTTCTTTTACAAAATCTTCTCCCACAATCTTTCCCTCCCAATCTTTTCCTTTAACTAAGATATCAGGTACAATTCTCTTAATTAGGTTAATAGGCGTGAGTTCTTCAAATATGAATATATAGTCAACCATTGGAAGCGCTGACAGTGTATTTCGCCTTATACTCTCGTCAAGTATAGGTCTTGTATCACCTTTTAATTGTTGGATTGATGTGTCAGAGTTCAATCCAACAATTACAATATCTCCAGCTTTTTTACAATCATTCAATAAAGTCAAATGACCTAAATGCAATATATCAAAACATCCATTTGTAAACACGACTTTTTTATCTTTGCGTCGTATTTGAAAATGCATCATATGTCTCTCATTTAAATATTGACTTACCATCTTCATTTGAATTTTCCTATTTTTTGAATACCCATTTATCATAACCACTGAATAGAAAATACTTATGTTCATATTTCCATAAACTACTTTGTTTATGATAACATGTATCTAGTAATATTTTTTTCCTTTCAGATTGAGAACATTCGAACTTAAATGGAGCATTCATTTCAGTGATATAAAATGTAACATCATATCCTGCTCTTGCTAATTGTTCTCCTCCAATTCCTTGAAGTCTGTGGTCTGGGTGTGTCTCATATATAGGGTGGGGAAAATAAAACATATTGGTGGGATGAAGAAATTTTGAGGGAATTGTATTTAAAAATAATTGAATTTTAACATTGGTGTGATTTCTTAACTCTGCTGCTTCAGCTCTTCTTTCATTATCAACGTCAGATGTATATATTACAATTGGTGATATTGAATTGTCATTTAATAATTCAAAGCAACCTATTATTTCATCGTCGGGATGAGGTGCTACAATAATTGTTTCAAATTGAGGTCCTGGTTTCTCTTCTTTTTTCTCGCCATTCAATGGTATTAATTTATTTTCAGTCATACTATTTCCTTTTTTATATTTTGTTACAAAAAAAATAAATGGTATCTCAATTTAAAATGGAACCCCCGACACGAATCGAACGTGCATAAAGCGGCCTTAGAAGGACCGTGCTGATCCATTTCAGCTACGGGGGCATGGAGCCGGCACGTGGATACACACGCGGTTCACCCGGCATAATCATTTTATTTCATATAACGTAACACGTGTTATATGAATTTTTGGAGAATTATTACTATTAAGTCTACATCGTTCACATACTTTTCTCGGCATTCCATTGCCAGACCATTTCATTCGTCGTAAATAAATAGACTCGCAACGGGGACATTTACATTCTATTCTTTTTGCTTGAATTATTTCTACTGAAAAGTCTAAATCGTATCCGTCATATTTAGTTACCATAATTTTAATGGAGCCTATGAGAGGAATCGAACCCCCAACTTTCTCCTTACAAGGGAGACACTCTGCCAATTGAGTTACATAGGCATTAAGGTTGATGAATGGGAAAGGATTCCTCCAATCCCATTCATATAATTAAATGTTAAATAATAAGAGAATTACTAATATATGAAAACCAAAACTTGACATAAGAATATAAGTTATTACAAATGATAAATTTTTTTCATTCTTCCATATATGTTTTTCAACAAACTCTTTTATAGACATATATTCACCTACATTGAAAAATCGGCAGCATCAGTAAAGTTTGCTGCATTAGGATTTTTCATCCATGCTGCAGTTGTTACCATACTTACATATGGGAACCCATCTTCTTTATGTAATGCCTGTCCAATAAACTGACGATTTTTTATTGTCTCAAAAGATATATTCATTTCTTGTTGCTCAACATCTCTTTGAAACTTAGTTTTAATGAATCCTTTAAGAACATTTTTGACTCTTTCATCTTCCTTTGCTTCAACTTTCTTAAGTTCATCAAGGATGTCCTTAATAGAGTTTATGTTAGCTGATGCAAGAGGAACCCTCATTTTAGGAGGCGGTGTGTTCTTACCAAATTTCTTTGCAAACCATATAGCAACACTCCCATAGCTTTCTCTGATAAGAGGTTCCCATATTGATTTCCAATACTTATAATTCGGAGTTCTTTCAACACCAATAACATCTCCGTTTAAAAGGATTATAGCACCAACCATCTTTGGAACTATTTCAAATTCAGCTATAAATGTGCTAAGCTGTTTATCAAAACCTTGTAGAAATAATTCAAGATGACCTTTATTTAAAAGACCCAATTCTTGATTGAATTCTTTAATAACTGGCCACAATTCCTGATATGAAGTACTGTTTTTTGTCATTGTTGCAAATTCTCTCATCGCCCAAGGTAAAATAGACATATGATAATCAGAGTCAGATCTTATACTTCCACCCTGAGAGTCTTGAATACAACGAGCTTGCTTTGTTGTATAACTCCCTCTGCCTTTCATAAAAATACCTTTAGGAGATGAATGATTTTGTGCAGTTTGTTTAGACATTACAGCTCCACCGGTAGGAAATATTGTTGGAGCATTACCCAAGTTTTTCACATTTAATGTACCATAATCTCCGGTACTTGCTTCAATATTTCCAATTGGTGCTTCAAAACTATCATCGACAATGTCTGATAATAATGGGATGATTTGCATAAATCCCACTGACTGCATTCTTCCAGGTGTGCATCCTTTTAAGATGCTTGCAATTGTGATTTCTTTCATTGCGTCACCTCCTTCTTTTTCTTCGGTGCTTCAAGCATAGGTAATATCATTTGTAATAATGATTTCAGTCCATTCATAGGGTCAACTTCCAACATTGGTTTGAAGAATGTTAGTCCAACCGCTTCAGGTTTTGAGATAGGCATAACAGGAATTAAATCACTAAGTTGTCTAACTCCTTCTTTTGCCTCAGCTGCACTTACAGGATTTATATGATAAATGGGAAGATTCCACCCAAGTCTTCTTACAACTTGAATGACTTCATGTGTTCTTCCTGCTGGAGCATTTTCATACCCATCACTTATAATAAATACTGCGTCAGGTTCATTTTCCAAAACTTTAGCAAGAGACATTGCTAATGAAGAGTCACCCATTGGATAAGAAAGTCCATCCTTTGAATAACCTCCTGCAAATTCAATGTAATAATTTTCGCAAGCATGTTTAAGCATTTCTCTTGTGGCACTTGCTATTGAAATAGGACGCATATGCTGCTCACCACTTCCTGACATTGAATAAGAACCGTCAAATACAATTCCTAATCTTCCATATCTGAAAGGTAATGATTGAGCTGCTTTTCTTGCTTTCCCATTAATTGCATTTTTAATATCTTTTGACATACCCATTTTATAGGCGTATATAAATAACTCTGCCATTGGGAATTTCTTTGGATTGAATGTAACAGCGACTCCCTCTTTCTGTGCTTTATTTTGGACCAACTTCTTTTGCTTTGTTGTCATAGTTTTCTTGGTCAAATTAAGCATTTCAGCTTGAGTGGTTTTGGAATGATATGTACTCCTTATCCCATCAAGAATATCAGGAGGTAAAATAGCTCCTGCTTTCAAGTCAGTTTTAGCGTCGCCATAAGCTTTAAGCATCTTTACAGTATAATCCATTTTGATACCAAGTATAAAAGCAATACATTGGATCATATCACCGTCTGACATTTTAGGATTTTTAAATTTGAAAATATCTGCAGTAAGATAATCCATCTCCTTTTGATCAAATGATGCAACCAATGGAGTTGATAAATCTTTCAGATTATTTTCTAATATTGCTTTCACAATATTTTTATAACGTATACCCCAACAATGAGTTAACACTTTTAAAACTTTTGGTTTATATTTTACTGACCAAAGTTCTAAAGAGCGAGACCCAAGGATATAAGTCAACATTACACGTCGTGTCCTTGAGTTATTCACTTTATTGTCCACCATTTCAACAAACGTATTAAGAACCTTGTTTGGTTGGAGTTCTTTTAATAGTTTATTGATGATGTCATTTTCGGTATTGATTGGTAAAGTACTTTTTGTATTTCCTCTCCATGGATTTGATAACAATGCTTTAAATGCAGCTTGTCTTGCAAATTCAATTGCTCCTGGAAGGCAAAAAATACTTGCGTAAATACCCCTGTCTATGGCAAATACGTTTCGATGGAGAGTTTTCCTTGCTAACTCCATCTCTTCTTTTGTCTGGTAATGTGTATCTTTGCTTGTGTCAACTGCTACAAGGTTAAGCAAAGATAATGTAGCGTCAGCTAATTCTTCAATCTTCTTAGTCGGTAAGTGATCGAACGTAATGTGCTCTGGTAGTCCAGACTTTTGTACTAATTCCATTTTCTTTGTGCTCCGATGATTTCATTATTCAGTTTTAAAATGGTGGCGGGTGAAGGACTCGAACCTCCAGATTCAATCTTATTAGGACTGTGTCTTTACCATTATTCTAAAGTAACTTTAAAAGTCCCTTAAAGGGTAAGGTAAAAATTACAAGAAAGTCGATTTGACTAACCCGCCATTTATATCATTTATCCAAGTAGTCCAGTTGATTCTTTCTTCAACTTGATTTCCTGAATAAGATCAAGACCTTCGATGAGTTTCATCATCACATGGTCTTTTCTCTTTGTGTTATTGGAAATTGCTTCAAGCTCTTCCAGGGTCTTCCCACTCAAGAACTTTTGTGCCTTTTCCTTGAAACCTTCTCCGGTAAGTTCTTCAACGTCGCCGCCTCTTACAAGATAAGCTTTTCCGTCTTCTTTTTCAATTCTTGCATCACCCAATACGCCGGAGTTAATGATACTTTCAACAGCAACTTTAAGAGCAATACCCTTGATGTCTTCTTTCAATGTAACTTCTTCAATTTTAAATCCTACTAATTTTGCAATCATTTCTTCTTCCTCCTTGTCTGTAATTTCAGTCTTCTCTGATGTAATTCCTATTGGATTTCTCATTGTGACTAATTCATGGTCAAATCGTTTTGTATGGGAAATAAAAAGATCTTTCGGTGTATCATCATCTAATCTTACATGGATGAAAAATTTCTCATGTTCTCCATACTCAACATAGCTTAGCATCGTCTTGATACCAAACAATTCAAAAATAATATTAACGTCAGTTGCGTCTGTCTTAAATTCAATTAGTTTTTCTCGAGAAATCTCGTAAACAACTGCTCTTCTCATTTCTCATTCTCCTAAAAATATAAAAATGGTCGGGGGGGCAGGAATCGAACCTGCAATCTCATTTCCCACAAAAATGCGTTTATCCTAAATTAACTTTTTGTAGTCCCTAAAAGGGTAGATTAAAAAATCAATATTTTTTTTAAACTTCCCCCCGATAAATTGTGTTTTAAAAAATTAGGCAGAATAATAAGGACCCTGAAAACCTCTCCAGCCACGGTAAGGTGTGAAGATTCCTTATCAATTCTGCCCATTATGCCGAGACCCCTCTCAGACATAAAAGTATTATGAATTATAATTATGAGGACAGACCAAGCGATTTAGGTCATAAAATAATAATAATTCATAAAGAGTTGGAGAGTATCAGGTTCGAACCGATATATCATATCCGAAGATAAATGTTTTGCCCGACAATTTTCTACCCGCATGCCAACGCCGGAAGGTAAATCGAAAATTGTACTTTAAACTAACTCTCCATAAAAAGGTGACGGGGTAAGGTAAATAGCACTGTGTTGTTTATCGTCAGATTTACGGTCTGATGCCTCAACCATTGGGCTATACACGCAAAGGAGCGTACAACGGGACTTGAACCCGCAAGATTTCTAAAGTACCATAAAAAGTCCCCGTATAAATTCTTAAAACTTTTACTAAACTAAGGTAGGGTAAAAAGCATATCGTAAAATTAATGTCCGGACTTGAACCGGAAACATCTTGCTTAGTAGGCAAGTACTCTAACCAATTGAGCTACTTTATTTTCTAAAATGCCTCTTTGAGTCCTTAGCTTAGTAAAAGCTTTAAAAGTAAAATTTTAACAGGGTAAGGTGAACAGCACTGTAATACAAATGTTGATTCCAAAAATCAATGCCTTTACCAATTTGGCCATATCCCCGGTTTGTGGTGGAGAAAATAGGATTCGAACCTATAAATATTCTAAAGTACCATTATAAGTCCCTGTTAAAAATTTTAATTCATTAAAAATAAGTTTTGACATATTTTAAATTGAGGTAGGGTAAAAAAGTAGCTTTGGAGTATATTGAAGGAGTTGAACCTTCGACATCAAAATTACAAGTTTTGTGCTCTACCAACTGAGCTAAGTATACGAAAATACCTTTTAAAAGTCCTCAATTTAAAATATGTCAAAACAAAATTATTTATATTCTTTTTTATGCCCATCATCACTTTTAAGCTATGTTACAGAAACTCGTATATCACATAGACCCGAAATCTAATGATATATCTTGAACTGCCTACAGGACTTAAATGTCAATAAAATTCTTTCGGGTTTTCACTGAGCACGCAATGATGAACACAAAGAAAAATATAAATACAAAAAGTATGAGGGACTCGAACCCCCAACCTAACATTGATTTATTCAAAGTTTGCTCTACCAATTGAAGCTAATACTTTCTATTAGTAAATAATATATATAGCAAACTCTATTTATCCAAAATTTTTGATGGAAGCGCCGACCGGAGTTGAACCGGCATATTCGAGTTTTGCAGACTCGTCCCTATCCATTTCGGGTCACGGCGCCACATCACTTAATTTATAATATGTTACATAAAGAAAAAATAGCATCTTAAAACGATAATTCAGGAATATGAACTCGATATTCTTTCCCATCATATTTCCATTGAATATAAAATGATTGAGATCCAAAGTGCATAATCCATAAGAATGCCACAAATAAAAATCTAAGAAATAATACAAAATAAAATATTTGAAAATTAATTTCTTTTTTAAAAATTTCTATTATTATAATCAATGGAACTGCTATTGCCATACTGAAAAATAATAATACCATTATACCAAAAAGTGTTTCCATATTTCGCCTATTCAAAAATGGTGGAGATGGTGAGAGTCGAACTCACGACTTCGACCTTGCAAGGGTCGCACTCATCCCACTGAGTTACATCCCCACTTACTTAAAATATATTTTTCTATAAAAGGAACTATTTCCTTTTTAAATCTTGAATGGTACATTTTATGATGATTTGGACAGAGGTAAATTAAATTTTCTTTTCTGTTATCAGTATTATCTTCATTAACATGATGAACATCTAAAATCTTATTGAAATTGCATATTATACAACTATATGAATTATGTCTTTTGCATACAGTTTTATAATGAAGTTCACCCTTGTTTTCCATTGACTCTACATTTACTTTAGCAGAAAAGGATCTCGCACATTTATCAGAGCAATAATATCTATCTTTAGTAGGGAATTTATATTTTTTTTCAACAACTATAAAATCTTTTTTACAATTATTACAAATTACTGTAAATTCTTTATCTTCCCCACATTGAATAATAGATCGTTTTTGTTGTGCAAGTTTCATATTATCTGTACTGCGTTTGTTTGGATTTTCATTACACCATCTTGAATGATTACCTTTTTCAGATAATGTTTTAAAATCAAACTCTTTATCGCAATACTTACATGTCCACATAAAATTATATTATCTATTTTTTGAATGATATTTTTTTGGTGTTCCAGGGCAACGTTTATGAATAACAACTTTTGAGCTTCCATTAACGATAGTTCTTTTATTCCCAGTACCTTTACCAATTTTACATTTACAATTAGGACATTTGCTCATTCGCTTTTTTCTCCCTTCGCTTTATTTGATCATTTAAGATTATTATACCGCCACACAAAGTCATCCATAATATCATAGGAATTGGATTACGAAATTTTAACACCCCTACAACTTCAAGTAAGAATGATGTTAATGCTCCAATAAATCCTCCCCATGACATTTTAGCTAATGTATCTATTAATTCTTTCATAACTTTCTCTTTTTCAATTGGTCATTTAATATTATAATTCCTCCACAAAAGATTAACCATATTGTTCCAGTAATCCTATTAAAATAGGTATTGAAAAATACATGATCTAACTATACTGTTAGAGTTAATATAAAACTTAACCATGCTGGAAGTTTAAAATTCTCAGCAAATGTAATAAGAATTTCTTCTTCTCGTTTAGTCATAATTCACCTACGCGATTCGGTCAATTAACTTACTTATAGAGTCCATTATTTGCATTATCTTATCAATTATGTCAGGACTTCCTCCTGCAATTAAACCGCAAAACATAAAGAATATTATAAATCTTCCAATCCATTGAATTAGCATAGAATCAGAGTCAAGTACTAATTTTGGAGTTTTCATATTTACCTTCCTAGCATTTTTAATCGTAGGTCTTTATTTTCAGGTAATAAGAGATACTCTCCCATTCTACATAAATCTTCCGGAGACTCTTCAATTTGTCCATGAGAATGACATGGAGTTTCATCATACCATGTATAATGATGAATAAGACATTCACATAACAATTCATCTTCGTCTATGTATAAATTGGGACAGATTTTCCCAGACTCTTTAAACATAAAAGTCTCTTCACTTTCCAAATTAATTGTCTGTTTAATCATATCAGGTTTGATAATTACAACACCCAATTGAATACAACAGTAACCACATCTTAGACATTTCATAATTCACTCTTCGATTATTTCATTTAATTATTTATTTCTTTTTCGTCTCGATGGTTCCTTTGATTTTTTTAGCTGACAAATCCCTCCTCGCTCCAAAAAGTCTTTCATGCAAAATGGACAAAACTTTGTCCCGGCGACGTTAATCAATTTATCATGTTTAACATCAATTCGTCCATGAGTCTTGCATATAAAGACATTCACCATTTTAACTTTTTTCTTGCGATCTTGATTGAAATTTAAAAAGTCATTGCTGGTTGAAACAGGGATATTTTGAAACATATAAACCTCATTATTTAAAGTTAATAATTAAGTTCTTCCCAATTGTCTTGCTAAAATTATCGAAACATGAAACCTCCTTATATTATAATGGTGACCCGGGTGGGATTCGAACCCACGACCGCCTGATTAAAAGTCAGATACTCTGACCGGACTGAGTTACCGAGTCATTATGGTGGAGATAGAGGGATTCGAACCCTCGACACCCCAAGTGCAGTGCCGGCATTACCTGCTTTGGGCGCTCTTACCGCTAAAGCTATATCCCATTTTTACTTTTTAACAATTTTAAATTCTGGAATGAGTTTATTTGCATATATTACAAGATTTCTGAATACATGTGCAAATAATATTTTAATAGAAAAAGCAATTATATAACCAACACATATTAATGGCCAACATGTGTAAATATACATACATGCTAAAGTTACTTCAAAGTAACCAATTTTTTCATCATCAGGATCTTTATGTCTATCTTTTTCACAACTTCCAGTTGTGAAGAATTCAAATACATTAGGAAATATATGTCTAAATAATATTGTTCCTATGAAAAGAGTACATACAAAATAAATAAACCAAAATATCGAAGAACCTAATACACCTAACATAAATTTTATCATTTTATATATTCCTTTTTTCGCATTTTATTTTTTCACAATTTTAAATTCAGGGATGATTTTATCCATAAATAGTACTACTTGTTTGAATACATTCATGATTCCTACTCTTGTAAGGAAATACATAAAATAACAAAGCACTATAACTGGCCAAAATAAATAACTACAACCGACTGCGGCAGTTATATCAAAACCATCAATTGATTTTTCAGATTCCCCAGTTGTATAGTTGAGATAAGTCTGAGGAAATACTTTTTTAAATACGATTGTCCCTATGAAACAAGATATAACTCCATATATAATCCAGAATACCGAAGAACCCAATACACCTAACATAAATTTCATATCAACTTCCTTTTTGCATTTAATAAATGGAGCGAGAGACGGGACTCGAACCCGCAGTGCTTACGCGCCAGCTTGGAAGGCTGGTGATCTACCAGTTGATCGACTCTCGCTTAATCTTCATAAATATCATCTAAAGATTGTTTATTATCCATAAGTCTTCTTAATCTACTTACTGTTATTTCTTTCTTTAATTTTCTCTTGATTTTAAATCTATGTTTGTTTATTTTTTCAAGTACATTTGCATTAGATAAAACTTGAAGATATGTATATATAGTTTTATCAAAATGTAAATCAAGATCATCGTTAATATTAATTCCCATGACATTTACTTTAGTAAATTCATGAC